CGCTCGAGCCGCCAGTCAACCGCGTCCAGGGCGACGTCCGCCGCGGCCACCGTCCGGCCAGCCTCGGTCTCCACGTCGCTCCTCGACCCCAGCAACCGCGCGGCGGCGAGCTGCACCTCCAGGGCCAACGTCCGCGCGTGGTGCAGCTTCAGCCGCAGCTGCCTCAGCTGCCTCTGCCGCGGCGTCTCTCGCTCGCTCATCGACCCTCCCTCGCGGCCTGAAGGTTGTCTTTCACCACGGCATCGGTGTGCGCGAGCTCAGACGCCGCTCGCGCGATCGCACCGCCACACCGCTGATCACGAGTGAGGTCGAACGCGTCGATCAGCTGTCGGCGAGCCTGCCTCACCAGCTCCAACGCCTGCTCCAGTCTCACGATCCGTTCGCTCGTCACTTCCAGTCCCTTCCCTCGCGCCACGGCGGCCCAGCGCCGCCGTCGCCCCACGTCGCGACGTAGTCCAGCTGCGGCAGGGTCAGGCCCACCTGAGGGTTACAGCGGATCAGCAGCGTCTCGCCGCGCTTCCACGCCCAGCGCTCGTCCTCGGCGTTGAGCTCGTCGTCGAGCCACGCCAGCGGTCGGTACCCAGCCCAGACCCGAACCGCGTCGGCCTTCCAGTGCTCGTACCGCGACCGCCATCGAAACGGCGGCGTCACGTGGATCACCGGCAGCTCCGGCAGCCCCACTCGCGGCGCGACCTCCGCGTTCGCGTGCTCGTTCCACGTCGTCGCCCAGACGAGCTCCGCGTCGAGGTGTGCCGCGAGCGTGAGCAGGCGCTCCCCGTGGCCGGGGTGCAGCCACAGGTCGAACCGGCCGTTGCCCGCGGGCACGTCGCGGTGCCTGACGAACCCCCGTCGGTTGAGCTTCGCCGGGTTGCCGCTGGGGTTCAGCACCCCGTCCACGTCCAGGGCGATCACGGTTCGGTCGCTCACCCTCCAGCCCCCCAGGCTCGCCTCGCGGTCCCGTAGGCCGCCGTTCGCTGGCACCGCCCACAGGTCACCCGCGTGGGGTCATCGGTCAGGTCCGTGCGGCTCGCTCCCTGCAGGTCGCGGCCGCACGCCGGGCCGGGAAACGCGGTGTCCGCGCCGACCCGGAGGTGCCACTTCGCGCCGCGGGGGTTGTCGGTTCGCTGACCAACGTTCGGTTGGATTCGTCTCAGCTGCGTCACCGCCGGTCACCGCCCGGCCTCGAGTCGGCCACGGGACTCATCACGACCTCACTCACCGCTCTCACCTCGATCTCGTCATCAGGAAGTAGCCCAGCGACCGCCTGCACTTGGTGCAGGTCACCTGGTCGGGGTCATCGGTCAGGTTCACCTTGCCCGGTCGACCGAGCCGGCTCTGGACTCGGCTGTCGATACCGCAGGCCGGTCCCGGGAACGATGTGTCGGCTCCGGTGCGAAGGTGCACGATCTGTGGTGGCCGCGGCTGCGTGGGGCCCGCGTTGTAGGCGCCGTGGCCAACCCGCTGTCGTGGGCTCACCGCTCGCTTCCCTTACCCGCGACCTCGATCGCGCGGCGCGCGGCCTCGAGGTGCCGGCGCGCGTCCCGGACCTCCTGCCACGCGGTCGGGTCGACGGTGACCGCCGCCCGGGACAGGTCAGCCACGAGCTCGAGCGCGGCCACGGTGCGCTGCAGCAGCTTGAGGCGCTGCCCCTCCTCGTCCCAGCTCACCGGCCCGACCCCAGCCCGCGAAGCCAGGAGCGTCGGCGCGTCTCAGCTCGCTTGGGCGCGCTGCCGGCCACCGGTCGCTCCACGGTCACGTCAACCTCCACGCCCTCGCGGTTCACGAGCCACGTCACGGGGTGCGACCGACCCTCGAGGTCGACGACCGCGACGTGACGCGAGCGCACGCGATCCGACCGCAGGGCGACCAGCTCGTGGCCCCACGGCTTGTGGCATTGCCCGCGCTCGCCGGTCGCGAGCGTGATCGCCGCGGGGCAGCGGCGGTCGTTCATCACGGCACCTCCACCAGGTTGTCGGGGGCGAGCAGAACCGCGTGCCCGTGCCGGTTGACCTCCCAGACCACGCTGAGCGGGTGGTGCTTGAGCTGCGTGGCGACGCCGTGGTGGTTGGTGGGGTTCAGCTTCACCGCGTGGCCCTCCTCCTCGAGGCACCAGACGGTCTCCCCCTGGGTGCGGCGTCCCAGCAGGGACCGGGTCGCAACCGTGATCACGGCGGTGCAGCGCTTGCGGCCGAGCAGCAGCTTGCGGCTCACCGGGCCGTCACCGGCTTGATGATCGTCGCCGTCAGTGCACCGAGCGCGAGCGTCGTGGGAGCGCTCAAGAAGAGCAACATGGGGCTCGCGGTGATCCATCCCACCACGAACAGGGATGGCCCACTCAGCAGCGTCAACCACATCAGCACATTCTCGACCGCGTTGAGCCATCGCGCACTCACCGCGCACCGAACCGACGCTCGTCGTCGCGACGCACGGCGGCCTCCGCCGCCTCTCGCGACACGTAGATGCCGCCGTCCCACCCCTCGCCGCCCGTGATCATCGTCAGGTCAGGACGGGCCGCCTGCCAGTGACCCAGAAAGGTCTCCCAGCAGACGCCGATCTCGGTCTTGCCATCGACGCTCATCACGGGAATGTGTCTTCCAAACCTGGCCATCGCCGCTCTTCCTCTCGTTCCTCGTTCCTGGTCTGAGGTGACTTTACCAGCTCACGGCTAGAATGTAAACCCCTATCGGTCGCGCCAGCGCAGCCGCGCGCCCTGCGCGTCGTTGCACGGCCGGCACGCCGGCTGGATGTTGTCCCGGCGGTAGGTGCCGCCCTCGCACCTGGGCACGATCCGATCCACGGTCAGCGTCTCGAGCGTCAGGTCCATCTCGCAGCGATCTGACACCTCGAGGTGGCACATGGCCGTGGTTCCGTCACCGAAGGTGTCGAGCAGCCACTGCCGACGGGCCCGTCGCTGCGCGGCGCTACCCCGTTGGTTGCCGTTTGGCATGCCACTCCTCGTCGGTGGCACCCGATGCCTGGCACCGGGTGTGGGGCTTGGGGATGGATGGGTAGCCGGGCTCCGGTGACGTGCCAGCTGGTGTCAGCTTCCCGTGCCACCTCATCCAGAAGGTGCCATCCGGTGGCACGAGTGGCAGGTTGTGCCGCAGGATCCGCCCCGTGGTTGGCACCCGACAGATGGCACGGCCGCACGCGGGGCACGGTCGGGCGAGGCCGTAGCCCCGACGGTGCCGCCGCGTCACCGGGGCTCGAGGTCGGTGCCGGTGCCAACCTCCACCGGCGGTGACGCCAGCTCACCCCTCACGTCGACGACCTCGCCGTCGACGGTGCCGCGAAGCAGCAGCTCGTACTTGAGGGCCTTGATCAGCGGCCGGCGCTCGAGCCACGCCGCGGGGTCGTCCTCGAGGCCCTGCCACTGGGTCACGCGCTGGTTCAGCGCGTCCCACCAGGCGCGGTGCCGCTGCAGGTCCGGGGCGCGTCGTCGCAGAAAGGCGAGGGTGTTGGTGACGTGGCTCAGCTCCATCTCCTCGATGAGGTACGGTCGACCGTCCTGGCCGTACCACATCTTCTCCTGCTCCAGGGTTTCCACGATGCTCGGCATTAGCTGCCTCCCTTCACGTTCGTCGTCCTCGTCGAGCCTCGGCGATCTCGAGCGCAGTCGGCGTGAGCCGTCTTGCAGGGTCGACACCTGCAGCCGTAGTTGACGTAGCCGTTGTCCGTGCCGTGCACGTGATCTGGAACCGGCTCCTGGTATCTCTCGCGTCGCCTCACCGCAATGTTGGCTGAGTGCGCGGTCGTGCACGGCGAGCAGCGACAGCCGTAATTGCTGTACCCGTTTCTCGTTCCGTGAACGTGGTTGGGGATCGGTCGGCTCACCGGCGGTTCCCCCAGCGCTCCCGGACGTCGAGCCACCAGCTCTCCAGTCGCCACGCGGCCCGTCGCGTGACGACGCCCCACCAGTCCACGCTGATGACCCACCGCAACGCGAACGGCAGCGTCACCACGTCGCAGGTGTTGCAGCGGTGGAACCACAGGTGCGGCCAGCGCTGCTCGCCGTGGTTCCACCCCAGCATCCGGCCGCCCTCGCAGCGATCGCGCTTGGCGTACCGCATGCCGCCGCCGGCCCAGCCCGGGCAGCGCCACGGCTTGTCGTAGCAGGGACGGCTCAGCCGCACGTCAACCTCCACTCGCCGGTTCCCGTGACGTGGTGCTCCCACAGGTCATCCGCCTCCAACCGCTGAAGGCTCGCGTCGGACAGCCACAGCTTGACCGTGCCGCGGTCCGAGTTCGTCGCGACCGCGAAGCTGCTACCGTTCGCGTACCGGTGGTCGGCGCTCGCGAGCAGCTCCGCGATCCGCGGCACGTGGTGGCGGCTCACCACGATAACGTGGGGGAACACCTGCGGCAGCGCCTGGTCGTAGCTCACTCCGTCACCCCCGTCCGCAGCTTCCGCGCGATCTGCCGCGCCTCGTGGGACGCCGCCGGGATCTCCAGGGCCAGCGCCAGGTCCTCCACCAGGTCGCACAGCTGCGCGACCAGCCTCAGCTCGTCCTCGGTCATCACTTGGTCCTCGGTTCAGCCGTGAACGTGCCCTCGTTGGGGTTCACGCTCGTGACGACGTGCTCACTGACGACGCCGCGTACCTCGAGCATCAACACGTCACCCACCTCGGGCAGCGTCACTCGCTTGTCAGTCATCGTTGGTTCTCCGCTTCCTACTTGTTCCAGTTGACGACCACGAGCTTGTCCTTCGCTCGGGTCATGGCGGTGTACAGCCACCGCCTGGGCTCCGGTGGCTTCGTGTCGAGCACGACGACCTTGCTGAACTCGGAGCCCTGCGCCTTGTGCGCGGTGAGCGCGTAGGCGAGGTCCCACAGGTGGCGGCCGTCCGGGTACTCGTTGGGGGCGAGCCGCTGCTCCGCGCCGAGCTGCTTGACCACGAGCTGCGTGAGCACGTGGCAGCCTGGCTTTCCGCGGCGGTCCGCGTCCAGCTCCACCACGCAGGTCACCCATCGCTGCCCGGGACGCTCCGGCTTGCGAACCGAGCGGATCGTGCCCGTGGAGCCGTTGAACACGAACTCCATCTCACCCGTCGGCCGCCAGCCGTCCTCGCCCCGACCCAGGCCCTCACCCGGCTGCACGATGACGCGGTCCCCGTTCTGCAGGGACACGACGCGGTCGTCGATGACCGGCTGGCCGGGTGCGGCGAGGTGCGCCGGCGTGTCGCGGTAGCCGCGGTTCACCGCGGACCGCAGCTTGTTGGTGTGCGTGATGATCGCGTGGTTCGGGGACGGCGGCAGCCGGTCCCGGGACGCAACCGCGAGCACCTCCGGTCGCAGCGCCGCGGAGACGCACGCCGTGGAGCCGTCCCCGTACGTGCCCAGCGGCAGGCGGCCGGTCTCCCGAACGTGCCGGGCCGCGCTGATGATGCCCGTGACGTCGCTCTGCCGGTGGTTCGTGGTGAGAACGATGTCCGGGCTCTTCATCCACCGGTTCATCTCCTCCTTGACCGGCGCGAGCTGCCCGTGGTCCCCCACCAGCAGCACCGGCACGCCGAGGGACGCGATCTCCTTGACCCGCTCCTCGGACACCATCGACGCCTCGTCGAGGATGATCAGGTCGCGCCGGCCGCCGACGGCGGTCCGCAGCGTGAACTTGAGGTCCTCGTGCACCTGGCAGGTGTGGTCCGCGTTCTTCACGCACGGCTCAAACCTCAGCGCACAGTCGCACTCCTCGGGGTCGGGGCAGCCGCACGGGATGACCGTCATCGGTTGGTTGGTGCGCAGGCAGCGGTACGTGGAGCGAGCCATGTACAGCAGGGAGTGGTAGGTCCGCACGTTGAGGGCGTCGCGCTCACCGAGCTTGCCGCGAAGGACTGCGGCGGCCCGGTGCGTGGGCGCGCCGTACGCGCAGCGGGCCCCGAGGACCTCGCTGAGCTGTCCGGTCAGCCACGTCTTGCCGGAGCCGGCGAGCCCGCCGATCGACAGGACTGGGTATCCGTGGGCGTTGCCGTGCGTGTGCGGGTACTCTTCCTCGCAGAGCTCACCCTCGCAGTACGTGGACGCCGGCGCGCCCTGAAACCAGTCGGTGACGCGGTCCAGGGCGTTCGCCTGGTCCTCACTCAGTTCCACGCTTGAACCACCCCTTGTTGGTGAGGAACGTGTCGAGGGTACGACGAAGCTGAAGCGCCTGCTCCACGGTGAGGTAGACGTTGTCGGCGTCACAGCAGGAGTTGAACCACAGCTCGCCGTCCTCGTTGAGCCCGATCGAGTGACCGTCCCGGGTCGTCACGTGAAAGTCGCTCACTTGTTCAGCTGCCGGCTGGTGACGACGCGGCCCTTGACCTCGACGCTCGTACCGTACGCGCCACCGTGGTAGCCGCGCAGCACCATCGCGATCTTCTCCGCGTCGCTGCCGACCGCGGGGTTGATCGTCGTCTCGAAGAGCCGACCGTTCTCCACCAGCCTCGTGTCGATCACCGCGACCGCGAGCCCCGCGTGGTGAAGCGCGTTGCCGAGCAGCTGGCTGATCGTGTTGGGGGTCATTGTCTCGCTCCTTACCTATCGGTCCCACTGCACGAGCACGAGGGCGTCGCCCTCGACCTCGAGCCTGACCCACGCGCGGTCCAGCAGGTACACCGTCAGGACCGCCCGGGCGAGGTCGAGGTCGACGCCGCGGATCCACGTCGTGAACTGGTAGCCGACGTAGCTCGTCTCAACGGCGAGCGCGTCGTCGGGGTTGAGCCCCGCGTGGTTCACGATTCGCGTGATCTCGCGGTTGACGTCGTCGGTGCCCTGGTAGCTCACCGGTTCAGCTCCGACAGCAGCCCCTGAGCGCGCAGCGCGTCCTCCGCGGTCGGCAGGTCGTCCCAACGGCTCACGGCCACGTCGAGCGAGACGATCACTGGATCGGGTGAGCCCTGAACCTTCAGCAGCGCCCGCGTCCGGTGGTGCGCCACGGTGTGGCGGCCGTCGCGGTGGTGCCGCGTGGTCAGGATCAGCACGTGGTAGCCGGCCGGCTCGAGCTGGCTCAGCAGCTCGGGCTTGAGCCGGGCGTCGTAGGTGTGGATGTCGCAGGCTCGAGCGATGCCGGCCAGCTGCTCGGTGGACGCGACGCGAAGGTCACTCACGGGTTCCTCGATTCCTCGTTCGGCGGTCTCGGTCGACCGCTGCTGGATACCGTACCACGGCGCACCGCAGCTTGTAAACAGCAATCTCAGCGCTGGCTGATCGTCCGCCGCGTGGTAGGATCACCACAGGAAGGGAGCAGGAATCATGGAAGACATTCGCGCGGTCAAGCTGCCGCCACCCCCGTCCGGCTGGGTCCGGGTACGGGACACCAAGGAGGTTCTCGAGTTCCAGGGAGAGCTGGTCACGGACTCGTCGAGCGACGACCGCAGCCAGCCCCGCTGGACCGAGCTCGTTCTCTACCGACTGACCGACGGCACGCAGCGCTACGTGCTGCAGGTGATCGGCCGATCCACCGTGTACCACGCAGCCAATGGCTGCGAGCGGGGGGTCCCGATCCCCCTGGTCGACCTCGCCGACCGCTACCTCGACGAGGCCTGCACCGAGCCGATCCCGGAGCCCTGCGAGGAGTGCCGGCCCCTCGACGTGGAGGCGGTCGACCCCGGTGACCCAACCGTCGTCAAGATGGAGATCGACTGGTACTCGGCGTACGAGTGCCGGGACGTGGAGGAGCTGCTGCAGCGGCTGCGCCTCACCAAGGGCCGCTCGATCGGCCAGTTCAGCATGCCGGCGCTGCTGCTTCTCGATCGGGCGAAGAGCGTCGACCCCGTCATCGCCGTCGCGTTGACTCAGGTGCGCCGGCTCTGACTCTGTTTACAATAGACCGTCCACGTGGTACGGTTTCACCAGCACCACCCGGAACGAGAGGAAATGGAATTGAAGACGGAACGACGCACCGGCGTGACCCGACAGCTCCTGCAGATTCTCCAGGACAACAAGGACCAGGTCCTGACCACGGAGCGGCTCGCTGAGCTGACCGACTACGATCGGGGCAACGTCAACACCCTCATCCACCAGCTGCGCCGGAACAAGCCCAACCTCATCATCGAGGTTCCCACCTCGGGCGCGTTCATCTTCCGCGGCACCAAGTCGGTCAACGAGATCACCGGTGACGACGTCCCGGAGCCGATCGAGGTCCCGGTCCGAAAGGCCAGGGCGGTCAAGGCTGTCGCGCAGCCGACCCCGGCGTCACCCACGCCGTTCGGTTTCGCGATCGGCGTCGGCGAGCTCGTCGAGGTCATCGGGTACGGCCAGGACGGCACCCCGCTCGTCCGCGACACCGCCGGTCGGATCTACCTGCTGCAGCCCCTGTAGGATCACGGCTCCCCCCAACTGCAATTGGGGGACGACGCGGCGGCGGTGCGACGCCCCGCGTCGAGGGGGTCGTCCCGGTCCTATGGGCTCCGGGACCGGGACGACCGTTCACCAATCGTGTCGTCGACCAGCTCACGCGGTACGATCTGGAATCAGGAACGAGAGGATGGAACCGTGCCCGAACCAAGCAGGCTTCAGCTCGAGGCTGAGGCGCTTCTCCCGCGGATCCCCCGCGACCGAGCCGAGGCGATGGTCTTCTGCTACGGCTTTCTCGACCAGGCCGTCAAGTGCCACCTGCGCGGTGACCAGACCAAGCGTGACCTCGAGCGCACCCGGGAGCTCCTGGAGCTCGTCCTCGACCTGCACCGTGACCAGAGAGGCTGACCGTCCTTGCTGATCACCATCGAGGGACCCGACTGCGGGGGCAAGTCGACCCTCACCCAGCAGCTGATCGAGGCGGCCGCCGAGCGCGGCTGGCTCGGTCAACGCGTCCACAAGGGCCCACCGGCCCCGGACGCCGACCCGTTCACCGAGTACGAGAGCGTGCTCGACGTCGAGCCGCTTCGGGGGCTCATCGACTCCGACCACCACCTCGTCGTGATGGACCGCTGGCACGTCGGCGAGGCGATCTACGGCCCCCTGTGGCGCGGCCACAGCCGGCTCAGCACTGCTGGCCTCGCGCACGTCGAGGCCAGCCTCGACGCGCTCGGCGCGGTCCGCGTCATGTGCCTGCCGGCGTACCACGAGCTGCAGGCGCGGTTTCTCACCCGCGGTGACGACCTCACCAAGTTCGACGAGCTGCCGCGCATCCACGCCGAGTACCAGGCGCACGCCGAGCGCTTTGACTGGATCGTTCTCACCGGCCTCGAGGGTCGTCGAACCACGCTTCAGGGCCTGCTCGAGGTCGCGTGGAACCGCCACGTTCGCGCCCTGAACGTCGTTCACCGAAGCCAGCGAACCTACGTCGGCCCCCTGTGGCCCAGCTTCCTGCTCGTCGGCGACGAGCGCAACCACCGGCCCCGGCCCGATCTCACCCGACCGTTCACGCCGGTAAACGGCGCGGGCTGCAGCCAGTGGCTGTGGGACGCCGTCATCGCGACCGAGTACCACACCGAGGTTGGGCTCATCAACTCGAACGAGACCGACGTCGACGTTCGTCAGCTGTGGCGTGAGCTCGACGAACCCAACGTCGTTGCCCTCGGTTCCAAGGCCAGCGCTCGGCTCACGATGGCGGGCGTCGTTCACCGCACCGCTCACCACCCGCAGTTCGCCAAGCGCTTCAGGAACAAGAACTTCGACGGTTACGTCGCGTCCCTCAAGGAGGCCCTGCATGGAGATCGTTGAGGAAACCGGCTCGGAGGCGTACGCGACCCTGCTGCACCACCTCGCGACCAGCAGTCAGGTTCGTCGGGTCGCCCCCCGCGGCCTCGCGACGCACGAGGACCTGAACGTCACCCTGCGGATCACCGACCCCGGTGAGGTCCACGTCCTGCGCACCCGTCGCAAGCCAAACCTCAGGATCGCTGCCACCGAGGCGATGCACCTCGTCGGCGGCATCAGCAGCCTGAACCAGCTCGACCGCGCCAGCGGCGGTCGGTTCAGTCAGTTCGCCAACGGCGGCCGCCTGCTCGGCGCGTACGGTCCCCGAGCCCACGACCAGCTGCTGGCCGTGGAGCGGCTGCTTAGGCGCGACCCCGACACCCGACAGGCCGTGGTCAGCCTGTGGACCGGCCACGAGCACGACGTCGACTCCCGCGACGTTCCCTGCACCACCACGCTGCAGTTCTTCATCCGCGGCGGGGCGCTGCACCTCCGCGTCACGATGCGCAGCAACGACGCGTGGCTCGGCCTGCCGTACGACCTCATGATGTTCAGCTGCCTGCAGCGAACGATGGCGTGCGCGCTCGGCGTTGAGCCCGGCGAGTACTCGCACAGCGTTGGCTCCATGCACCTCTACGAGCGCGACCTCGACGCCGCCTACCGCGTTCTGGACGGTGACTTCGACGCGAGGATCGATGACTCGGTCATCAACGTCGGCCTTCCCGTTCCCCTCTTCCACATCGAGCACCGGTCGTTCACCGATCTCTCAATGAACGCGGTCGCCGCCTGCTTCAACGAGCTGCCGACCTGGGAGAACCCCAGCGCCGCGTGGCTGTCCCAGCACGTTCCACCGCTCAACCCGGACGACGAGGCTCTCTGCCTCACCTGCCGCTACGTGACCCCGGGTCACGTCTGCGGCACGTGCTTCACCACCGACAACGAACTGGAGACCACCCCGTGACCGACCTCGACCGCCTGCACCGCTACGCCGCCGACCTCATCCTCGACCACGCCACCGACGTCGAGTACATCACCATCTCCGAGGTCGCCGAGAACCCCGAGCACGGCTTCCCCAACGGCGTGATCAGCGACGAGGACGTCAAGGTCGTCGACGACCTGATCGAGCGCGCGACCGTGCGCGTCAGCTGGCCCGACCACGAGTACGTCTACGGCAACACCTTCGAGGACGAGACCGACGACGAGGGATCGTCCAGCAAGTGACCGACCTCGTCGACGGCCGACCCACGTGGGACCAGACCTGGCTCGCGATCGCGCAGACCGTCGCGTTCCGTAGTCGGTGTGACCGGATGAGGGTCGGTGCCGTGATCGTCACGTCGGACAACCGATCCATGCCACCGTCCTACAACGGCCCACCACGGGGCCAGCAGCTCACCGGCACCTGCGCCGACTGGTGCCCCCGCGCGCAGCGAGGTGACACCGGTTCGTCCTACGACGAGTGCTGCGCCATCCACGCAGAGGCGAACGCGTTGATTCGCGCCAACTTTACTGAGATCCAGGACGGCACGATCTACGTCTCCGCGGCGTGCTGCATCAACTGTGCCAAGCTGATCGCGAACTCCGGGATCCGACGGGTCGTGCACGTCGTCGGATCCCGAGACGAGCACCGGCAGCCGGACGTCGTGGAGGCTTACCTCCGTGAGTGCGGGCTGACCGTGGTGCGAGCCAACCGAGTGGAGAACCTGTGAGCGATACCGCCAAGAAGCCGATCGCGCTGAGCCTCACGGAGCTCAGCCGGCTGCTCGATCAGCTTCAGTCCCAGCACGACATCGCGCCGGGAAGCCCGCTGTGGGTCAACCTCGCGGAGGCCCTGTTCGACGCGTGGGCCGACGGCTACACCACCGGATTCGCCGACTCGAACGGACCGCTTCGTGAGCGAGCTTGAGGTCTACCAACCCCCCACCGTCGCGCCCACCGCGGTCGTGGAGACCGCGGTCGCGGTTCCCGAGCGGTCACCCGCGCGAACGAGCGGCAGCCCACTCGACCACGTGCAGCTCAAGCTCGTTGAGACCCTCGACGACGCGTTGGAGTTCGCCCGCTGGCTCGGTGAGCGCCGACGAATCCTCGCGTTCGACACGGAGACCGGCGGCCTCAGCCACCACACCGACGACCTTCGGCTCATTCAGGTTGGCGACCTCGACACGGGGTGGGCCATCCCGTGGCCGCTGTGGGGCGGCCTCGCCCGGGAGAAGCTGAACCGGTACGAGGAGCTCACCGTCGCGCACCACCGCAAGTTCGACCACGGCTTCCTCAAGCACCGCGGCGACATCGACATCCCGTGGGCCAACGGCCACGACACGATGACGCTCGCCGCGATCTGGGACCCCACCGTGCCCAAGGGCCTCAAGCCACTGTCGGCTCGGCTCATCGACAAGAAGGCGACCGCCGGCGAGCGCCTCCTCCACGAGGGCATGCGGGACAACGGCTGGACCTGGGCCACCGTTCCCTACAACTTTCCGATGTACTGGGTCTACGGCGCGCTCGATCCCGTCCTGACCGCCCACCTCTTCGAGAAGCTTCACCCGGTTCGGGAGCGGTCCCAACCGGTGTACGAGCTCGAGCTCGCCACGTCCCGAATCTGCGGTGAGATGTCCCACCGTGGCGTCATGATCGACCGCGACTACGTCAACGACGCGATCACGCGGCTCAAGCGGTACGCCGGCGAGACGCGCACCTGGCTCAAGGACAACTTCAACGTCACGAGCCTCCTGTCGGCCAAGCAGCTCGCGGCCGGCTTCGCTCAGGCCGGCCTCACCATCACCAAGACCACGCCCACCGGTCAGCCCAAGCTCGACAAGGAGACCCTCGAGGCGATCGTCGCCTACGAGGGCGTCCCCGAGGCGGCCCGGCAGCTCGCCAAGACGGTCATCGAGGCGCGGCACGCGGAGAAGGTGATCGGCAGCTACCTCGAGAAGTTCCTCGAGCTCTGCGACGCCAACGACGTCGTTCACCCGCAGATCAACACCATGCAGGCTCGAACCGGCCGCATGTCCGTCACCGAACCCGCGCTTCAGACCCTGCACCGCAACGACAAGATCGTCCGTGGCTCGTTCATCCCTCGACCCGGCAAGGCGTTCATCACCTGCGACTTCAGTCAGATTGAGATGCGCCTCGCGGCCGCGGTCAGCGGTGACCAGAACCTCATCGACGTGTTCCGCGCCGCGGATGAGGGTGACGGCGACATCTACTCCGGGATCGCCAGCCGCATGTACGGCGAGACGATCACGAAGCAGGATTCCCGCCGACAGGCCGTCAAGACGATGTCCTACGCGAAGCTCTACGGCGCGAGCCTCGTCACCATGGCTCGCTCCATCGGCTTGCCGGTTGAGCAGGTCAAGCCGATCCACGACGACTTCAACGAGCAGTTCCCCGGTCTCGAGTCGATGGCCAAGGCCATCTACCGGGAGGCCGCCGCGGAGAAGCGAGCCAACGGCAAGCCTGCCACGTGGACGTCGATGGGCCGCTACCTGCCCGCCGACAACGGCCGCGACTTCGCGTTGCTCAACTACCGCCTGCAGGCGGAGGCCGCGGACGCGTTGAAGCGCTCCATCATCGCCTGCTCCAACGGCGGCTTCGACGACGCGATGCTGCTTCCCGTGCACGACGAGATCATCTTTGAGGTTCCCCTCGAGGACGCTGAGGACGCGAGGCATCAGATCATCGAGCTCATGACCGACCGCGACACGTACGCCGTGCCCCTGCTCTGCGAGGCCTCGATCCTCACCGAGCGGTGGAAGAAGACCTGATCAAACCTGTTTACAATTGATCACCCACCTGGTAGGGTTGATCTCAGGAACGACCGGAAGGAGGAACCGTGGCGCGAGCTAGCCTGAACAGTGGTCGCCTCACCGACATCGTCGCCGAGCAGCACGCGGTCAGGACGATCATCTGGGTCGACCCCGGCAAGTCGACGGGCTGGGCGCTGTGGAACACCCTCGGCACCTTCGCCAGCGGCCAGGACGACGCCTTCAGCGTCGAGTGCGAGCTGCACTCGATCACCTCGAGCGCCGCCAATCGCCTCGCGATCGGTTGGGAGCAGTACCTCATCACCGGTAACCGGGTCAAGCACGACGACAGCGCGCTGCTGGTGATCGGCTACCTCGAGTGGGTCACCCGGTACTACAGCTGTCAGGTGCTCAAGCCGATGCCGAGCTCGGCCCGCAACCTCGGTCAGGACGGCGGCAAGCTCGAGATCCTCGGCTGGCGCGTTCCCGGACGGAAGGACGCCAACGCGGCCGCGGCTCACCTGCTGGCCTACCTGTTGCGTGAGGGGCTGCTGCCCCCGGAGACGCTCCAGCGGCTCGTGAGTGAGGGCCTCGATGGCTAGAGCGCGCGTCGACCGTGACCTCAACCGCATCGTCATCACCGCCGGCCTCGCCGACAAGGACCGCCTCGCCACGGTTCCCGGCTGCGCGTGGCACAAGCCGACCAACACCTGGCGGGCCCCGCTCACCTGGGCCGCGTGCCTGCAGCTTCGCGGCGTCTTCAGGGGCGACCTCGAGCTCGACGAGAGCCTCATCGCCTGGGCCTGGGAGTTCCGCCGGGACTTCCTGCAGCCCGTTGAGGTCGTTCGGGAGGCGATGGACCTGAGCTCCGCGGACGGCGCCGTGTTCGCCGCCATCAACGCCACCATCGACCGGATCGAGGCCGGCGACCAGCTCAACCTCAAGCCGTTTCAGCGGGCCGGCGTGGCGTACCTCTACCTCACCGGTCGGGCCGGCCTCTACGACGAGATGGGAACCGGCAAGACCGTTCAGCTGATCCGCACGCTGCAGGTTCTCGAGAAGCTCGACCGTGAGCCGTTTCCCGCGCTCATCGTCTGCCCCAACAGCCTCAAGAACACGGTGTGGTTGCGGGAGCTCGCTGAGTGGGCCCCCGAGCTGGACGTCGTCGTCGTCGACGGCTCCATGGCCAAGCGCCGCGAGCAGCTCACCACGCCCGCCGACGTGTACGTCATCAACTACGACCTGCTCAAGCTTCACTCTCGGCTCGCGCCCTTCGGCTCGGTGCGGCTCACCGAGGCGCAGAAGACCCCCAAGGAGCTCAACCAGCTCGGACACCGCACCATCATCTTTGACGAGGCGCACCGGCTCTGTCACGTGGGCGGCAAGCAGGTCCGCAATGACGACGGCACCAAGACCACCGTGCCCTCGTCGCAGCAGACCCTCGCCGCGTTCGCCGTCGCCCACCAGGCCGAGCACCGGTTCGCGCTCACCGGCACCCCCGTCAACGACCACGTGGGTGACCTGTGGGGCCTCCTGCACGCCGTGCTTCCCGACTGGTTCCCGTCCCGGACCCGGTACCTCGACCGCTACGCGGAGAAGTCCTACGGGCTCTGGGGTGGCTCCGAGGTGATCGGGATCAACCCCGCGACGGAGCCCGAGTTCCGCGCCGTGACGACGCCCCTCTTCCGGCGCGTCCTGAAGCGCGTCGCGCTGCCTCAGCTGCCGCCCAAGCTGCCCACCGTCTACCGTGAGACGCCCATGGGCGCCAAGCAGGCCAAGGCGTACCGGCAGATGGAGCTGACCATGCTCGCGCAGCTCAACGAGATCCTCGTCGCTCGGACGCCCATCGAGCAGTTCACCCGGCTCGTGCAGTTCGCGTCCGCGGCGGCGGAGATCGACGAGGACGGCAACGTCCGGCTCACCGGCGCGTCACCGAAGGTCGACGACCTCGTCGACTTCCTCGGCGAGCTCGACCCCAAGCCGCTCGTGGTCGCCGCGGAGTCCCGGCAGCTCATCGAGCTCGCCGCGGAGCGCCTCAAGCGGGAGCGGGTCAGCCACGGCCTCGTGACCGGCGCGCTGTCGCCCTACGAGCGGGCGGAGAACGTGCGCCGCTTCCAGGAGGGTCGCCTCCGCGTGATGCTGCTCACCCTGGGAGCCGGCGCGGAGGGCCTGACCCTGACCCGGGCCGACACGATGCTGTTCATGCAGCGATCGTTCAGTCCCCTGCGCAACACGCAGGGAGAGGACCGGATCTACCGCATCGGCTCCGAGATCCACGAGGCGATCACGATCGTGGAGCAGATCGCTCCCGACACCGTGGAGGAGCGCCGACGCGACACCCTGGAGCGCAAGGGAGTCCGCATCGAGGAGGTCCTGCAGGACGAGACAACCCTGCGGCGACTGTTGGGAGGTAGCTGACGTGTACGAGATCAGCAACAGTGAGATGCAGTCATTTCAGCGGTGCCGCCGGCAGTGGGCGCTCACCTACCACTGGCACTGGCAGCCCCGTCCCGAGAGCACGTCACCCGTGGGCGTCGCGCAGCTCGGCAGTCGGATCCACCTCGCCCTCGAGGCGTGGTACGGCCACGGCATCGACCCCCTCGCGGCGCTTCGGTGGATCTACGAGACGGCCGCCCTCGAGCGCCCCGACTTCGCGCTCGAGCTCGGCAAGGAGCTCGACTGGGCCCTCGCGATGGTGGAGGGCTACGTCCAGTGGCTCGACGACGAGGGCGTCGACGTCCTCCTCGAGACCATCGGCGTCGAGCGCGAGCTCAAGCACGTCGTCGACACGTACCTCGGGCCGGTCACCCTGCGCGCCAAGCTCGACCAGCTCGTGCGTCGCCGGACCGACGGCGCGCTCCTGCTGCGGGACTTCAAGACCGTGGGTTCCCTGAGCAAGGCCGACCGGCTCGTGCTCGACCAGCAGATGCGGTTCTACTCCATGCTGCTCGCGCTCACTCACCCAGAGCACCGCGTCGACGGCGCGCTGTACACCATGCTCAAGCGGTCGAAGCGCACGGTTCGCGCGAGCCCACCGTTCTACCAGCAGGTTGAGATCAGCTACAACCGGCACGACCTCAACGCAACCTATCAGCGGGTCACCGCGGTCGCGGGTCAGATCCTCGAGGCTCACCTTCGCCTCGACTCCGGCGACCCCGCGGATGACCACCACGGCGTGGTCTATCCGACCCCCAGCGACTACTGCGACTGGGGCTGCCCGTTCAGCCAGGTCTGCCCGCTCATGGACGACGGCAGCCGGTGGGAGGCGGCCCTGCGGGCGAACTTCGTCGTCGGGGATCCCTATCAGTACTACGAGCGCGATACTATCCAGACCCTGGTCGCGGACCTCGGAACGGTCGGAACCGGAGAGTGAGGAACGGTGGCGGACAACCACTATGGTTTCAACTGCATCGTTTTCGGTGCGTCTAAGAAGGGCAAGTCCTGGCTCGGTGACACCACGCCGGCGCCCCGCGTCGTGCTCGACGCGGAGGCCGGCAGCCGGTGGACCCCGAGCCGCAAGGTGATCTGGGACCCCAAGAGCCAACCGCCGCCGGTTCACGACGGCACCTGGGACACCGCGCTCGTGCCGGTTCGTGAGTACAAGGACGTGCTCAAGGCCTACGAGTGGTTGAACAGCGGCAAGCACCCCTTCCGCAGCGTCGTCATGGACTCCATCTCGGAGATCCAGCAGCGCGCCATCGACGACATGGTCGGCTCCAGCGCCATGAAGGTGCAGGACTGGGGACAGCTCCTGCGGGTGGTCAGCGACCTGGTCCGGAAGTTCCGCGACCTCGTCACCAACCCCCTCAAGCCGCTCGATGCCGTGCTGCTCATCGCGATGGCCAAGCAGCGCAACGACGGCGCGTGGGGGCCCCACATCCAGGGCTCGCTCGCGACCACCCTGCCGTACTACGTCGACGCGTGCTGCTACCTCGACGTCGTCGTCGGCGAGGACGGGACCCAGACCCGTCGGCTCTTCTGCGGCAACTTCCCGGGCTTCGAGACCGGGCACCGCCTGCCGGAGCAGCTCCTCAGCTCCCACGTCGACAACCCGAACATCAGCGAGATCCTCGCCAAGATCCGCGGCGAGGGCGAGCTGCCCACCACGTCCTCGACGGCCTCCCTGACCGTCGACCTGAGCGAGAAGTAGGAGCAACGACACCGATGGCAAGCATCAACTGGCAGGACCTGCAGAAGGCCGCCGGCGACGCCGCGTTCACGCCCGTCCCGGTCGGCGTCTACGACGTCTACGTCGACACCGCGGAGGCGACCCAGTCCTCCACCGGCAAGGACATGATCAAGGTCACGTTCAAGGTGCAGAACGGCCCTCACGAGGGCCGCGGCATCTTCAACCAGTTCGTCATCTCGCCCGACAGCGCGAACGCCCTCGCGTTCTTCTTCCGGCACATGGCGGCCCTGGGCCTCGACGAGGCGTTCTTCGCGGTCAACCCGCCGCTCGAGACGGTCGCCGCGACCCTGGTCGGCCGCACGTGCCGGGTGAAGGTCGGCATCCGGGAGTACCAGGGGCAGGACCGGAACGAGGTGCAGCAGGTGCTGCCGGCGACCGCCGGCACCGCAACCACCGCCCCGCCGGCGTCGGCTCAGCTGCCGACGCCCACGGCGAACCAGCCGGCGGCCCCCGCGGTGTCGACCTCTCAGCCGTCGCCCGCGGCACCGACCGCGCCGCCGGCGAGCCCGGCCCCGGTCGCCCCGGCGTCGCCCGAGCTGCCCTTCTGACCGATGCGCATCCTCGTCACCGGCTGCACTCAGCAGCAGTGCGGCAGCGGCACCAAGCAGGGCTACCAGCCCGTGCTGGACATGCACGTTCAGGCGCTGCGTGACCTCGGTCACGAGGTCACGCAGCGCCCGGTGGTGATCGACGACGCGGAGGCCCTGACCCACGACGTCCTGATCGTGGGTCAGGTCCCGTGCCTCAGCATCGCCGGCCACCACGTCTACCCCGTCATCAACCTGATCGAGCGAGCGGAGGCCGCGGGCAAGCGGGTCATCCTCAACGTCGACGACTGGCAGTTCCCCCGCCTGCTCGACAACCTCATGACCGTCGCGCGACTGCCGAGCCGGCTCGCCCGGGAGACCGTCTTCAAGGGCCGACCCGGATACGAGTGGCTGGTGAGCCCCGAGGGGCAGCGCGCCCTGGACCACCACCTCGAGCGCATGCTGACCCGCCCGTGGCCGCCGGTCATCTACCCCGCGTTCGCGTGGGGCAACCACAAGCTGCTCTCGGGTCACCTGCCCGCGGATCGGTCATACTTCCTCGACCCCACCTCGTACACGCGGTCGTACCACACCAACGAGCCGCCGTTGACCGACGGCGAGCGTCACCGTCGGTGGGTGCTCGGCGTGCTGAGCGACCAGTCCGCGTGGCTCAAGTCACTGGGACCCATGACCTGGAACCTGCACCTCGCCGGCCGCCCGAAGGAGGGTGCCGCGGTGATGCAGGAGGCAGACCTCGTGCGGCTGTACGCCGACAGCTGGGGCGTCCTGTCGCCGCTCTACAAGAAGGTCGCGGGCTCGGGCTGGTGGCGCAACCGGTTCGTGTACGCCGCGATCACCCGATCGGTGCTGCTGGCCGACCCGGATGAGGTTCGCAACCTGGGCGCGCCGTACCTCGCCGACGTGCAGGACGTCGAGGCCCTCACCACGAGCGAGCTGCGGGAGCTCGCCGAGGCGCAGGCCGCGTGCCTGCGCGCCAAGGTGTGGCCCCGCGACCGCTACCTCATGGAACTGGAAGGAATGATCAAGGAATGAGCGTCAATGGTGTGATCTGGGAGCTGCTGCGTGCCCAGGGTCAACTACAGGAGATCATGGGTCACAGCTTCGAAACGATGGACGTCGAGACGCGACGTCGGTACATCTGCGACCAGACGCTCGCGATCATCAAGGAGGTGACCGAGGCGCTTGACGAGACGCCGTGGAAGCCGTGGGCTACCTACCCGACAGACGCCTCGATCAACGATGACCCGTACGTGGGTGAGCTCGCCGACGTGTTTATCTTCTTCCTCAACCTGATGCTGGTGGGTGACGTGAGTGAGCGTCGGCTCATCGAGGCCGTGCGAGCGAAGATCACCAAGAACCAGAACCGCTACGACCGCAAGTACGACGGTCACTGGGTGACCACCGAGGGCTAGAGCCAGTCAACTCGAGAGCGGGGAACCGGGTCAGGGCTCCCCGCTCTCTTCCTGTCCGCGAATTGATGACAACCTGATAGGATTCTCAGCATGACGTACAAGTTTATTGATTGCCAAGGCTTTGCCGGCGGAATGGCGGTTGGCGCCACTCAGGCCGGCTTTCAGCTCGTCCACAAGGTCGAAAAGCGAGGCGGCTTCGGCCTGCCCCTCATGGACGCCAACCGCGCCTTCCTCGGTGAGGACTGGGGCTACGAGGTCGGTGACCCCGAGACCGACTGGGAGCCCACTCAGGCCGACGTCGTCGTCGGCACCCCGCCCTGCGCCGCGTTCAGCGGCATGACCTTCGGCACGAGCAAGCACGGCATCGACTCGTCGATCAACGAGTGCATGTGGGACCTCACTCGCTACGCCGCTCGGGTGCGGCCCGCCGTCATGGTTATGGAGTCGGTCAGCCAGGCCTACACCAAGGGCGTCAGCCTCATGACCCGGCTCGCCGAGGAGCTCAACCACCTCACCGGTCTCTGGTACACCACCACGCACGTTCTTCAGAACAACCTGAGCGTCGGCGGCTGCACCAACCGCAAGCGCTACTTCCTGGTGCTCAGCCAGGTGCCGTTCGGCGTGGAGCGACCCACCACGGACCGTGTCAACACCCTCGGTGACGCCCTCGCCGATCTCACCAGCCAGCCCCTCGACTGGGCGGCGCGTCCCTACGTCGACCCGGCCACGGCGTGGAGCAAGCCGCTGCGCCGCGACGACCAGCACGTGGACGGCCACGCCTTCCGCGAGAACACGTTCACCAAGCGCCTGGCCGACATCCACGCCGGCGCAGGTTGGGCTCCCGGTGAGCGTGAGGCTGACATCCTCAAGCGACACTACGAGCTGCACGGCGCGCTGCCCGAGTCGTACCAGTACCCACAGCCCGGGGCCAGCGGCCTCACCCGAGACAAGCACCTCCTCGAGCGCGGCTTCGACCCCGGTGGCTTCAACCAGACCAGGTGCTGGTCGTGGGCCAACCCCGGCCGCGTTCTCAGCGGCGCCGGCGTCTACATGGTGTGGCACCCCAACGGCCGCGTCATCACCAACCGTGAGGCCGCCCGCATCATGGGCTTCCCCGACGCCTGGCTCATCGAGCCCGTCAAGGATGACCCGCAGCTTTCGTCGTACTGGGGAAAGGGCACCAGCGTCGCGCCCGCGCGTTGGGTCATGGACTGGGTTCGGGAGAGCCTCAACGGCAACCCGGGCAGCGTCACCGGGGACCCCATCGAGACCGGCGCGCGCCTCATCGACGTCTCCCACGAGTGGAAGACCGCGCTCAAGCCTCAGGTCGTCTCGTGATCCCGAACGACTTCCGCTTCCGAGACTGCGACCGGTTCGTCGTCGATCAGGTGTTCAACAAGGATGAGTACGCGCTCGCGAACCCGCGGAGAGGTGAGCGAGTCCTCGACCTGGGGGCCCACGTCGGGTCCTTCACTCGTTGGGTCCTCGACCGCGACGTGAGCCACGTGACCGCGGTGGAGGCGGCTCCCGAGACCGTGGCGGTGCTCCGCGACAACGTCGCGCTCGACCCGCGGGTCACCGTCATCGCCGCCGCCGTGGTTGGAGAGCCCACCGCGGCGGCCACCATGGCCCTGCCGCCGCGCGGAAACCCGATGGGTGCCTACGTGGTGGGCACCAAGCGTCCCGCTGACCGGAGCTACCGCGGCTATCAACTGAGCGAGGTGGCCGCGGTCTCCCTGCCGCATCTCCTCGAGACCTGCCAGCCCACCCTCGTCAAGTTCGACATTGAGGCCAGCGAGTACGACGTGCTCACCCCACACGTCGACCTTCTCAAGCGGCAGGGCGTGCGCTGCCTCATCGGCGAGTACCACGTCAACACCCAGCCGCTCCTCGATCGCGCCACGCGCCTCGTCAGCCTCCTCGATGCGGCCGGCTACGCTCGCTCACGCTCCCTTCCCGGCAAGCCCACCGGCTGGGGTCGCACGATCTGTCACAACCTCACCGTGTAGCTGTTTACACGTCGTCGTTCCACTGGTATGATGACTTCGTACACAGGAACCGCGGAACGAGAGGAATCGACAGCATGGAGATCCTGGACATCCCCACCGATGGCCGTCGGCTCGCCTGGGCCGGCATCACCACGGGAAGCGCCGGCAACGACCTCGTCTCCAGCGAGCAGCTGCTTCACTCGGCTGGGCTCGACTGGGAGGTCGCGAAGCGGCCGCTCCTGCGGACGAACCTCGCCGGCGAGGTCGTGCAGTCCGAGAAGTCCTTCGAGGTCTACCGCGTCGACACCGGTGAGGAGCTTGGCACCGTCAAGCACAAGTACGAGGTGTGGCAGAACCGGGACGCGTTCGCGTTCGGGGACGCGCTCGTCGCCGACGGCAAGGCCCGCTGGGTCGACGCCGGACAGCAGGGGAGCGGCTGGCGGGTCTTCATGACCATGCTGCTCAACGACTCGTTCCTGGTGGGCGACGACGCGTTCGACCTCTACCTGTTCCTCCGGACGAGCCACGACGGCAGCTCCTCGGTGAGCGGCTACGTGACCCCGATCCGGGTCTGGTGCACCAACCAGCTGCCGCTGGTGAGCGCGACCGCCCTGGACAAGTTCAGCTTCCAGCACACCAGCAAGCTGAGCGAGCGAATCCAGGAGGCGCAGAAGTCGTTCCAGCAGACCGTTCAGTTCGAGGCTGAGTTCAAGGCCTCGATGGAGCAGCTGCTGAAGACCCAGCTCACCGACGGCAGTGCGCGCTACCTGATCAAGGACGTGATCCCGGACTCACGGCCGCGGAAGGAGGACATGGTGGAGGCGATCATGCTGAACTACCAGACCTCGCCCACCGTGGCCCCGTACCTGGGAACCGGCTACGGCCTGCTGAACGGCCTGACCGAGTACATGGACCACGTGAAGGTTCAGCGCAGCGGCAACTCTCGGTTCGAGAGCGTCATGCACGGGGAGGGCGCGAGGTTCCGCGTCGGCCTGACCAAGCGTCTCCTGGCCCTGAGCTAAGAGACAACAACTACACGGCCAGCGCCGCTCACCAACCGGGTGGGCGGCAGCCGTGCATCTACCAGAGGGAGTCGATGATGGCGGTGGTGATGAAGTTGCTCGACAACGAGGACGGCTCGGCGGGCACCGAGCGAATGAGCGGCGGCTACCAGGTCGTCGCCGACACCCTGAACCTGAAGTTCCCGGATCGGCCGCGGGTGTACCGTCAGCTCGTGTGGCTGTGGTGGAGCCGACGGGCCCGCACCCACTTCCCGGAGGGGTGGGAGCGACCCACCGCGAAGGGCAGCGTGCGACGGTTCTACCTGGACGAGGTCGTGGAGTGGTACCGCGGTCACCGACTCGACGAGGAGAACGTCGCGTGACGACGACGGTGGAGAGCGACGACGACGACGACGACTTCAGACGGGTCTACGAGCTGCTCAACGACCTCGTGACCGAGATCGACCGGATCCGGAAGCGGCACGTCGCGGTGATCGCGGGGCCCGAGCTGATCACCCTCACCGCGATCGTTGGTGAGGAGGGCAACCTCGACCGGAACGTTCACCGGCTCGAGAGGCAGCTTCGATCACACGTCACGTGAGGGAGGAGCCGGGTGTTTACAAGCATCCGGCTCCTCTGCATGGTTGACACGAACAGGAATCGACCGAACGGAGGCAGATGATGCCCAAATCAGGTGAGCCAAACGTGACCGCGGTGAATTACTTCGATGAGGTACACGCTGGGTTACCCAACAGCCCGCGCCCCTGGCCCAGGTGCTACCCAGCGTCTCTGATCACTGAGACCCGCACGATCTTTGCCGGCACCAAGGCCTCCATCTCCTGCAGCATGTGCCTGAGGAGCCGCTGACGTGCCGCTTCAGTGAGATAGGGGTTTACAAACTACGGTGTCTTGGTGTATGCTGACACCAGAACGAATCAGGAACCAGGAACCGCAGGAGGCTACCGTGTACGGCACCCCGAAGCAGATCGACTTCATCGAGCGCCTGGTCGCCGAGCGCAAGCTCATCGACACCACGGACGAGCGCCTGCTCGACCAGGCTGAGGCGAACCTGCGGAAGCGCCTCGAGGAGCACCGCGCCGGCATCTTCATGACCTCACGGCAGGTCCGCACAACGATCGACTACCTGCTCGGCCAGCCACGGAAGCCGAGCGTCAAGCCGGCAACGAAGTGCGTCAATGACGGTGATCCCCTGGTCGCCGGCGTGTACGGCAAGGACGGTGAGGTCTTCCTCGTCAAGCCCAGCAAGGCGGGCAACCTGTACGCCAAGCGGCTCGTCCCCATCAACGGCGAGCGGCTGAACAACCTGGGTGAGACGGCCAAGTTCGAGTTCGACTACGCGCCCGGCGTCGTCAAGACCCTGCGGTTGGGGGACCGCCTGCCGGTTGAGGCGGCGGAGAAGCTGATGCTGGCCTACGGTCGCTGCATCTGTTGCAACCGTCGGCTCAAGGACGCGACGAGCGTCCGAGCGGGGATCGGCCCGGTGTGCCGCAAGCAGTTCGCCTGAGAGACGAGAGACGAGGAGAGACGAGATGATGACCGATGACGAGCTGCGCGACCGCGCGAAGCAGGTGATCGAGGCCGCGATCGAGGACGCCGACAAGCGCACCGTGTGGAACGCGGTGCAGGACGGTCGGGTCGACCCCCTGACGGAGGACAAGGACGCCCACTGGGTGATCGACTGGGTGCACCGAGCCCACGTCACGATCACGTTCGACTGAGGCGGTGAGGTTGCGTCAACCCCAGGGGTTTACAAACTCCTGGGGTTGATGTATGATGGTACCAGAACGGAACAGGAACCAGGAACCGGAAGGAACGAGCCGATGACCGCCACGCTCGCCACCCCGATCACCTTCACCACCCTCACCGGCAAGCCGGCCAACCCGGGTCAGGTCACCGCGACCGACCTCGGCGTGAAGGCGACCGGTCAGGTCATCATCAAGGCGACCCAGGCGGTCATCGCCACGCTCACCCGGAAGCCCCACCCCACGCGCGTCGGCACCACGATCTTCACCGCCACGCACGTCGACGGCACGCAGGTCTACCACGACGTCTACAAGCGCGAGGCGCTGGCGGCCATCGTCAAGCACCACAACCTCGCCGTGACCGCCGTCGCGGTCGTCTACCACGGTCAGATCGCCCTGCGGCCCGGTGAGGTCGCCGGCAAGGACGTTCGCAAGGCGATCTCCCACCCCAAGCTGTCCATCGAGGAGATCAGTGCGCTCGACGCCTACACCGGCTCCATCTACAAGAAGATGAACAAGCACGTCCTGGCGGGCGACGGCAGCGACGCCTCAACCTACGTCATCGACCACGTCAAGCACCTCGCCGCGGCCGTTGAGCGCTCGGTCGTCACCGCCCCGCTCGCGGTGCTGCGCTCGTTTCCCTCGCACACCGCGCTACGCGTGTTCGGCGAGGTAGGATCTCAGGTGGGTGAGACGTTCACCGAGCAGCGGTTCACGTCCACGACCACGAACGCGTACGCGCTCGGTGGCTTCGGTCCCGTTGAGGTTCACTACCACGTCACCCCCGGTGCCCGCGCCCTCGAGGTCAACCGGCACCCCGGTGGCAACCACCACCTCGAGCGCGAGGTGCTCATGCCGCCCGGGCAGCGCTACCGCATCCTCGCCGACTACAAGCGGGACAACGGCACCCGCGTGATGGAGATGGAGACGATCACCGATGAGCTTGGCTGAGCGCATGGGCCTCGTAGCCTCGGCGATCCGGTGGGATCGTCGGGGCCATTGGCCGAACGTGGAAGGTGAGCCCCACCCCCTCAACGAGGGGGTGGGGCTCGGTGAGGTTGAGGTCAGCTGGTCGTCGACCGACCAGCCAGCCTCGCGGCCGGCGTCAGGTTCTGACGAAACAGCAGTCCCAGCACCGCGGACGCCACCGCGGTGATCGCGCCGATCACGGTGGGCGGCAGGTTCAGCCCGAACGCCGCCGCGGCCTCCGCGATCGTGGCCAGCGCGCCGGTGACGACGGACACGGCCACGGGGCGAGCCTTGACCGCGGTCACGATCGCGGCCAGTGCGGTCGTGATGACCGTGACGGTCGCGGTCTGACCAGCCGTCAGGTTCAGCAGGAACGCGAGCACGGTCGCGATCCCACCGTTCACGGCCCACGCCACGACGGCCGGCTCGTAGGCCAGCAGCTCCCTCAGCTTGCTCCACAGGTTCATCGCTCGGTCTCGCTCTCTCGTTGGGCTCGTTCCTCGATCGCGACGCGCGTCTTCACGGCGATCGCCGCGGTGATCCACGCCAGGGCGACGCGCTGTGGCAGGTCGCTCCACCGCCACAGGTCGTCACCGCGGACGCTCGTGTTGTCGACGGCCTGAGCGTAGGCCTCATACGCCGCGCGTCCCAGGTCCTCGTTGCTGAGGCTCATCAGACCACGAACTGCTTGTAGTCGATGTAGCCGGCGAGGGACTGGAGGGTCGACAGGTGAACCCGGAAGGAGCCGCGGTCGCCCCAGCTCGAGCTCCACGAGTTCCGGACTCGCACGACGCTGTTCTCCAGGTCGAGCCGGTGCGGGGTCGCCCAGCTGAGGCGCTCCGCGGCGGTGACGCAGGTCTCGTGGCCGCCGGCGACGCCGGACTCCATCGCGCGCTGCAGCGCCTCCACGGAGCCGTCGCCGTCGATGAACCCGTTCGCGTCCGGCTCCATCCACGCGTTGAACCACGGTGATCCCATGATGACGGTGCCGGTCTGCAGCAGGGAGATCAGACCGTGAGCGTCGTGAGCGCTGCGGTGACCCCGGATGAGGCCCTGGGTCTCCAGCTCGTGGCAGACGTAGAGGCCCGTGGAGCCGCAGTCGGCGGGCGGCCACTCCTGGGACGGATCACCGGTCTGCCAGGTCACCGAGTGGTAGAGCCTGATCGCGAACCGCTCGTTGGCGACTGGGTCGGTCAGGGACAGGCCCGCGTCGACGACGGCCTGTGGCCCCACCTTGCCGGCGAGGTGCTCAGCGAGCGAGACGGTGCCGGCGTTGCAGGTGCAGGAGCCGAGCGCGTCCACGTCCGCCGCCCCCGGGACGAGCTCGCTGACGCGGATTCCCTGTGCGATCAGGTCCTCCTGGTCGAGCACCGGCACCGGTGGCTCGTGGTTGACCTCCACGAGGGGCTCACCGCGATGGAAGTGGAACGTCTCGAGCCGCAGGGACTCGGCTACCTGGTAGCGTCCGAACTTGGTGCGCGTCGTGCCTTCATAGGTCATGCTGTCGTCCCGTCTGGTCGCTGACGCCGAGGTGGTCGTGAACGGCGTTGAGCTTCTTTCCGTGTGCCTCGAGCTTCTTTCCGTGAGCCGCCTGCTGGATCGCGATCAGCTGCTGCCCAACCATGATCACGCTGAGCATGACGAGCTGAATGAGCGTCTGCGACAGCCACTGCACGTAGCTTGACACGTCCCGCGAGCCGTAGGGAAACCCGAGGACCGCGAGACCCACGAAGACGTACGCGCACCACATCGTGCCGACGAGCCTGGTGAGGCGGATCGCGATCCACTCGTTGAACCGTCTCGCGGCGTCAGCTGGCCCACGGCCTTGAGCGCTCATCGCATCACCCGCTGGTCACCGTTGCCCTCGAGCTTCGTGACGCGCTTGTTGACGTCCTCCACGACCTCGCGGATGTGCTTGAGGTTGCCGTCGACGCGGTGCACGATGTCCCTCATCGACTTGCCGCTGTTGGGGTTGACCTCGAGCTCAACGCTCACGAGCCGATCGTTGATGCACCTGAGCGCCTCGTCCTGCTGCGACAGTCGCTCCATGACGCCGGGACGGTGCGGTACGCCCGGGCGAGCGTCGGCCCCGTTCCAGTCCTTCATGAACTCGTCGAAGCGATCGTTGAACCGGTGAAGCTTGCGCACGACCCACGAGATGCCGCCCACCAACGCGATCGAACCCGCGCCGAGGGAGCCGATGATCGTGGCTACCGTGTTGAAGTCGGTCACGTTGGTCCCCTTACGGCTTGTCCCGGTGGAGCGGTCTCACGCGGTGGGACCGCTCGTGACGGTGACGTGGATCGCGGCGAGCGCCTTGGCCACCGCGTCGTCGATCGTCTGCTGCACGAGCGCCGGGTCGAGCCCCTGGTGAGCCGCCAGCTGCTGAACGGCCGCGGAGACCGCGTTGACCACGCTGAGAACCTGCTGAGTGAAGAAGTCGCCGTAGGTGAGGTAGGCACCGGCCGCGAACGTCTGCTTGCCGGGTCCCGTGTTGGGGTCGGCGTTGGGGTCGTAGCCGGGGTTCGTCAACTGGTACTCCCACACCGCCTTGGCGATGTCCTGCGGACTGGTCATGATCACTCCGTTCTGTCCGTAGTCGACCTGCCGTGCCTCGTTCACATCGCAGGCGACGCCGCCGACGGTGACCTCACCGAGGCGCTGAAACAGGTTGATCCTGGGGTCCACGTTGCCGCCGGACCACGCGGTTGACTGCCAGCCGTACGTGACCAGGCCCGCGTCGAGCAGCCGCTTCACGGCCCAGTAGCCACCGTAGCCGCCGACTCGACTCGCGGGTAGGACCCCGTGGATCCCGTCGAAGTACTCAGCCACGGGGCCGAGCTTGGCCCGAGGGTCGGCGCTGACCGGCGCGTAGTCTGGCAGGTCGAAGTCGACCGTGAAGTAGATGGGCCAGCCGTCGAGACCCACCGCCGTCGCGGCGGCGGCCGCGGCCACGGCGTCCGCGGTACCGGCGCCGTGACCGGCGAGCGCGCGGGTCGCGGTCGTCTCCCAGATGAGGACGACGCCGACGCCGCTGGCTCGCAGGTTCGTCGCCTCGCTGGCGGTGAGGTTGGAGCGACCGGGGAGGCCGTTCTCGAGGTAGCGAGCCACGAAGCCGTAGCCGGCCGCGGTCACGGCGGCACCGGGAAGCAGTCCCGCGGAGTAGTCGAGACCGAGGGTGGTCACGGGGTCTCCCTTCCTACACGTGAACCCAGCGAATCTGAAGGCCGCTGGCGTACTGAGTGGTAGTCACGGTGTTCAGCGAGCCACCGGAGTCCTGGAACATGACGACCTCGACGTAGTCGTTCACGGCCAGGAAGAGCTGAACCGAGGGGGTCGACATGACGCAGTTGAAGTCGGAGCTCGGTGGCTGCTCAGCCGCGGAGGTTGGGATCTCCGTGCTGCCGTTCTTTCGAAGCCTCACGAGCCGCCCACCGACGCCGTTCACCTGAAGCGACCCGGTGCCCATCACCTGGTAGTAGCCGGCGACCTGCGCAGTGTACCGGGTGTTGTTCGTGGAGTTGGAGTGACCGCCGTACGTGTCGATGACCGTGTTGTTGAGCTGAAGCGCGACGTCGGTGTTGTTGGCGACCGCCTGAACCGACCCCGACTGGTACAGGATCGCGATCGGTGGGTTCTCCAGGAACGAGATAGCGCTGTAGTAGGTGTTGATGTTCGCGCTGGTGACGGCCTCAGCGACGGTGAACTGGTGAGGCAGGGGCACGGACGCCACGTCATCTCCTTCGCGGTAGCCGGTCGTTGGATCGGTGAAGCGTCGCTACCATCCGATGACGTTGCCGTCGTCGAGCAGGTCGAGCTGAGCGGTGTCGAGCGTGAAGGTGATCGTCTGCAGGGCCGCGACGGACTGCGGCATGATGTCGAACTTGATCGTCCACGTGCCGCTGGCGTACTCGATGTCGTGGCTCACACCGATGATCATGACGTTGATCGAGATCGCGGGCGCGCCGACGGGGCGACGGTTCACGGTGATCCGGTCACCGATGTCGAGACCGAGCAGGGTCGAGAACGACGTGGGGTTCGACATCGGCGTCGTCGTGACCTGCGCGACGCGCAGCGACGGCTGACGGTACTGGTTCACCAGGTAGTTGCCGAGGTTGTTCGTCTGATCGAAGTCGATGACCTGCTGGTTCACCGACAGGCTTCGATCGCCGTACTGCTTGGTGGACGGCTGGTCAGCGAACGTGACGAGGGTGCCGTTAAGGGTCGCCGTCTTCTGAGCGTTGGACGCCCCGTCGTAGGTGACCTGCACGTCGTTGAAAATCTGCGATGGGTCGTAGTCGAGCTCGATCGACACGAGGTAGGGGATCTCGCCGGCGGCCGTGTTCTCACCGAGCACCGCCTGAATGCCGCGGTCGGTCGCGTTCTGTCGGGCCCGGTACACGAAGTAGCCGTTGCGGTCGATGTAGTTGAACGCCGCCTCGGATGTCACGACCTCGTTGATCGCCGAGCCGACGTTCTGCCCCTGCTGGTTGTATGACCCCACGAGCTGGGTCTGCGAGGAGCGGACGTCGTAGTAGACCCGCGCGGGAACGGGCTGGAAGTACGACAGGTACCGGCAGACCCGCCAGTCACCGTAGTCGTTGATCGCCCCATACCGCGACGCGATGATGGTTCTCATCCGGGTCGCGGGAAGAAAGCGGTCAAAGACCGCGATGTTGTTGACGGCGACGAAACCAAAGCCGCCGTCGGCGTTGTACGCGTCGATGCGGCCGATCGCCTCGAACGTGTTCCACGTGGTCTCGAGGGTGTCGATGCCGTTCTGCGTCAGCACGAAGTTGAACGGGTCGAGCGCGTAGATGGTGAACCCATCGCTCGCGATCTGCAGGAAGAACGGCAGGTCGTTGGAGGTGCCCGCCGTCGCGTCACGTAGAGTGTCCCACGGGCCGGTGACGGGACCCCACGTCGTGGTCGCGCCCGTGTTGGCGTTCCACGTCTTCACGTAGAGGTCGTGCGTCGACGCGGCCAGGTAGACCTCGATGATGGGCTGGGACTTGCCGAGCGCCGTGAACAGGGTCAGCTGGCTCGACACCTGAGAGCTGTGACCGTGCGAGGGAGAGCCAAGACCCGTGAACATCATCACGGTGACGCCGTTGGAGATGGGAGGCAGGTCCGGTGGAATGGTGATCTCACGGATCGGCCCGTACACGAGCGTCTGACCGATGGACGTGTTGAGCGTCGAGCTGTGGGGGTTGAACACGTAGTCGGTGCCGCCGTACCCCAGCGAGGCGTCACCGAACGTCCCGTAGAAGGCGGTGGGGTCGTTGCCGATGATGCCGGCCGTCTGCAGCGGTGTCTTCGTTGCCTCGCTGCCGATGTTGATCGCGATGCTCGACATGGAGTTGTCGTTGCACGGCCAGTAGCCGAACGGCTGATCGGCGAGGATCTCCTCCTGCGGCATGGTCTGCAGCGTCTTCGAGAACAGGGCCCAGCAATCGACCGCGACGGCGTTGACCTCACCCCAGTGGGGGTCGGTCCAGACCTGCGGCCAGCGCTCCATGAAACCGGTGAAGATCCCAAACACCTTGCCGTTGTTGACCGCGGTGAGGCGAATGGGGTTGTAGACGTCGCACTCGTAGGGACTCTGAGCGTTCTTCGGTGTCAGGTACCCATCGTCGTTTCGAAGAACAAAGTTCGCGATCCCTGCCTGCAGGCTGTTCAGCTCGTACTGCCGGCCGCGCTGCAGGTTCACCGAGAGCAGACGGTTCGAGATGTCGGTCCATTGGATCTGATCCGGTGGCGTTGAGGACGGTTGACCGAACCCCACCTCGAGCCGCACGTTGGGCCAGTTCGGGTTGATGACGGCGGGGGTCGCCGGCGTCAGCTGGAACGCCGCGGTCGCCTGCGCGATGCCGACAGGTGACAGCTCATTGACGATGTTGACGGTGCCGCGGCCGACGTAGGTGACCGCGCTGGTGGGTGGCGTGCCGTTCTGAAGGAGAACCGGCGTCACCGTGAACGCCGCGTTGGGTGCGGCGGCAGCCACGTAGTTGTTCGTCCACGTGTTGGCGGTAACGGCGAATGACGCGCTCGTGACCGACGAGATCAGGGTGTGGCCGCTGTCGTAGAAGCGAAGCTGCACCTGGTAGTTGGACCAGCCGGTCGGTGAGTAGAGGTAGAACTCGGCGAGGTACCGGAAGTTGCTCAGCGCGTCCGCTCCCGACGTCGACGTGACGCCGAAGTTGTTCGAGACGGAGCTGCCGTTGGGGGTCAGCTTGGCTGACTTGGTCGAGACGAGAAGGGGGTCCAAGCTGTTGGTGGGCCACGTGAACGCGGAGGAGGACGCGGCCGTGACGTTCGTCGCGGTCCAGCCCGACACGTCCGTCGCGAAGACCGGGTTCGCGTTGAGCGGCGCCGCTGAGTAGAAGCTCTCCGTCAGCGCCGCACCGGTCACCTGCCACGTGGTGACGTTGAACGAGGCTGAGGAGGAGAAGAGACCGTTCGTCGACGCGGCTGACGCTCGCTGTTGCCAGCCGTTGAGGCTGACCCGGTCGAGGGTGTACTGCGTCGCGACGTTCAACGCGGCCGTGGAGATGACCAGGGAGCTCTGCGTCGGCGTCGCGGCGAGGGACGTCACGCTGGACCCAACGCAGTAGGACGCGACCGCGTCGTCCACGGTGAGCCAGGGCGGCATTCCAGCGAACTGAAGCACGGACGCCGACACGCCGTTGACGTCACCGAGGGGCTGAACGAAGACCTGCGTCGTGGCGCTCGAGACGTTGGGGGCGGCCCAGATCGCGCACCGCGCGACGCTGCTCAACCCCTGACCGGACCTCAGCGTCATCTGAGCCACGTAGACCGTGTCCCACGCCTGAGGGTGGTTGTTGAGAACGAACCCAGCCGCGGCGAGGGCGGCTCCGGTGGGTGCCTGCGCGGTGACGTTCGCGTTCGACCACCCGTTGGGTGTGACGGCGGTGGGGTTGCCGACGCTCGTGGAGATCAGGGAGCCGCCGGCGGTGTACCAGTTGATCTCCACCGCGGTCTGGCTGTAGCCCTGTGGCGCGAAGAGCCAACCCGATGCGGTGTAGAAGCTGCTGCCGGTGACGGGTGACCGGTTTCCGGAGGAGGCGAGCAGGGTGACGTTGCTCGCCGTCCCGGCCGGCGTGATCTCGATCGCTGGCTGGCCGTTGAACGCGACGTTGGTTACGGCAGCGGCTGACGCGTTGCTGACCGTCCAGCCGTCGAGCGCGGGGTTGTTCGTGAAGAACGGGTTGTAGTTGATCGCCTCCGGCAGGTAGAGCTTCGCCTCGGAGACGTAGAACACGTTCGACGCCGCGGGCGTGCCGGTGAGCTGCACGGTGATCGAGGCCGTTACCGCACCCGATGGGGCGGTCGTCGTGTTCGTCGTCGGCGTCCAGGTGTTCGCGGCCGCCGACTGAGCCGCACCGGTGACCGACGAGATCAGTGAGCCGCCGGCGTCGTAGAACGAGATCACCAGCGAGAACGCGGTCGTCACGGCCTGGGTGAAGTACCCGTACGCCGACGCCGACACGGTGCCACCGGCTCGGGCCTGCACGCTCGCCTTGTTGGAGGTGATCCCCGCCGTCGCGCTCGACCCGTTCGGCGTCACCCGCGCCGCGTAGCCCTGGGGAACGTGCGTCACCGCGCTCTGCACGCTGAGCGCGGAACCGGCGGCCAGCGTCCACGGTGAGGACGCCCCGGTCGCGAAGTTGGGGTTGCCGTTCACCGCGAACGAGTCCTGCGTGGGGTCCGTGGGCGACACGACGACCGGCACCCAGTAGTTCGCCGCGTCATCGCTGACGCACATCGTGGAGGGAACCTGAGGGAAGGCTCCCCAGCCAACCGTCGCGACGAGCCAGTTGCCGCCGGTGATGCCGGTGATCGGGATGTTCAGTGCCTGGTTCGCGGGCGCGATGGTCGGTGACGTGCTGCCGTTGGGGTCAACGCTCCACGAGGAGCTCCACGTGTTGGGGTTCGTGACCGTCACGTCGTCCCCCTTCCGAACAGCGACAACCCGTTGGTGGGATTCCGGTTGTTGTACCGAAGCGTCTGCGTCTGGTTCACCGTGGCGAGCCGGCTCTCCGCGATGACCGACCCCTCGACGTTGTTGTTGATGATGAGAACGCCACCGCCGGCGCCGGCAGCGAGCCCGGCGAGGCCACTGGGGATCCCGAGGGACCTCGGGTTGAGGCCGAGGTTGCCGCCGCGGGTGAGCTCCGACGCGATCGCGTTGACCGCGGATCGGATGGCGGGCATGCCGTTCAGCATGCCCATCGCGATGCCGGTGCTGAGGTGGATGCCGACCTCGTCGGCCATGCGCTTCGACGGTGAGCCGTGCTTGAACGCGTCCTTGAAGCCCTGAATCACGCCGGCCGCGAAGTTCATGATCTGGTCGTTCAGCCAGCCGGCAGCGTTCAGCATGCCGTGCACGAGGCCCTGAACGATCGCGAAGCCGGTGTTGATGAGCCAGGTGTTCGCGTTGCTCAGCAGGTTGAGGATCTTCCCGGGAAGGTCGCGGAACCACTTCCAGATGGCGTCGGCCGCCTGGTTGACGCCGTTGAGGAAGCCGGCGATGACCTCCATCGACCGGGCGAAGAGCCAGTTGCTGGCTCCCGTGAGGAAGTCGTCGATCCTCTTGGGCAGGTCGTTGAACCACTTCCAGAGCTCGAGAGCCTTCTTCTCGATCCCGTTCAGGAAGCCGTTGATCACGTCCTGGCCGTTCTTGTCGATCCAGTCCTTCGCGGTTGAGGTCGAGTCCTTGATCTTCTTAGGCAGGTCGACGCTGAAGTACTTGACGACGGCCTCCGACGCCGACTTGATCCCGTCGATGATCGCCTGGCCGAGCTTGTTGCCCTCGCGCTGAATCGTTCCGACGAGCTCACCGAGCGCGTAGCCGATCTTGTAGGGCAGGTTGTTGAACGTGTCGATAACCAGCTTGCCGGCGTCGCTCGCCTTTCGCTGCAGCGTCCTCATCGCCTCGTCCCACTTCGAGCTGAGGCTGCTGCCAAGGCTGTTGAGGGCGTCACTGATCTTCTTCGGAAGACCCTGGGCCCACTGAATGAGGGACAGGCTCAGGTCGCCGAGCTTCTTCGGCAGGCTGACGAGCCACTCGCCAACCGCGGCCTCGTTCTTCATGAAGTCGGCGAAGCCCTTGCCGGCCTTGTCGAACGCCCACACGAGCCCCTCGATCAGCTTGACCGAGATCAGGGTGATCACCTCGAGGAGGGGAACCATCTGCTTGACCAGGTCGGTGACGACCGGGATCAGTGGGGCAAGCGCTGGGATGATCTGCATCCACGCCTTACCGAGGTCCTCGAGCGCGGGCGACAGCTTCTTGATCATGTCAAGCGCCTCAGCGAGGAGGACCTTGACGAGCTGGGTGAGGGGTGGCAGCAGCGGCTTGATCGCCTCGACGAACGTCTTCATGTTCGTCCCGAGTTCCTCGCCGAACGCCTTCGCGATGTCGCTGATGAGCGGCAGCAGGGGAATGATCGCCTTCGCGATGGCGTCGAGGCCGTCGAACAGTGCGCCGAGCGCCGGTGAGACCGCCGCGAGCACGTCGACGAGCAGCTCGCCGATCACCTTGACGAGGTCGCGGAACAGGTTAGCGAGCGGGGCCATCATCGGTTCCATGGCCTTGAAGGCCTCACCGATGACGACGACGACCTCCTTGAACGCCTCGCCGATCGCGTTGTTTCCCGACATGGACTTGAAGGTGCCGTCGAGCAGCTTCAGGAGGTCGATCATCGCCGGCATCATCACGTTGCCGATGCTGATGGCGGTCGCCTCGAGCTGAGCCTTGAACTTTGCGAACGCGAAGCTGAGGTTGCCCTGGACCTCGGAGAAGCCGAGAACGTCACCGTTCGCGTCCGTCGTCGCCGCACCCACGGCCTTGATCGCGTTGGTCAGCGAGTCGGCGCCGTCACCGGTTGCCTCCAGGGCCGCCTGCAGGCCGGGTGACGTGCCGATCAGCTTCTTCATCGCCTCGGGAACGGACTGCCCGACGGCGGCGGCGTTCTTCTCCGCAACCTGTCGCAGGTACTCGAGGGTGCCGGCGAGGCCGTCGGTGCCGAGGTGCTTCTTCACCTCGTCCTCCGAGGTGCCGAGCTCGGCGAACTCCTTCTTCATCTGCGTCGTGGGTGCGATGATGCTCTTGATCGCCGCGGCGACGTCCTGCGCGGCGCGCTGTGCGGTGGTGCCGTGGGCGGTCATCGCGGCCTCAACCGAGGCGACGTCGGCGAACGACAGGCCGACCGACGCGGCGATGGGCAGCACGGTGGCGAGGGACTTCGAGAAGGCGTCGAAGTTGGTCTTACCGAAGGAGATCGCCTCAACCATCTTGCTGGTGATGTCACCCGCGTCGCTGGCGGTGAGGTTGTAGTCCTTCATGACCGTGGTGACGGCGTCCGCGACGTGGGACAGGTCGGCGCCCTCGTCCCTCGCGCCCTGCGCCGCGGCCTGCATCACCTTGAGACCATCCGCGGCGTGGTAGCCGGCGGACTCGATCGGGTACATCGCCTGAGCCATCTCGTTGGCCGTGAAGCCAACCTTCGTGGACATGTCCAGCAGGCCCTGGCTGACCAGGCCCACGGCGCTCGACGACTCACCCGCGCTGGTCACGAGCCGGGTCACCGCGGCCTGGAAGTCACCGGCCATCGTGAGGCTCGCGGCACCGACCGCGGCGACCGCGAGGCCGGCCTTCTCCGCGATGGAACCGATGGAGGCTCCCGCGGCACCGAACGCCTCGCTCGAGCCCGCGGTCTTCGCGGCGGCTCCCTCGGACGCGGCCGCGGCCGCGTCCTGCGCCGCCGCGGCCGCGTCCGCGGCCTCACCGAGACGCGCGAGGGCGGCTGAGGCCTCGTCGGAGGACAGGACGATGCTCGCCGCGGCCTCGTCCATCGCGGCCGCGGCCTCGGTGGCGCCGGCGGTCAGCGCCTCCGAGAAGTCCGCGGCCATGGCCACGGTCTCGGTGATCGCGGCGTCGAGCTCCTCGAGGGACGCGATCGACGTCTGCAGGCTCTCCACCCACTGAGCCGTGTTGACGATCAGGTCGAGGACCGCGGGTGGAAGCTCCTCAGCCAAGGCTCACCGCCTCCGAGATGATCTCGAGCGCGACCTGGTACGCCTCCACGGCGGCGAGCTCCCACGCGGGGATGAGGTAGGGACGCGACGGCACCTCGGTCGCGCCACCGGGACCGGCGGTGCCGCCCAGCTCCTGGATGCGCGAGTACGCGGTCGTCGCACCGACCTGAACCGTGCCCGGCCCGAGGACCTTCACCTCGATGCTTCCCGCGAGCCGACCGGTGATCATCGACGGCGGCTCACCGGGCGGGGCGGGGCTCGGCGTTCCCGGTGCGTGCGAGGACCGGCTCAGCTGAGCTCTCGCCTCGCGCGCCACGGCCTCACCCATCGCCTCCGCGGCCGGCTCGGCGGCGGCGACACCCGCGGTCATGATCAGGCCAAGCGCGTCGATCGCACCCTTCGCGCCGCTCGTCGCCACGGTCGGTCACCTCCTGGGTCCCATGCTTGTCTGGGTAGCTCGACGGCTGAGGAACTCGCTCGCCTCGTGCGCCGCCTCCTCGATCACGGGAAGCCAGTCCAGTGCCTCGAGCGGTAGGTTCTCAACCTGTTCGGGTGTCCAGCCGTAGACCTTCGCGTACCACCGCCACGTCAGCAGGATCGTCGGTAGGTCGCTGGGAAGGGGCACGTCCTGCTGTCCCTGCGCCAGGTAGAACGCGACGAGCTGCCGACGGGCGGACCTCAGTTTGGGGCCTTGAAGTTCACCTTCTTCATCAGATCCGCGGTCTTCAGGTGAAGCTCGTTGTAGTCGTCGATGTCGAGGTCGGCGACCGCGTCGGCGCCGCCCTGCTCAGCCGGGATGGGAGCCTCGAGGGACCAGGCGGTGATGATGTTGGCCAGCAGCGAGTCGTGCATGCGGTCCGACAGGTCCGCGCCGACCTCCTGCCCCTGCTGGCCCTCCTTGACGGTGATCCGAAGCGCGGCGTGCACCGCGGTTCGATCACGCCCCTTGAGGTTGTCCCTCATCTCAACCCAGTTGCCGCTGGGCAGCTCGACGCGCATAGCTCCTCCGACCTAGTACGGTGCGTAGTTGTTGGTGACGATGACGGTGATGGGACCGAGGCCGCCCGAGCCGCCGACGTTGCTCGTGTTCGCGACGGTCTGCACGTCGTCGTCGTAGCCGACGAGGACGCCGCTTCGCGTGATCTTCGACTTGACGAACGCGGCCTGAGCGAGCACGAACGTGTAGTTGATGTGGTTCGTCCCGCTGAGGCCGTTGTCGACGTTGATGACCACGGACGGCTGAGTGTTGTTCAGGAACTGCAGGAGCGCGGTCTCGTCGTAGGCGACGCTGAAGTTCAGGGTCGCCGTGGCGTCCAGGGTGCCGCGGGCGATGATGTACGGGTTCTGGAAGCCCTGGTTGGTCCAGTAGACCTGCAGCTGGCGCTTGATGGCGACCGCCCACTGGCCGATGTCGTAGATGGCCGACGAGCCGATGGTGAGGTTGGTGCGCCAGGCGGGGATGGGGACCACGAAGTTCGTCGAGTTCGTCGGCGTCGACGCTGCCGGCTGGCTGATCCACGAGTTGCCGGTGACCTTCGCCATGAACAGGGCCTCGGCGCTGCCGGTGAAGTCGACCTGAGAGACGCAGAGGGACGGGTAGGAGCGAGCCCCCACGGTCGTCGTCAGCGCCGTGTAGTCCGTGGCGGTGTGGGTCGGCGGCTGACCGGTGCCGCTGTTGAGAAGGTTGAACCGGTGGGTGTAGGACCCGGTGACCGTCTGGACGGTCGCGTTGTTCGCGTGGTTGAACCGCAGCGGGTAGCCGGTGAACGTGATCGAGTTGCCGGCCGCGGCGGACAGCTTGACCACCTCAGCGAGGGTGCCGCTGTCGATCTGCACGTTCTGGTTGGCGGCGAAGCCGGCGGTCGTGCCCACCGTGACGTTCGTGTTGCCGGCAGACGAGGCGGCCGACGTGTTGGAGGTGCCGCCGATCGCGGGCTGGCCACTGGTGGAAAGGTCGCCGAAGGCGTTGTCGAGGAAGTACCCGTAGACGTCGCCGAAGACGGGGCCGCCGTAGTTGAACGACGCGTCCTCGACGCCCTGGATCTCGGCATACATGAGGGCCATGTAGCCGCGGATCGCCTCATCCGGAAGGTACTTGATCAGGTCCTCAGGCTCGTACGTGCCCTTGTCGAGGGGGATGGTGACCACCGGGAGGACCGGGGTGCCAACGACCGTTTCACGGGCGATCCCCAGCCAGTTCTTGGTGGAGGGAGAGACGAAGGGGGGAACGTTGCTCATCGAGCTCCTCCGGTGGGGGTGAAGAGCGCCGCGCGCTCGCTGGCTGAGATCACACAGCTCCTCATCAGGCCGCGAAGACCTCGTTGATGACGCACGTGATCAGGGCGTCGTATCGGTTGTAGCGCTGGTCGGTGAGGGCGCGCACGGTGATTTGATAGCTCATGTCCTCGCCGATGTCGATCAGGTAGCTCTCCCGGTTCGTCCACGGGTCGAGCAAAGCCGGCGTGGTGTCGGGGGCGAGCCGAAGCTTCTCCATCACCCAGTCGACCATGCCGGGAAAGAGGGTGTCGGCCTCGGGGTCGTCGTCCTGACCGAACCACACGAGGTAGACGTCGAGGCGGTGCTGCTGGGTCTTGAGCCCGGAGGGCGAAGTCGCGGACGTCGCGCGGGGAACGGTGCCGCCGCGAGCTGGGTTGCGGTCCTCCCGACCGCGGGACGGCCACACGTACGCCTGAGGGATGTTCGCGTCAACGTTGGGGTCGGGCGGCGTGATCTGGCTCTGCAGCGGCGGCAGGTTCGTGATCGGCCACACCAGGCCGTTGATCAGGTCGTTGACGTAGACCTGGGTGGTATTGATCGGCACCGAACGCTCCCCTCAGCCTCACCGGCGCCGTCGGTGACGGCGGCCGTGGTAGCCCGCGTGCTTGCGGTGCGCGTGGTGAACGACGTGGGAGTGCTTGACGTGGTGGAAGCCGTGCTTCACGATGCGACGCTTGGTGTAGTGAGCCGCCTTGCGGTCCACGTGCGCGGCGCGTCGTCGCTGCCGCTGCGTGTGCTTGCGACGAGAGTAATGCTGACGCACGTCTCGGTGAGCGAACGCGTGACGGGTGCCGCGACGCTCCCGGTGGGGGTGCGGTCGACCAGCGACGCGGTGGACCCGCTGACCCCGGTGCGACGACGCTCGTCGGGACGCGGCTCCCCGGCCGCGGGCGAGCTGGTGACCGCGCAGCCGGCGCTTGAAGAGGTGACGGCGACGCAGCGTGGTCTGCCTGGCGAACGAGGGCCGGTGGATTCGGAGGTACGCCACTAGACCGTTCGCCGGAAGGGGTTCAGGAGCAGCTCGGCCTCACCCGCGAGGTCGGCGGGGCTCTTCACGCCGGAGCCACCGCTGCCGCCGCCGGGAATGGACTGCACCGTGGTGGAGGTCGCGCCGCGGGTCAGGGCCATGGAGCTGCCGAACAGGATGACCGCCCAGATCGCGGACTGCGGCAGCGTCGACACCATGACCCCGCTGCCGTGCCCGTACTGCAGCGGCGCGGCGAGGGTGAGGGTGCCGGGTCCCGCGGTCGCGGAGGCGCCGGTGACGTGCACGACCTCCTGGTTGCCGGAGTCGAACACGGTGCCGGTCGCACCGGTGACGCCGAGCGCCTCCGACGTGATCGCCCAGCCCGTGCAGTCGTCGACGTTGAGGACCATCGCGCCGGCGGAGGTGGGCTGCGTCAGGGACGTGTGCGGCCAGCCGTTGACGTACTGGCACTTGACGACGTAGCCGTTGCGGCCGAGCGCCCAGTTGATGTACGCGCCGGAGAAGACGATGGACTGGCCGCCCTCGCCCGCGGCGGACGGCGCGTTGGAGCCGTAGACGCCGATGACGGGGTGCTCGATGTCGTACGCCGTGGCTGGCACGGTGACGTAGCTGCGGGGGAAGGTGTTGGGGGAGACCGCGAGGCTGACGATCTGCAGGACCGGCCAGCGCTGCAGGATGAAGCGGCCGTTGCCGGTGCCGTTCTGGATCGTGATGCGGAAGTCAGGCCCCTGCTGGATCTCCGTGTCGAGGGTCGCGCGGAGAACCTGATTGCAGTACGTGTCGGCCTGCGCGGTCGCGCGGGCGCAGATGTTGGCCTGCTCCGCGAGCTGCTGCGCCGGCGTGGTGCCACGGCCTGGTGGGATCGTGGACCACGAGATGCCGGTGGGCGCGGACGTGAGCAGCTCGGGCGTGACGTAGGGGGTGAGGGGTCCAACGGGCAGCGTCACGTGATCACCGTCCTCTTGGGCTTGCACTTACGGCACAGGTAGCCGTCGCGGTCGGTGGTCCAGATCGCGTGCTTGACGCAGAGCGGGGTCTGGCAACTCACGCACTGAGTGAACGGTTGGGTGGAGGCGGCGCGTCTGCCTCGTCGGATGGTGCCACACCGGCCGCAGACGCCCCGCCTCGACACCCTCTATCCAGCCTGAGTCAGCCGCTTGAGGAGCACGGCGCGAACGCCGGTGTCGGCCAGGCCGCGGTTCCGCGCGACCTGCCTCAGGTCCTTGACGGTGAGCTTGCTGAGGTCCTGAGCCTGCTCGCCACCGTCGTTGGGGTCGGCCGGCGTCGCGTCGTCCTCGAGCAGGTCGTCGACGAGCTCGGCGCGCTCGACCTCGAGCGCGTCGACCCGCGTTCGGGTGGGCGATGCGATGCCGGTGGGATTGTCCCTCGTTCCGTGCATCACCGGCTCAACGGTCAGGGCCGTGAGGGCCTTCGTGACCTCCGGGTTCAGGCCGGCGAACGCCGTGGTCATGATCGCCATCAGCTTCTGCATGCCCTCCTGGGAGGACGCGAGGCTGGCGATGGAGGCCTGCAGGCTCGAGGCGATGTTCTTCTCGCCGCGCTTCTCCTGGTTCTCGCGCAGGCGCACCTCGTCGGGGGTCTCCGGGATCTCCTCCGGGTCCACCGCCCAGTTCGGGTCGCCGCGCAGGTGGTTCTCGCAGGCGTGGCAGTCCAGCACCCACACCTTGACCGGTGAGCCGTGGGTCACCGGACGCGAGTGCGTGGCTCCACACCCCCCGTGGTCCCTCGACACGGCGACCCCCATGAGGTCGCTGCGTGCGTGCAGGGTCATGCTTCCTCCTTTAAATCAAACGGTACGAATCGGAATGCCTGTAAGGGGCACCGCCAATACACACATACCAGTGTCAAACATGGTGACACGCTCGATTTTGATGATCGATCGCGTGATGGGATTGCGACATTCAGTCACATTTGGAAACATTCCATTTGGAACCCGAATGACGCAAATTTCGTTGCGTCCGCCTTCCCACGCCGCTTTGCACGCTTCGGTGATCTCGTTCATGAAATCGGTTAGCGTATAAGGCGGAACGATTTCGTCCTGACTTCCATAGCGCACGCACGGGCTTCCGTCCAGGCTCACCACCGGTCACCGCGACCGGACGTGTTTCCTTGAACGCCGGGCGCGCCCACACCGTGGTGGTACCAGTACCATGTCCGACGGGGCACGTGGTGCACCCGCGCACCCAGCTGGCAGCAGTTCACGGTGAACTGGAAGTCCTCACCGTAGACCTGCCCGTCAACCTCGTCGGCCTCGGGCGGGGTGAACCGGGCGGCCTGCGCGAGCTCGGTGCGAACGAGGGTGGTGACCGTCGTCTGGTGCGGGTCGGCGGGGTCGAACGGTCGGCCGAGGTGGCCGAGCGGGTCGATCTCCGGCCGGTCGTTGTTAGCGCCATCGCGCACCATGTAGTAGCTGTAGACGTAGTCGGCGTTCGTCTCGAGCGCGGCGCAGTACAGGATCTCGAGGTGGTTGGGCATGAACGCGTCGTCGTCGTCGAGAAACGCGACCCACTCGGTGCGGACCGCGTCGAGCGCCCGCTGCCGGGTGACGCCGGCACCGGCGTGGTTGACGTCCTGCGCGACCGACACGTTCCACGCGGGAAGGGTCTGCGTGCTGACCGACTGCAGGGCCCGGAGAAGGTGGTCTCGCCGCGGTGGGATCGTGGGGACGCAGACCGTGATGTCACCCTTGCCTGCCGCCATCACGTCGCGTCTCCCCTCACCGCGAGAACCACCTGGAACATCGACCACGTCTCGTGTCGAAGGATCACGTAGCCAGCCTGCTCCAGCAGCGACCGGTAGCCGTCCTGATCCCACGCCCAGGTGTGGTACCCGTAGTGTGACCGGTCGGTCTCAACGTGGGGGCTCGACGCGACCAGGTAGCGAGAGCGACGCGCGACCCGTCGAACGAACTCGTGCGGGTCGAGCAGGTGCTCCAGCATCTCCGTCGCGATCGCGAGGTCACCCCACGTCACCGACCGAGGATCGGTGACCACGTCCAGGTAGGAGACGTTGGTGAGGCCTCGCTTCGATCGTGCGGCTTCCACGTTGGCCGGCGCGAGGTCGTAGCCCCACGCCGTCCAGGGGAGAACAATCTCGCCCCTCGCGGCCTCCTCAGCCAGGCGGTCCGAGATCAGCTTCAGCAGTCCACCGTCGCCACAACCCAGGTCCACGACGGTTGAGGCACCGAGGCGCAGAATGGCGTACGTCGCGAGGTCGCAGGCGAGATCCAGTCGTCCCCGGTGCTCCGCCTGGTCCACGTGCGGGGCGCTCTCTCGATCCTCGTACCAGCCGGGCGTGGTCCACTCGGGAAGCGTTCCAGGCTCGAACAGCTGCCACTCGGTCACCGGGACCGCCAGCAGGCGTGAATCTGGTAGTCGTAGGTGAAGTGTGGTCGCAGCTTGAGCTCGATGGTTGAGTGAGGCTCCCAGCCGGCGCCGCGAAGCATCGCCTTGACGTCGTCGACGCCCCACCCCCAGTAGTGCTCAGGGTTGCCGTCGTCTGCCTCATCGATGGGGGTCGACACGATGAGGTGGTGGGCGCGGCCGTGGATCCGACGAAGGACCGCGTCGGGGTCGTCGAGGTGCTCGATCGTCTCGGAGCAGATGAAGAGGTCGACCCCGCCGAGCTCCTCGAGGGTCTCCTCGATCGGCCCCACGTGAAGGTAGCCGGGCGCGTAGTCACCGAAGCTCTTGGTCACGCCCCGAAGCGACTCGAGGATCGCACCGTCGCCGCAGGACAGGTCGGCGGCGGACGTGCAGCCGTGCTGGTCAATGACCCACTGCGCGAGCTCGGCGGTGACCCGCACGCGAACGAGGTGATCGGCCCAGCGCGTGTGGTTGTGCGGCGTCGCGTAGATCCGGGCGAGCTCGGCGTCGGAGTGCTTGGGACGCAACCGAACGCGGGTCACAGGGCGTTCCTCATCGTCGCGAGGTCGTCGTTGAGCTGGGTCACGCAGTACGTCTGATAGGCCGCCTGGTCGCGGTTGAACATGGTTCCCGTGTTCACGGCCTGGTAGCGCTCGTCGTTCTCGGCCTTGCCCACGATGGGGTGCAGGTGCTCGATGACGACGTCGTTGAGGTACGCGAGCCGACCGAGGCCGTAGCCCCAGTCCTTCCACACGTTGTCGACGTAGAGGTGCCTCAGCGTGGGCGGGGCCATGTAGCCGAGGGCCTGAACCAGCCGGGCGTCGAGCGCGACCGCGGTGGGCAGGTTGATCCCGTGCACGAGGTCGTTACCGTAGGCGACGCCACCGCCCATGAGAGCGATCGCGTCGACGAGCCGGGCGTCCCAGCCCTCGGTGCGCGGCACGTGGTCGTCGCCGAGGAACGCGAGGCAGGTGCTGTCCGCGGCGTGTCGCGCGACGAGCTGGTTGAGCGCGCCCACCATGCCGGGTCCCGCGGGCTCAACGACGGTGACCGGCGCGGCCTTGCGGTAGGCGTCGAGGTCCTCGTCATCGGCGTCGACGCCGAGCACGAGCTGCGTGTCGGCGCGGTTGAGCGCGGTCATCGCCTCCGCGAGGCGGATCGCGTTCGCGACGCGGCCTCGGGTGGGCACGAGAACGGTGAGATCGGTCATACCAGTGACCTTAACGCACGGCTGATGCCGTCCTCGAGGGTGACCTTGGGAGCGTAGAACTTGAGCATCTCGGTGGGGTCGCCGACGCGGCTGGTGACCCCCACGGGCGCCTCGGTGAGGTGCTTGAGCTGGGGGCTGTAGCCGGCCGCCGTGGTGACGAGGCGCGCGAGCTCGTTGAACGACGTCGCGCGGCCGGTGCACAGGTTGACGGTGTCGGTGAAGCCCTGATCGACCGCGGCGAGGACCGCGCCGACAACGTCGTCGACGTGGATGAAGTCGCGAAGCTGCTCCCCGTTGCCCCAGACCTCGAACGGGTCATCTCGACGCAGGGCCCGGTGAATGAACGACGGGAAGGGGTAGTCGAGGTCCTGATCGGTGCCGTAGCCGCTGAACGGTCGAAACACGTGGACCCGCAGGCCAGCGGCTCGTGCGTGCTCAGCGAGCACCTCGCCGGTCAGCTTGGCCCAACCGTAGGTGAGGTCGGGCCTGCCGAACGCGTCATCCTCATGGTTGATCCACTTCTCGATCAACGGCATGCCGCGCATGAGGTCGTTCTCCCACGCCCGCGGCGAGAGGCCCTGCAGGTTCGTGGGGTAGGCAGCGGAGCTCGAGAAGTAGACGACCGCGCCGGGTTGGGTTCGCAGCGCCCACTGGAAGAGCTCGGCGTCGATCGCGAGGTCGACGGCGACCCTCAGCGGCGCGCCCTCGATCGTCGTGCGGCCACCGACCACGGCGGCGCAGTGGATGACGAGGTCGTAGTGCCGCGAGTTGAAGCGGAAGAAGTCGCGGGCGTCGACGCGGTAGGCGTCCCGGACGTCGAAGCCGGTGACCGAGTAGCCGAGGGCGGTCAGTCGGTTCAGCATGTGACGGCCGATGAAGCCCTGATGACCGGTGACCAGCGCCCGCTTGCTCACGTCAGCAGCACCCTCTCCCACCGCCACAGGTTGTCCTCGATCAGGCTATTCGCAGCGACGTAGCTGCGGGCGTGCGCGCTCATCTTCTCGCGGAGCCGCGCGTCACCGAGCAGCTCGCGCAGGTAGATCGCCCACTCGTGCGGTCGGTCCACCAGGAAGCCGGTCTCGCCGTGACGAACGTAATCCGCGTAGGGGCCGCAGTTCGACGCGATGATGGGGATGCCGAGCGCGCCGTACTCCATCGCCTTCAGCGCCGACTTTGACTTGTTGAACAACGACGGCCGTAGGGGAGCGAGGCCGAGGTCGAAGTCGATCGACCGCAGGTAGTCGTCGATCTCGCCGTGCCACTCCGAGTGGCGCCACAGGTTCTTGGGCCACTTCTCGACGAGGTTGTGACCCATGATGTGCAGCTCCGCCTGGGGCACGCGAGTGAGAAACCGCCGCAGCTCGCTGCTGAGCTCGGTCCAGTCACCGACGTGCGTGGCGCTGCCCGCGTAGCCGACCGTCACGCGGTCGCTGACGTGCTCCCGCTCGTGGTCGATGAGCCAGCTCGAGACGTGGTTCGGGATCACCTCGATGGGCGCGGTGGTGTACTCGCTGAGCCGGTTCGCGAGGTGATCCGTCGTCGTCGTCACGACGTCGGCGACCGCGAGGTTCCGCTTGGCTCGTTCCTGCATCTCAGGCTTGAAGAAATTGTGCGCGATCGCGTTCGAGCCCTCGATGTTCCATAGGTCGTCATCGAACTCGAGAACGACCTTGACACTGCCCTTGCGGGCCGTCCTCTGGATCCACTCCGTGGGTCCCTCGAGGACCACGCGCTGCGCGATCACGACGTCGACGTTGCCGAGCGCGACGTCCGCGGGCATGCTGCCATCGTAGAAGACGTCGTAGCCACGGGCCTTGAGCGCGTTGAACGGCTGCTTGACCCGATAGTAGCCGCAGCCGCTGTGGTCGCAGAGCCAGCCGAAGACGCGGGTCACGGCTCGCTGACCGTTCTCACCGGCTCACGGGGCACCCAACGGCCGCGCGTCTCCCAGCTGTGCCTGATCCACTGCCACCACGAGCCATCCGTCGTGACGGTGATCTCACCGCAATCACCGTCCTGGTCGGGGTATCGGCTGACCATGAACGCGTGGGCCCAGTTCTGGGTGTACCGACAGTCGCTCTCGCGGCAGACCCACCCGTTGAGAACAGGAATCAGGGGGCCGTGGTCCGAGTCAATCCCACACGTGAACGGGTGAAAGTGGCCGCGCCGCTGAAAGGCGTCGAGGGCGTCGACCACCTCGCGGGACCACGGTGCGTAGACCTTGACGCTCACTCGTCATCCTCCGTGACGGTGGCTTCACCGCACCTGGGGCACTCGTGGCTCCACGCGTTCCACAGTCGAGCGCACGCGACGCACCAGCGACCGCGCTTGGTTCCGAGGAAGCCGCGGAAGCCGCCGGCGAACGCGAGGCCGCCCTCGCCGCCGACCTGCTTCTGAACCGCGGTCGCGTGGCGGTCCGAGACCTCGACGCTGCCGCGACTGTTGCGCGTGTACCGGGTGCCGTCCTCCATGTTGAGGCCGTCGCAGCCCGGCGGGAGGTTGACGCGGACGCTCACTCGTCGACCTCATCATCGACGGTGAAGGTCAGAGTGTACGCCTTGCCGACCTCGAACAGGTTGGCGTCCTTGACGGAGATGTTGACCGACAGCGTGGGGGTCGCGGCGGCCCACGCCTTGTTGCGGCCGTCGGCGTAGTCGACACCGAACTCGAACGCGGCGCCCTCGCTGCCCCAGATCTTCTTGCTGTTACACTTGACCTTCGCGGTCACCTGAGCCATCGTCGCCCTCGATTCGCTAAAAGTTGATGTGCTTCGGGTGGCAGTCACCGCGAACCACCCTCACCGGGATCCCGAGGCGCTTGGCGAGACGGTGCATGTTCAGGTCCACGTAGGGGTAGTGCCACTCCTTGAGGCCCTCGATCACCGCCGCATCCACGAGTCGCCGCGGTAGGTAGGTGAAGCAGAAGGTGAACCAGTCGGGGTCGTCGACGTCGGTCTGCCAGAGCCTGATCGTGTCCTGTCCGGTGGCTCCCGGTGACGGCTCCTTGCGGTGACCCCAGACCCAACTCGGCAGGTGGGTCGAGCGCGGCCACAGCTTCGCGGGGGCGGTCCACACCGAGGTGGTGTCTCGACCCACGTGAGAGATCATCGCTCCCAGGTCGGTGGGCTCGATCGCGACGTCCGAGTCGAGCAGCAGCATGCCGACGTCCGCGGGGGTCGCCATCTGTCGCCACGCGGAGGCGAGCACGAGGCCCTTGCGCCCCTTGGGGTGCGCCGGCTCCGGGTTGACCTCGATGACGTGAAACGGGTGCTCGACGCTGGGGATCGTGCGGCCTCGCCACGCGACCTTGACGCAGATGAGATTGACCACGGCGCCGGCGGCACTCGTCTCCGGACCTGTCACGCGACGCTCCCAGCTCGGGATTGAAGCGACGGCTCTCCCGTCGGCTTCACTATATCGCGTACCAAGATGGCGGAGACGAGATGCCGTCGGGCTGTTATCGAGGTGTCGTGAGAACGTAGCCAACGGTGCCCGACACGGCACCGCTGGCCACCGTGACGTACAGGTCCGTCGTCGACCCGGCTCCCTGACCGGTCAGCTTGATGGACTGACCGTTGGGGATGGGGCAACCGTTGCTCGACGACACCCGGCTGCTCGTGCCGAGGAACACGACGGCGCCGGCGTTGTTGCTGATGACCAGGTCGTACACGTCCCCCGGCGCGGACACCAGGAGAACCCCACTTCCGCTCACGGGGATCGCGACGTTCGTGATGACGGCCACGGCTACGACGTTCCCGCGACCGTCTTCACGGTTCCCGTCGAGGCCCCGGTCACCACCGCCACGGCGGCCCCGGCACGGTGGTCGTAGACCACCGCCGCGGCCAGCGTGAGGTGAGTGCTGTCCGGGATCGACGCGATGGTGCCGACCTCGCTGGTGCCACCGGTGCCGACCTGCACGAGGTTGCCGGCCGCGAAGTTCGCCGTCGTGCCGACGCTGATGTTGCTGGTCAGGCCGCCGGTTGCCGCCGCGGTCAGGTTGGTCGTCGCCGTGCCGCTGACGGTGACGCCGCCCGCGGCCGCGTAGATCGCGTTGACGCCGTTCGCGAAGCTGAGCTCCGTCTGCGGCGGCAGCGCGAGGCCGCTCGAGGCGGTGACGCCGGCACCGCCGACGTACACCGTCGACGGCCCGGCGTTGAAGACCACGACGTGTGGCCTGCCGACGCTCGCGGGAGTGTAGACCTGGACCGGCGCCGCTCCCACGGGCGTGTAGATGGAACGGCTGGCCACGTCACACCACCGACGGGTTGGACGCCAGCGCGGCGAGGATGGTCGCGGACTGCCCGTTGGCGACCGCGGCGTACAGGTTGTTGACGAGGCCCTGAACGGTCAGCTGCTCGCCCGGGTTGAGCTGAATGCCCGCGGCCGTGGCGGTGATGCCGGAGGCACCCAGGTAGGCGGTGTTCGGCCCCGTGTTGATCACGGTGTAGGCCTGCTGGGCCGGCGTGGACGTCTGGAAGTTCCAGGTGTAGCTCTTGCCGCCGTGGCTGACGTTGCCGCCGGTGACGGCGAAGACCTGGGTGGCACCCGACACGCTGACCGTGGTGTTCTGAAGCTGGGGGTAGTCCCCCTCGAAGATTGCCACTTTCGTTCCTTTCGAGGACGAAGGTCGAGGAAGGCGCGACGGCTCGTGAGAGCCGTCGCGCGACCGATCACGTGTAGGGAGTGGTGCTGGTCTTCTGCAGGCCGGCCAGGTGCGCGGAGTACTGCGGCGCGTGAGCCACCATCGCCCCGTACAGGAAGATGCTGTAGCGGAAGGTGGCGTCGATGACCGGCCACGCGATGGACACGTAGTCCTGGACCGTGGTCATCTCCCAGGCGTTCGCGACGTTCGTCCACGTCTGCGGGAGCTGGTAGGTCATGAGGTCGGCGTTGCCCTGCTTGTACCAGGGGTGAACGACCATCTTCATGATCGAGCGGGTGAACGGGTTGCGGAACTCGTCGACCGCGGCACCGGTCTGGATGCCACCGGTCTCCGACTGCTGGATGAACAGACGGTAGTTGGTGGCGGAGCCCTGCGCGATGACGTCGTCGGACAGGTTCGCGATGTCGGTCGCCGAGCTGAGCAGCTCGGCCGGGTCGGCCTTGAACGCGCCGGGGTTGTTGGACGAGCTGTCCCACAGCGCCTTCAGGGTCGTGTTGATGACGTTGTAGTTCAGCGTCGAGCCGACCGCGTTGTTGACGTAGCCGCCCTGCCAGCCGGACGGGTAGATGCCAGCGTTGGCCGACACGCCGGCGAGCGTCGGGATGACGCCCTCCATGCGGGTGCCCTTGCCGGTGCCGGTGTCGGCGGCCGGGACGGCGACCGTGGTCGCGGCGGTGCCCTGCAGGGTGAAGCGGGTGCCGCCGACCTGAGCCTGCTGCAGGAAGTAGCCGGCGCTCGCGTTGTTGGTGTAGATGTTCGTGAACAGCGCGCCCGCGACCGTGGGGATGGTCACGTCCACGACCTGGCCGGCGCCGACGGTGACGCTGTTGCTCGCCACGGACGGGGCGGTCTCACCCCAGTAGTTGCCGGCGGTGATCTCGACGGTCAGGGTGCCGGTGGTGAACGCGGTCTCGTTGCTGCCCGCGGTCCGGAGCGTGATGGTCGGCGCGGCCGGCGCGGCCAGGTTGATCGAGGTGCCCGCGATCATCTGGTACTCCTCGCCGAGCATCATCTCCTGGAGGAGGATGAGGTTCGCGAGGGCCGAAACGTCCTCGAATCCCTGGCCACTGAACTGGGCCAGCCAGGACAGCTGCTCGGTGATGCCGAAGAACCGGTAGGGCACGTTGAGGGTGACCTCGGTCTGGCTACCCGACGGCGGCAGGTTCAGCGGCCAGGAGCTGAACGAGCCCCCGGACGTGACCAGCTCGTCGATCGAGATGTCGAGGACGCCCTGCCCGCCGGTCTGGGAGCCGCTGATGCCAGTGAAGACGCGCTCGATGCGGCTGAGACCCTGACCCGCAGGACGGGGGAACTTGTTGCGGTACAGGGTGTAGACGGGGTAGATCAGTCGGGACGGCGCGAGCAGGTCGAACGGCACGAGGCCGTAGATGCTGCCGATGCCGAGGTTGCCGGCGGTGAAGCTCTTGTCCGCGCCGGGGATGCCCTGCAGCAGCTGGCCGATCTGCTCCCCGATGGACGGCGCGGTCAGCGCCGTCTTCAGGTTGCCGAACTGGTTGAGGAAGCCCTGGTTCATGGACTTCACGACCGAGCTACGGTTCTGGTAGCCCTGCATCGTCGCGGTGCGCAGGTCCAGGGCGGCCTGGTGCGCGCGGTAGGTGATGTCGGCCTGGTCCTCCAGCGGCTTGTTGGAGCCGATGGTCGCGAGGCCGGCGCCCTTCACCAGGTTCGGCAGCTGCGCCTTGATCGCGTCGCCGGTGGTGTTGCAGCGCGAGACGGTGTCCTGCAGGCCCGCCTTGAGCTCGTTCATGTCCGTGGGCGTCTGGGTGTCGGCGCCCTCGAGGAGTGCAGCCACGGTGGTTCCCTTCCGGAAAGCAGCGGTTAGCGGTTGTGATCTACTTGAAACCGGTCATCTTCTTCAGCTCCCGCCACGCAACTTCCCGCTGCATCGGGTCGGGGTCGTTCCGCCACTGGTGGTGCAGTGCCTGGAACACGGACTCCTGAGCGCGCTCCGCGCGGCTCACGGACGGCAGCACCTCCGGTGCCACCGCCTTGTTGATCTGGTCGAACGCGACGCCGCGGTAGGGACCCACCGGGTCCGGCTGCTCGGCGAGCGCCTCCAGCTTCTTGCGGGTCTTCTTGAGGTCCTTCCGAAGGTCGGCGACCTCGGCGTCTCGGGCCGCGTTGACGTCGGCGACGGCCTTCGTGATCATCTCCTGGACGGTCACGAGGTCGAGGGTGACGGCCTTGGTGACCTCGGTCGTGACGGTCTTCTCGGCCTCAACGACCTCGGTCGCCGCGGCCTCGACCCTCACCTTCTTGGGCTTGGCGGCCTTGGCCGCACCGGCACCGTGCGGTGCTGGGCCGCCGACCCCCACCGGCACCGGACGAGAGCCCGGCAGCGAGCCGCCGTAGGGGCTGCCGCTGGGCGCGGTTGGGCAGAGGTCGGGGAAGGTCTGCGCGATGTGGTCGTGCATGGCCAGCATGGCCTGCCGCGCGTTGTCCTTCATCGCGTTGGTGTAGTAGGTGCGGGTGGGGACGCCGGTCACCGACGGTGGGCTCACCGGTCGCATCGGGTTGCTGCCGCTCGCGGGTGTCTCGGAGGCGCGACCCGCGGTGAGGTAGCCGTGGTTGAACTGCGCCGCGGAGATCGACCCGAACGGGTTGGGCGCGGTGTTGGGGCCGCCGTGGCCCGGCGACGCGGCCTCGTGACCGGCCGTGACGAGCGGACGGTTGTAGGAGCGGCCGTTCATCGAGCCCGGGGCGGGGAAGGTGCCGGGACCGGGGTTCGCGTCGCGGAACTCCTTGTACAGCTCCGACTTCGCCTCGAGCAGGTAGCGCGGGTCGGTTCCCTTGAGGGTGACCACGTGCTGCCACAGGTCGTTCGCCTTGCGGGCCTGGTCGAGCGGCGCGGACGCGGCCATCTCGAAGGCCTTGCGCTGCCAGTGGTTCGGGTCGAGGCTGGACAGGTCGTAGCTGGGGTAGCTCTTCGCGACGTCGTCTGGGTGGAAGCACGGGCAGGTCAGGTCGTGCAGCACGCCGTAGTCCGCGGGAACGTTGAGCATCTTCAGCCGCATCGACGCCGAGCCCTCGTGGTCGCCGGGGAAGATGAGGTCCGCGGTCTTCACGCTCGAGTCGGGAACGGTGGGCAGCTTCGCGTCGTGCTCGAGGGCCTCGATCGCGGGGCCGTCCGGCTCGCGGTGCGCCGGCACCGGGTCGGCGTCCTCGGTCTCCTCGACGCCGTCGGTGGGCGTCGCCTTCTTCTCGGCCTTCACCTTCTTGCCCTTGTGGCTCGCCCGGATCTTGCCGCCGGTGGCCTCGTCGTCATCCCCACCGTCGCCGTTCTCACCGCCGGCGGCCTTGACCTTGCTGTCCGCCTCCGGCAGGTAGCCGGGGTGGGCCTTGCCGCAGGACGGGCAGAACTTCTCGCCCTTGTCGAGCTGGTAGCCGCAGCCGAGGCACGTGAAGTCGTGGTTCTTCTTGACCGCGAGCGCGCCCTTGAGCTTGCCGCCGCACTCGGGGCAGAAGTTGTGCTCGGCGTGCAGGTTCGCCCCACAGCCGGGGCACATGACCTTGTCCTTCTTCTCGACGGTGACGACCTTCTCGACGGTCGGCTCGACGGCCTTCTCGCCGTCGTCGCACTTCTCCGTCTCGTTCTCGTCCTCGTCGTCGGCCTTGGCGCTGCCGGCGCCGCCGGTCCCGGCACCGGCGGTGCCGCCGCCGGCCTCACCCGCGCCGGCGCTGCCGCCGCTCGTGCCGCTGCCGCCACCGGTGGAGCCGGCCTTCGCCTCGTCGGGCTCCTCGTCCTTCGTGGCGTCCGGCTCGTCCATGGTCTTCGCCTCGGTGACGTCGTCCTCGACGGTGTCGACGTCGATCACCTTCTCGCTGTCGCTCATGCCGAGCTCCTTCTTCCAGCTCTCGGGGAGCCGGGCCACGAAGGCGGCACCCTTGCGTCGGGCGATGCGAATGATGCTGCTCTTCAGGTCCTCGGGCGACTTGTTGTCGTCGCCGGCGCGGCCGATCGAGGTCGCGGCGTCGTGCACGTCCTGAGGGGTGACGATGGGGAAGGAGCGGTCGGTGCCCGCGAAGTCACCGGCGGGGATCGCGTCGCGATCGGTGCCGCCACCCACGTTGGGGTCCACGTCGCGCTTCACGACGCCCTCGTGACCGGTGAGTGCCTTAGCGACGTCGGCCGGGGTGACGCGCTCACCCTCGTACGTGACGCCGCGCTTCACGACGATCTCGGTGACGTCGCCCAGCATCTTGCCCACGAACTCGGGGTCACCGTCGGCGCCGGCGGCCTTCACGAGCTGGAACTTCGAGTTGAAGTTGCTGCCGCGGTCGACGAGGCTGATCTCACTGATCTTGGTGAGGCCGTCGCGGCGGCCGCGGATGATGCCGTTCATGGCCTTGCCGGTGGGGTCCGGCACGATGTCCGGGTGCGTGATGCCCACCGAGTAGCAGGTCAGGACGCCCTTGCGAACGAGCTCCTTGGCCACGGGCTCCACGACGAGGGACTTGACCCAGTGCCCGTCGGGGGTCGCCTCCACCTCGAGGCCCCTGCCGGCCGGGTCCCGGCGAGCCTGGTGCTGCACCCGCACGTTGCCGCCGGTCTCGAGCCACTCGTGGATCGCCTTCGCGGACCAGTCCTGGTCGACGATCTGCAGGTCGCTGTCGACGGTGCCGTCGGTGGCCTTGCCGTAGACGATGAGGTCGCCGTCGGCCGTCTCCTCGGTCTTCTCGATGGGGAACGAGAAGTAGGTCAGCTCGCCGTCGGGGGTGAGGGTTGCGGCCACACGGCTTCCTTTCCGTCAGTCCGTCGTCTTGTTGAGGTGATCGCTGCCGTGGTGAATCTGGAACGAGTGCGCCTCGTCCCACGGCCCGACCACGGAGTGGACGGTGCCGACGTACGCGTTGAGGGGCTTGCCGAGGCGCTGGGCGGCCAGGGCGCGGTGGTGACCGTCGATCACCTTGAGCTTGGGGTCACCGGGGGTGTCGACGAGGATCGCGGGGTGCAGGGTTTCGCCGGCCCTCAGTCGCTCCACGAAGCGGTCGACGGCGGCGGCCTCGTGGTGAGCCGCCCACCGAGCCTCGTTGCTGAAGTCGAGCAGGCTCGTGGGGACGTCGGTGGGGCCAACCCACCTCGCGTCGTCAACCCACGCGTAGCCCTCAGCGCTGAAGTTCCGGCTCATCAAGGCCGCGACCTCGTCGGCGGTCGCCGATCGCGTCCCATCCAGGTAGGTGTCTCGACCCAGCGCGCTGAGCACGAGCTGCAGGTCGTCACGGAGCTCGGCGCGAACCGAGGGGTTGTCGACCAGGTGAGCCGGGTCCCACCACGCGAGCGCCTCAACCTGGTCCCCGTCGGGGTCGTCGGGGTTGGTGACGCGGTCGCGGCCGTCGAAGATCGGCACGTCGGCCTCGGACGCAACCTCGTAGACGAAGCCCAGCCAGCGACCGCTCTCCGTTCCCCAACCGGGAACGAACCGCCCGACGGGGAGGACGCAGCCGGTCTCCTCCTGCCACTCCCGAACCGCGGCGCTGCGCGGCTGCTCACCGGGTTCCAGGCAGCCGCCGGGAAACTCCCACGTGCCGGCGGCCCGGTCGGGCGGCTCAGTTCCGACGAGGTCGGACACGCTCTGGTCACCGTAGGGCACGTCGTGGCTGATGGAGCCGTCGGCGTGGGACCACCAGTCACCGCTGTCCAGCCCCCACGCGAGCGGCAGACCGCAGGGGCAGTGCGTGGGACCAACCGCGCGCTGCAGCATGAGCACGCGACCGGTGTCGGCGGCGCGCACCGCGAGCCCGGCGGCGACGCAGGCGCCCTTGGTCGCGGTGCGACCCTCCCACCGGTCGCACACGTCGATCAGGTCGATCGAGCCCCACACGAGGTCGCACTCGTGGGTGTCGAGGTGGAACATCACGCAGGTGCCGCAGGATCGAGCGCGGCTCTCAGCCGGCCGGTAGTGAACCGACTCCTTGGACACCTTGACGCGCTTGCCGAGATCGCTCACGCTCGGCGCGCGGCCCCGGTCGTTCACGTCACCGGGAACGTCGCTGATCGCGGCCTGGCCGGCGCCGTGGCCACCCTGCGGCCAGTAGCCAGTGGGTCGCGCGTCGACGTCGGTTTGGTGGCCCTGGGTCAGGGGTACCCGGTCGTCGCGACCGCCGGAGGGGTGATGCGCTTGAGATCGGTCGGAACCATCGTAGAAGCCACCCATGTAGCCGTTGGGCGGCTGTGAGGTCCACCGTGGGGGCTCACCCCCGGCCGTGCCTCCCGGGACCCCACCGGGCACCTCGGTGCCGTCTCCCAGGTGCCGGACCGGGGATCGACCGCCGCCGCCGGCCGCGTTGAGCGGCACGGCCGAGTCGATCCAGCTCTCCTGACCGTTGAGGCTGACCACGCGGCGGGTCGCCTTGACCACGCGGATCGCGTCGTCGATCTCCAGGCCCTCAGCCAGGTGCTGAGCGATGCGAGCGAGCGCCGCCTGGTTGACGTTCCGCGGCACCCACGTGCTGACCTGCCGGCCCTTCTTGACGTGACGGCTCAAGGCCTCGAGCTCGCTGCTCACGGCCTTCGCGAGGGACGCCGCGTCCGCCTTCTTTGCGGGCGCGGCGGCCTGCGGCTTGGCCGCGGAGCGCGGCGGCGTCTTCTGGTCGCCGGTCGCCGAGGCGTGACCCGGCGTCTCGGGGTGCTGCGGTGCCGCTGCCTGGGTCGGAACGTCGGCCTGGCCGGTGCTCTGGGTCTGGGCGGTGCCGGTCGCGGTGACCGGCAGCTCCGGCTTCAGGCCCGACAGGGAGAGCTGGCCGGGGTCGCCGACACCGGGCTCGTCGGTCGTGCCAGCGGTGACCGCACCGAACGGCACGGGACCGTTCTTGCTGAGGAAGACGGGGCCGCTCGTCTCCGGTAGGCCCCACGGTTGCAGGTTGAGCTTGTCGCGGGCCTCGTCGACGCTGCGCAGCCCGTTCTCGACCTGCTTGATGAGCAGGTCGGTGATGAGGGCCTCGTCCTCCTCCGCCTCGAGGCCCTCGAAGACGAACTGCATGTCGTCCTGGCCACAGACGTACTCGAGGATGTTGTTGATGATGTCCGCGATGAACATGAGCGTCGGCTTGGTTGCCTTGCGCTCGCCCACGTTCTCGGCCATCTTCGCCATCTGGTGGGACGCGCCGGGCGACATCGACGTGCTGACCTTGGGGGCGATGCCCAGCTCCATGGGCATGATGTCGAACGCCATGCAGACCTGGGTCATGACGATCTCGTCGAACGCGTCGGCGAGCTGGACGCCGCGCTGCGGCTCCACCTTCGTCCCCGGCGGCAGAACAATGATCTTATGGTGCCAGGCGGGGTCGCCGGCGAACGCGTTGAGCGCGTCCTGCAGCTCCCGAATCTGGTTCGGCGTCATGTTCTCGTCGCCGGGCGACATGTAGACGGCCGGGACGGTGCCCTCACGGAAGTAGTCGAGCTGGTAGCCCTGCTTCTGCAGCCCGGACAGAACGGGGATCATCGCGCGTTCGATGGGCGGGAAGCCGTACGGCGTCCACCGGCGAGGAACCATCGGCACATACAGCAGCTGGTCGCCCCGGAACTGACCGACCTCGCTGCCGCGGAGGCCGCCATCCTGGATGTCCATGTCCGTCAGCATTTTGATGAAATCGCTGCGGGGGACGCCGTAGAGGTACTGCTGGTAGGCCGGCGCCGGCGGAGCCGGGTAGCCGCCGTGCATGTCGTAGAGCGGGCGGATGGTCGGGCCGCTGATCAGGTTCAGGCTGTCGAGGTCGCTGCCGAGCAGGCCCTTCCGCATGCCACGGCCGCGCTTCGGCCGGAGGAACAGGGACAGGGCGTCGAACACGAACACCTCCTCGAGGAAGGCGTCGATGAACGTGCTCCAGCTGTAGTAGTCCGGGTCGGGCCGCTTGAAGAACTTCTTGGCCTTGGCGCGGCGCTCACCGAAATCCTTGAACCACGCCTTGTCGCCGCGGTTTGCCTTGGCGGCCTCCTGCGTGGGCAGGATGTCCCACTCGAGGCCGCGGATCTCCGACTTGCGAAGCTGAATGCAGGCCCGGGCCACGGAGTAGAGATCGGCGAGGGTCCGCAGGGTACTGAAGCTAGCGAGCTTGAGGCCCTCCGAGCCGGGCGTGCCGACGGGGAGGTTCCACCCGACGCGGTACTCCTCGCGGCGAGGGTCGGCGCGGCCGGACGCGGGATCCGGCTCGTCGACCGGCACCGGCAGGATCGGGCTGAACGGCCCGAACGCGCCCTGCGTGAAGGTCGCGGTTGGCCGTGGCAGGAAGCCGGCGTAGGCGTTGGCGTAGCCGTGCTGGTCAGCCAGCTGCATCGCGAGCGGTGAGATCGCGCCGGTGCCCTGCGGCGGTGGCGTGGGTCGGGCGCCGCCGGGTGAGTACCGCGCGGCGCGCAGGATGGACCTAGTTGACGCCACCGGTGACCCCCGTCTCAGCCTCGGCCCAGAGCTCGCGCTGCAGCCGTCGCGCCGTGACCTTGACCTCGTTCTTGAGCGCCTTCGCGCTCGCGTACCCCAGCGCCCTCGCGATCTCGGCCCACGTGGCGCCCCGCTCCTGCGCGTCGTTGATCAGGCGCAGCTTGAGCATGAGCTCGTCACGTGGGGTCACGGGGCTCCTCTCACGAGCAGTAGGCGTAGAACGTGGGGCCGATCGCGGTGGGCGCGATGTAGGTGGTCGTTCCCACGGTTCCGGGCGTGCTCAACCCGGTGCTGCTGGTGCCGCCGAGCAGCGGCGTCGGCACGTTGGCGCCGGTGATGAACTGAGCTGAGGGGCTGAACGTGGGCGCGAGGACGCTCGGCCTCGTCCCGGAGAAGTTGAACATGAGCCCGATGTAGTGCTGACCCGTCGTGCGAGACTGGTATTGGCTGGCGAGTGCGAGCTTGTACCACGTGTTCGCGGCGACCGGCGTCGTCAGCTGGTCCGCGGTCACGGCCCGCAGCTGATAGGACGAGTTGAGGATGCAGGCCCACCAGTTGAGGGGACCGACGCCGGAGGTTGAGCCGGTGCAGAACCCGATGTTGCTCAGGGTCATGCCGGCGGTGAGGGTGATCGACATGAGGTACAGGGTGGCGTTGTTGGGGGTGCTCGGCACGCCGACCGTGTAGCGGTGGCAGGTCTCGGTGATCGCACCCGGCGTCGGCGCGGACTGATCGAGCGAGGGTGACTGCATCGTGTAGACGGCGCCGGTGCTGTCCTTGACGAACAGGCCGCCGCCGTACGCGAAGACCACGCTTCCATCCGGCGTGCCAGGCTGGGTCGGCAGGTTCGGCAGGTAGTGCTGCTGCGAGGTGAAAGCGGTGCCCGGTCGCACCTGAACGTCGTTGTCGAACCAGGTTCCCGACTTGATGAGCTGCGTGCCGGGAGGCGCGCTGCTGTCGGCTCCGCTCACGGTTCCTCGGTCTCCTCGCTGGGATCGTCGACGTCCTCGGGATAGACCACGCGGCTCGCGTCCCAGGTCGGCCAGTACGTGAACTCGGTGACGTCACCGTCGCCGTTGAGCTTGCCGCTCGCGAGCCTGGGGCACGCGGGGGTTGAGGAGCCGGCGTGGATGCCGGCGCAGAAGCGGCAGAGGCCGCCGTCGGCGGCGACCTTCTCGAGCTCCTCGCGCTCAGCCCGGCTGATCGGCAGGCGAGGTTGGCTGCCGAGCAGGCGCTGTGCGCTGCTGACCGCGGCGAGCGCGGCGAGGTCGAGCTGCGAGTGCGGTGAGGGGCTCGCGCCGGGCATCGTCATCAGTACGCTCCCACGAGGGGAATGAAGCCGGTGTTGGTGCCGACGCTGGTTGGGTTGAATGACGCCGGTAAACCAGACTGGCCGTTGAGATAGAACGAGCGACGGTTGCCGGCGTTGCTGACGCCGAGGCCGAGCCACGGGGCGTTGAGGTCGTTGGCGCCGAGCGCGTACGGGACGTTGACGCCCGTGAAGCCACCGAGGATGTAGAGGATGTAGACGAAGCGGCCGGTTCCCTGCGCGGCGACCGTGGTGATGCCGCCGCTGGTCCAGCCCGCGAGGTTCCACAGGTTGTTGTCGTTGGGCGACACCTGCAGCTGCGTGCCGCTGTCGTTGTAGATGCCGAGCTGGTTGGGCACCGCGGAGGAAGAGTAGGTGCCACCGGTCCGCACGGCCGCGACGAGCGTTGACAGCGCGGTGTTGGCCGGCACGTAACACCGCGCACCGAAGACGGTGCCGCTGGCGAGACCGGAGATGTTCTGGAACAGCATCGGGTCATCGCTCGCGGTCAGCAGGCCATAGCCGCTGAGGGGGTAGACGGGTCCACCGGCCGCGGCTGGTGCGGCCCACTTGACGCCGACGGTCTGAGCGGCGTCCGCGGTGAGGACGAAGGTGTCGGTGCCGACCGGGAGGTGGACGGGCGCGCCGCCACTGATCGCGACGATCAGGTCACCCTTGGCGGTGAGGAGCGTGTTCTCGATGGCGTTGACGATGCGGCTGTCGTTGCCGGCCGCCACGGTTCCACCCGTGGTTCCCACGTTCAGGGTTGCGGCCCCACCGAGCCCCAGGCTGCCTCGGGCCCCGGTGACGCTGACGACGTCCGACAAGTTGTTGGCTGCCTGCAGGGACCCAGTGATGCGAGAGTCGTTCCCGGCTGCGACCGTCCCAGCGGTCGTACCGACGCTCAACACCGCAGCGCCGCCGAGACCGAGGTTCGCGCGAGACCCGCTCGGACTGGCCACGTCGGACAGGTTGTTCGCGGCCTGGAGCGCGCCAGTGATGCGGCCGTCGTTGCCGGCGGCCGCAGTGCTCGAGCTCGTGCCGAGCTGGTAGAGCTGGTACCAGATCGCGGCGTTGGTCACGACGCTCTCGGCGACGAAGTACGCGGACGTGCTCGTGTTGAGCCACACCGACGTGATCGAGTAGCCCTGGGTGCCGTCGTCCGTCGCGGTGGGGTTTCGCGTCGCGGTGAAGTTGTTCTGAACGCCACTTCCGCCGCCGAACGGGGTGGGTGCCGGCCAGGCGCCGTTGGCCTTGGGACCATAGAACACGGACGTGTTGGACGTGTTGAGGTAGAAGTCGCCGTTGAAACCGAGCGAGTTGCTGGGGGCTCCCACCCCGGACAGCCAGCCGGTGCCGCGGGGACCGGAGGTGCCAGCGGTCGTGATGGTGACGTTGACCACCCGTGGTCCTCCCTAGGGCTGCGCGACCGTGCGGCCGTAGAAGACGCCGGCGACGAGCGCCGTGGCGTCGCTCAGGTTGGGGTCCATCCAGAGCGTGTAGCTCGCGCCGTACTCCGAGAGCAGGTTGGTCGCCGTGGGGGTCAGAACGACCTGCAGGGTCGACGTGCTGCTCGTGACGGTGATCGTGCCGGCGCTCGTGGAGGCGGTGCTGTTGACGAGGAAGACGGTTGCGCCGGACTGGTTGCTGCGAACGACGAGCTCAAACGTCTTGTTGGTGATGTTCGTCAGGGAGCCGTCGTCGTTGGTGACCTGGTAGCTCTGCGCCCACTGCGAGCCGATGGGTGCGATGGCCTGGAAGAAGTTGGGCAGGGGAGCCGGCTGGGTCACGCGGCCTCCTCGATGCCGGCCCCGCAGTGCGGGCACTTGTCGCGGGCGACGCCGCCGCTGGTCTTGGTGAACGGCTTCTCGCACCGGTGGCACTTGACGACGCCGTAGGCGTCGAGCCACGAGCCGCCGATGAGGTCCTTGAGGTCGTAGAACGCCCAGACGCAGGCGTCCATTCGGTCCGGGGACTCGGGGTCACCCGGCGCCCAGGTACACATCTCGTCCTCGAGCTGGGGGAAGATCCCCACGTGGTGGATGCGGTGCTGCTCGTAGAGGGCGGAGACGGGCTCGGCGCGGGTGTTCTTGCCGCGGCTCGCCCGCACCGATCGGAACGACACGTTGTTGTCGACGGCGCGAAGGACCGTGCCGATGTAGTCGCCGCCGTTGTTGACCTCGGCGACGATCCGGTCGGCCTCGAACTCGTGGTAGGCGTCCACGGCGCGGCGCATGCACTGCTGTGGGGTGCCGCGCATCGTGTAGTCGGCGAGGACGTAGCCGTTTCCCTCGCGGTCCGCGGCCGCGACGACGATGCCGGTGAGGTCGCTGGTCTCGCCGCTCGTGACGGAGGGGTCGACGCCGACGACGACGCGCACCAGGTCGAGGTTCTCGCGGGCCTCAACGGGTAGACGGTCGTTCTCGAGCCACTCGCGCTTCCACAGGGCGTTGTCCCGGTTCTCGAGGATCTCGGCGTCGAGCTCCTGCAGGCCGAGCTGGGTGCCGAGCATCGGGGCGATGACGTTGGCCTTGTAGCTGTCGCTGAGGTTCTCGAGGTTGTCGACGGTGCGGCCGCGGGTGACGATGACGTTGTCGCGCTGCATGAGCCCCGGCGTCGCGAGCTTCGTGTCGGAGACACGGAGCAGGGCCACGGGGCGGGGCGTGGTGGCGACGACGATCCGGCTCACGTAGTCGAGCGGCCAGTCGGGGCGGCGGGGAAGGCGGGTCGCGATGGTCAGGTTGGACCACGTGGTGTCGGCCGCGGTGCCCTTGTGGGCGTCGGCCCAGAAGCAGGACTCGTCGCCCCACCCGAAGTGAAACTGCGGACCGCGGAGCTGCCAGGGCTTCTCCGCGGAGTACGTGAAGAACTTGCTGCCGTTCTCGAGGTAGAGCTCACCGAGGGAGCGGTTCCACGCGCCGTTGATCTTGCCGCCGCGGAGCTCGGTCTGCTTGAAGCAGTTGAGCAGCCCCGAGTCGCCCTCGATCATGGTGTCGCGGGTGTCGCCGATGGTGCGGGCGACGAGCGCGATGCGGCAGCCGGGGTACCGCCGGGCCTTCTCCGCCATGAGCTCGGCGGCGGTGCGGGACTTGCCCCAGCCACGGCCGGCGAGGATCAGCCAGACGAACCAGTTTCCCTCGGGCTCGAGCTGGTCGGGGCGGGCGGTCTCGCGCCAGGTGCGCTTGTGACCGTCACCGTTGTCGATGTCGGTCTTCTTCTGCTGCAGCTCGCGGAGGCGACGCAGCTTGTCGAGCTTGACCTCCAGGAGAGTGTCGACCACGGCGCTCACCCCCGCTGTTGACCTGAAGTCAGCCTAGATCGTTAGGTCAGGTTGATCCGCTTGGCCTCCGCGAGCTCCGCCTCGAGCTTCGCGATCTCCGCGTCGACGCTGTCGACGGTGAGGATCTCGGCCTTGGTGGGCGCGTCGAGCCCGAGGAGCCGCGCGCGCCGTTCCTTGATCTTGAGGATGCGGTCGACGATCTCCATCAGGAGGCGCTTGTCCGGGACCGCGAACCCCTCCTCATCGACGATGATCCGACCCTGCTGCACGAGGCGGGGGTTGGCCTGCAGCTCGCGCCAGCAGATCGCCTCGAGCTCGTCGTAGCTCTGCAGCTCGAGCGCCCGGGTCTCATCCGCGGCGAATCGCACGGCGCGGGCCATGGCTCGCTTGACCGCGGCGCCGGCGCGGTCCGGTGAGGGACCGCTCTCTCGCTTGCCGTCGACCCACAGCTCGAGCCGTACCGCGATCTGCTCGAGGGACCAACCGAGCGCCTTGAGGCGCGCGGCCTCGGAGTCACGGGCGCGGCCGTAGCTGTCGACGGGGCCGATGGGCAGGGGGACCAGGAGCTGGTCGTCACCGTTGCGGTCGCTCACCGGGCCTCCTCGTTGGTCGTTCAGTTGACACAGGACAGCCCCACCTCTCGGGGGTGGAGAGGTGGGGCTGTCCCGTTGAGCCGTCGCGATCCTTAGCCGCGACGGCCGCAGACCGGCCAGGCGCCGATGCCCTGGCCGACGAGAACCTTCTCCGCGATCGCGATCTGCTGCTCGCGGGTGGCGAGGTCGGCGCGGGACGCGTAGGCGCCGCCGCCGTAGCCGAGCCACGTGCTGTACGTGAACTGCAGGCCGCCGTAGAAGCCGTTGCCGGTGTTGATGTGCCAGTTGCCGCCGGCCTCGCAGGCCGCGATGGCGTCCCAGTTGATGCCGGTGTGCGCGCTGGGAGCGGGCGCGGAGCTGGCGGTCGACACCGGTCGGCTCGCGACGGTGGGCTGCGTCGTCGCCTGCTGTGATCGGTGAGCCGGGGCGGGCGGCACCGGGGTGCCCGGCGGCGGGATGGTCAGGTCGAGGTCGACCTGGAGCAGGTCGGGGTCGGTCAGGGTCGCCTGGTTGGCCTGCCAGATGGCGGGCCACGCGGCGGGGTCACCGAGCAGGTCCCGGGCGAGGGAGCTGAGGGTGTCACCCGACTGAACCACGTGGTGCGTTGGCTGCGGGGGCGAGACCTCGTGCGGAATGACCCGCACGTGGTTCAGGTCCTCAATGATGGTGATCGTCCGTTCCGGTTCCGGGTTCCGAGCGGTCGCGCTCGCCGTGGGGGCGAGCGCGGCTGTTGAGATCGCGGCAACGGCGATCGCGCCAACCGCGTTGAGGGTCTTCCCGAGGGAAGAGGCAGACATTCGGTCTCCTAGGTTGAGGCGTCACCCGCTGACGTCGCCATCGACGCGCTGGGGTGCTGACCGCAACCACCGGCTTCCGTGTCTCGTGAGACAGGTCACCTCTTGGCGATAGTATACCTCGTCACAACGGACGTTGCCATCAACCGGTGCTTGCGGTCCAAAACCTACCAACCATTGAAGATCAAGTAAACAGTTGAGGTACGATTAATATCAAATCAGTCCGCGACGCCCGTGAGGGCTGCGATCTTGTCGTACGCCTCGATCAGGTTCTCAGCCAGGTAGACCCGGATGTGTCGCCGCCTCGACCCGTTGTGGCGCTTCCCCGCCGGCTCCAGACCTGCCAGGTGGATCAGGTTCCGAACCTGGCCCTCGGTGAGCCTCGGCGGCCCGAGCAGGCTGGCCGCGTCGAACACCGACCAGTACCTGGGATCGAGCAGGGGAACGACCTCGAGGTCCCTGGAGGACCAGCCGCGTCGCGGCTGGTTGGTCTTGTCTTCATCACTCACGATGCGATCCCTACGTTGACGTCGTCGATGGTGGGCGGCGGAAGCCCCACGCTGCCGTCACGCCAGGCGAGAACCCAGCCCTGGATGACCGGCGAGTAGTCCATGCGCGCGACCGGGCGGCGGTCGTCGCCGTCGCGGCAACCCGGGTTGACGCACCGGACCTCACCGCGGCTGGACCAGAAGCGCAGGGTGAGCTGGCCGCAGTAGGGGCACCGTGCCTCCGCCTGGCCGACGTTTCGGGGAAGCCGTTGAGGCAGGTCCCGCTCGCCGAGGACGATGAGGGAGCGCGCGCACCAGCCGCCCAGCTCACGGGCCGGCTCGAAGAGCCAGTCGTCGTGGATGGCCTCGGCGAGGCTCACGATCGCTCGCAGGGCGAAGATCGTGTTCGCGTCGTCCCCACCGCGCCGCAGCCAGCTCATGCCGGCGAGGTCGCGCAGGTCGTTCTCGAGGTAACGCGCCGTCGCGTGGATCTCGAGAACGAGGTGGGCGACGGGGGCGTTCCACGGTGGCTGCGAGTGGTCGATCCGACCGGTGCGACCGCGGCCGCCGAGGCGGCTCGTGGGCGTCGCGATGATCGCGTCGAGGCGGTCGACGAGGGTGACGGCGTCGGTGACCGCGGCGCTCAGCCGCTCCCGAACGGTCGATCTTACGGGCTCCACCATGGTGCGATAGTATCATCGCACTGGTTTTCTCAGCTGAGATCAACGTTACCGTTCGATACCTGACCCTGGACACGACGATGGGGCCGGGTTGACCCGACCCCACCGTCTCTACGCTGAGACCATCATACCACCAGTTGAGGTTCCCCTACCAGCGGCTCGCTCGCCGCAGCAGCCAGAGCCAGAACCCCAACCGACGGTGTCGACCGCGACGGTGTCGCCGTCGCAGGGGCGGCAGGACCTGGCACTTCGGGAACGTGCAGCCACCGGCGCACCAGGTGGAGCACCGGGGGTTCACCCCTCCCACGGCCACCGCCCCGCCTGCCGGTCCTCCCACGGCCACCGCCCCGCCTGCCGGGCCTCGAGGGTCGGGATCAGACCGAACGTCGCGTCGGTCAGGCCGCCGAGCTCGTAGCGGTTGGTGCCCGGCTGCGTCGGCAGCGCGGACGCCGTGTAGGCGGCGACGTTGAAGGCGTAGATCGGCACGCCGCGGGGCGCCGAGGCGTCGACGTCACCGATGTGGTAGCCGTGCATGACGTTGCCGAACGTCTGCAGGTCGGTGAGGATGATGACCCGTCGGTGGTCGTCCCGCAGGGTCTCGCTCACGGCCCGGGCGATCTCGGTGCCGCCGCCGACGCTGCCGATGCTCTTCCGGAACGTCTCCACGGCCCGCAGCAGGCTCGTGCCGCGGTCGACGCCGGTGACGTGGAACTGCCGGTTCGCGAAGCCCCACAGGTCGACGCCGGCGGGGTTCCGGATCTTCAGGGCGAGCCCAAAGATCGCGGCCGCGGTCGCGTAGTCCATCTTCGACTTGCTGGACAGCTCGCCGTAGGTCATCGAACCGGAGGTGTCGACGAGCACGAGCGTCCGCCCGTCGAGGATCGGCACGTTCGCGAGCGAGTGGCTCAGGGCCTGCTCCAGGGCGTGACCCCACCGCAGGGACTGCACCTCCCGGTAGGCGGACCAGAACCGGAACGGCAGTTGCCGGCTCCGCTTGACCTGCTCCGGGTCGGCGAGCCGCGTGATCAGCGGCCCGGCCACGGAGTCCGGGACCCCGGCCTCGTCGAGGTTGCGAAGGTTCCGCAGCAGGGCCATGTAGCCCATGGTCGGTGCGGCGAGCTGCCAGATCTCGGCGTTGGTGATCGGTTCAACCCTGGTCGGCTTCTCACCGAGCCACGGCTTGAGCCACTCCCACTGCCCGACCATCGCACCCTGGATCAGGTCCAGGGAGACCTGGTTGCCTCGCAGGGCACCCCAGGCGAGCTCGTGCCGCTCGTCGGGCGCGTAGCGCGACAGGGTGTGCCGCAGGTGGACCTTGGTCAGGGACTCCGGCGGCTCCGCGTCGTCGCGACCCTGCCGCGCTGTGATCGCCCACCGGAACAGGTCGTCCTGCCACGAGCGCTCGGCACCGGGGACGCGGACGTTCGCGTGGGTCAGCTCGAGCACGTCACCGAACCGGACGGCCTTGGCCTCACCGTCGTAGCGCAGGAACGCGGCCTCGTCGTAGAGGCGGGTGACGGCGTCGGCGACGCCGCGCTTGACCGGCTTCGGCAGCCGGAGCTGCGCGGTGCCGTCGTCGCGGATGACGCCCCAGCGGTGCTTCCAGTAGGCGAGCAGCTCGCCGGGCTCGTCCGCGCGCTGCAGGACGGACGTGATGAGCTCGCGGTTGCCGTCACCAACCTTGCCGGCAGCGAGCCGCGCGTGCACGGCCTCCGCGGCGAGCAGCAGGGACGCGGTGCGGATGTTGCCCGGGCCGCGCAGCCAGGAGAGGAAGGCACGCACCCACGGCCACGTCTCATCGTCGGTCGCGAGGCCGCGCACGAGCTCGCGGAGCCGGTCCGTGCCCTCATCCGCGGTCTCGTAGAACGCCTTCTCGCCGGCGAACCGCGTGGTTGCGCGGAGGAACAGCTCCGATCGAGCGTCGCGCGTGTAGCCCGGGGCGCCCTCGTGGGTCACGGTGTCGGGGGTCGAGCTGACCGTCCGCAGCGGGCCGCCGGGGGCGACGCGTCGCGGCTGGGTCGCTGCCTTGTTGAATCCTGCCACGTTCCTGACTCCTCTTCCTCGTTGGTCAGACAACACGAGACCCTCAGCTCGACAGGGAGTGAGCTGAGGGTCTCGTGGTGGTGTGGTTCACCCCGTCACGGGTCAACCACGGTGCTCGTCACGGCGACTGATTGGACGAGGTCACGCCGTTGCGGGGACGGGATTTGAACCCGCGACCTGTGGGTTATGAGCCCAACGCGCTACCGAGCTGCGCCACCCCGCTAGGGCTTCGTGAGCTGGACCGGGACGAGACCTGAGGTTGACGATCGGCAATGAGGCGCAACCAATTTGCGAAGTAGCCGGTCGTCAGCGCACCGTCCCGGTCGCTCACGAGGTTCACCACGAGACCGGAGGTTGGCTGACGGACCGTCGCTACCGATTAAGAGTCGATTGAAGTATCCGTCGGCCTTCGCACCGTGGTGAAGATCATGTAGTTGTGGGTCGTCGCGAGACCGAGGCCGCTCACGGTTGATTCAGTAACGTGCTACCGATTACACTACAGCCCGAGGGGCCGACGGGACTCGAACCCGTACCTCAACCTTACGAGGGTTGTATTGAAGTAGCCGCTCGCTTCGCACCGCGACGATGAAGTTGTGGCTCACCTCGAGACCGAAGCGCCGATCGGGGTATGCCGCTTGGCCGCTGCGGCTAACGACCGGGGTTGAGACCGGTCGATGGGATTCGAACCCACGATTCCACCAGGAAGTACCCGCTCAGCTTCGCACCGAGGTGAAGTTGTCGTGAGGGGTTGCCCTCTCACTCGTGGCTACCGCTGGGTTCGAACCAGCGACCTCCCCGGTTTCAACGGGGCGCTCTCCCAGCCTGAGCTAGGCAGCCAGGTGCACGATGCGGGGTCATCCCCCGCTTGAGCTCGTCTCATGGCCGAGCCCTTTCAGCGGTACAGGAACTCGAGTACTTGTCAGCTGAAGGTTCGCCGTCGTGCCGGCACCCCGTACCCCACGCCGGGATTGAACCGGCGCCAGCCGCTTGAGGGGCGGCCGTGCTACCACTACACCAGTGGGGCGTGCGTTGATGTTGCTAAGCTGAATAGTACCACCAGGTGGGAATTGAACCCCGACCGCCCGTACGTTGCGGCTCCATCCAGGAGGGAATTGAACCCCGACATCAGCTAGTTCAACATCAACTTGCGACGGCGTACGACCGTCACCGCGCCGGAGACGGGGATTGAACCCGCGACCTCTCCCTCGACAGGGGAGCGCTCTTCCATTGAGCTACTCTGGCTTGACCTCACCGAGACCGAGTGATCGCTCCCGGTTCCTATTGACTCATGCTCTGCCAACTGAGCTACCGACTGCCTAGGCCGAAGGACGGGATTCGAACCCGTGACCCTGAGTTCCGCTGAAGTATCCGAGTGCGTTCGCACCGGTGAGGCTCGTGCTGATCGCTGGTTGAGCCGGCGAGCGTCGGGGGGTCTTAAACCCGCCGGTTGAACTGGCGATGGTGAAACCGTACCATCCGTCGTCGAGCGCTGTCCAGGGCTATTCTCAACAACTTTTACTGTTTACAAGCGACCCTCAGCGTGGTACGGTTTCACCAGTCAAGGCGACCGAGCGAGGAGCGAGAGCGTGAACGAGGGCAGTGAGGTCTACCTGAGAACCGACGCGAGGCGTCGGACCATGGGCATCATCGTCAAGGACCTGGGCGGCAAGCCGGGCAAGCGTCGGTTCACGGTCGCGTGGATCGACACCGGCGGCAAGCCCACCGATCACCTGGAAGCGGACCTCGTCGAGGTTCCGAGCGCGATCAACACCGTGACCGGCAACGTTGCCGGCAACGTCATCCAGACGAGCACCTTCAACGGCTCCATCACCTTCAACCAGCGCGGCTGAACGACGTCAACCGAGTGGAACAGGAATGAGGAACCATGAGCGATGACCAACTGAGGCTCGGCACCCGCATCAGGGTCAATGACACAAACCGTCTCGAGAGCCTGCACGGTCTCAAGGGAACGATCGTCGCCACGCAGCCTGGTGGCTCGTACCTCGCGTGGATCGACGAGGAGGCTGAGGTGTTCGACTTCAACCGAGGCGAGATCGACGTCCACGTCGAGCCGACGGTCGTGCGGATCCGGAGTCGCGATCGGCTGCTCGAGCTGAAGGCTCAGCTGGGCGTCCGGGACGACTGGCACGAGCCGAGCGAGCGGCTCGTGACCGCCGAGGTTCGAGGCAAGTGCTTCGACAACGCCGGCACTTGGGGCCGGAGCGACCTTCGTGGGAAGAGCCACGAGGAGGTGCACATCGTGCTTCGTCAGGACGGCGACGAGGTCGCGATCGTCAACCTCGCGACCCTGTTCGCGTTCGCGACGGGCTACGAGGGATGAGGCGTGGCGTCGCGATCCTGGACTGCGGCCGGAAGGCCGTGACGGTCACGTCGACCGGCGGCGTCTACGAGGGAACCTGGTCGGGGGCCTTCTCCCGAGACAAGGCGATCAACCTGATCGCGAGCGCCGGCTGGCGCGAGGCTCCCGGTGAGGACTGGACGGTGTCACCGGCGGACAACGGGTTCAGCCTCAACGTAATCCACGACCTGGTCTTGGTCGCGGTTCGGCGAGGTCGATGAGGAAGAGGGGAGGTTGGGGCGCGCGCCCTGACCTCCCCTCTCGCCGTCGAGAAGCAGAGCGATGATCATCGTCAGGAAGACGACCAGCATCGTCAGCACCCACTCAACCGCGCCCACCCGACACGTCCCCCGCTCGTTCCAGCTTCCTCAACCGTGATCAAGCTTAGCGGGTGGCTGGGCTCAATCACCACCGGGGCTTGGACCGCACCCGGTTGACCTCCTGAAGGACGGCGAGCGGCTGGGTGAGGTCCCGACTGGTGTCGAAGAGGTCCTGCCAGCAGCCGGCGCCGAACCCCACCGCGACCGCGTTCAGCAGGCTGATCCGTCGCTCCTCGTCGAGGTGGACCCACTCGACGTGCGACTTGTCGGGGTCGTAGACGACGTTCACGGCTCCCGAGTCGCCGATGGAGATCTCGACGTCGTGCCGCTCATCGACGACCGTCTCGACGTGGTACTCCTGAAGGAGCTCGTGGTCGAGGAGACCGTCGCTTACGTGGGTGATCCGGTAGGGCAGCTGCTCGGGGTCGGTCGCGCTGGCGCAGACGATGAGGAACCCCACGTCGCGCTGGTCGCTCTCGACGTTGACCGCGACCGCGAGGTGCGGCGCGCCCACGAGGTGGCTCACCTCGGTCGCGGGAACGGTCACGACCGCGGTGAGGTCACCCGCGTCGTCGAGGCTGAGGGCGGCCTCGCCCACGAGCTCGTCCCACAGGGTCTTGACGGGAACGGACGGCTGGGGGATCGCAACGCCGCCGGCGAGGTTGGCCGTGCGGTCGGCGTGCTCACCCCGCAGGGCGACGCCGCGAAGGGTCAGGTAGTCGGTCACGAGAGCCTCACGTGGATGTCGGTGTCGGGGTCGCAGTGGTAGGCGGCGCAGATGCGGTGGTAGCCCTCGACGATGGTCGGGGGTCGGCCGCGGAGGACGAGCACGGGGCTGAGCTTGACGCCGTTAGCGATCTGACTGAGCTCGCCGGTGACGTGGGGGTCCTCGCGCTTGAGGATCGGCAGGCTCGCGGCGCGCAGCAGGTCCACCGTTTTCCACGTGCGCGTGGCGCACGGCTCGAGAAGACCGCCGAGAACGAGCGCCGCCACGTCGTCATCCATCAGAAGCGCGAGGAACTTTCGCGCCGCGAGAACCGCGTCCTTGGTCGGTTCAGCTCGCCAGCGAGGGAGCCGGGAGGTGAGGGGGTCAGGGACCCGTCGCGCGGTCCGGCTCTCGCGCTTAACCACGGTTTCGTCGCTCGCCGAGCTCAACGAGGTAGGTGATCGCCTGTCGCTCCGTCCAGCCGCCCTTCATCAGGGCCGTGAGGATCTCGTGCATCGCGATCGCGTCCGACACCAGCTTCGACACCTCACCAGTCTCGAAGCCACTGAGGTCGTCCGGGATCTCATCGCGGTTCTCAGGCACCAGCCGCCTCCCTCGCGGGTCGCCGACGGCCCTTGCCGCGGTTGGGGTAGGCGGTGAGGACGTCCGCGTTGAAGAGGTCGCGGGGCTCGACGTTGAGGAGCGCGCAGGCGCGGGTCACGAGGGACTCTGCCGGCAGGCAGCCGCCGTAGGCCCACGCGATGTAGTTCCCCTGGTTGAAGCCGTCGACGGGCAGGTTGAGCGCGTTGGCTTCCTCCGTGAAGCGGCGCGCGGTGTAGCCGCGGTCGCGCACGAGCTCGCGGATCGGCTGCCAGCCCCACTTCGTGCGGTTCGGGTTGGGCGCGCGGTGACCGGTGCGGTGCGGTGAGAGCTCGGTCTCCACCCACGCGACGAACCGGGAACGCTCGGGGTCACCGTTGAGGCTCGCGAGCTGGCGGACGCCATCGGTGGTCAGCAACACGGAGCGCTCGAGGTTGCCGCCGTCATAGATGGCGAGCTCGACCCGCTCCTCGGTGCTGACGGTGTCGAGCTCCTCGGTGGTCGCGCCGATCGCGAGGCAGGCGTCGATCGCGTGAACGAGAACCCGTCCCGAGCTCTCGTTCGACGGGTCGACAGCGACGTACCGCACGGACAGCAGGTTGAGGGGGTAGTTGGCGGTGAGGCTGGTGGGCGGTGGCTGAGACATCTCGTCATTCATGGTGGTACCCTACCAGTGATGCGAGGTTGATGACAACGGTGTTCATCCAAGTTTGTTGTTTACATCTCACCCCACGGGTGGTACGGTACTTCCAGGAACGAGGAACCACGGAAGGGAGCCCCAGGTGAGCAACAGGGCAGAGCGCACCCGCCTCCGGAAGCTGCGACGGCTCCAGGAGCAGGCCAACCGCCGCGCGAACCGCACGCACCGGCTGACTCACAGCGGCCGCCCGCAGGCGGCGCGGATCTGGCTCGAGGAGGTCGGCGTCTCCAGCGAGACCGCGAAGCGGTTCGCGTCGGCGTTCTCGCTCGGCGTTCAGCCGACCGAGATCGGCACGACCGAGATCAAGACGCACCCTCACTCCCGCTTCACCAAGACCGTGCCGGTGAAGAGGTACGATCGCACCACGTTTCTCGCGCGGCTGCGCCAGTACCGACCCAAGGACCCGACCGCGGCGAGCGAGTTCGACCGCGCCGCAGCTGCCTACTAGATAAGGAGCGTCGACGATGCCGACCGCGCTGAGCGCCAAGCTGAAGAAGCTGAAGACCGACGGGATGTCCCGGGTGGGACGCCGCCGGGGAACGAAGAGCGTGCGCCACGGGCGCACCAAGGTCAACGCGAAGAAGCGCTGACGTGAGCCAGAACGCGAGCGCCGACCTCGTGTTCGGGGTGCCGCTCGGCGGCAGCGACGAGGGCTGGCTGCTGACCGGGCCCAAGGACCGGTGGGGTGAGGTTCGGCTCGAGGCCGAGCACCTGCCGTGGCTCACCCCCGCCGAGGCTGAGGAGTTCGACAACCTCGGCTACGGCGAGATCCTCGAGCTCGGTCTCGCGCACCTCGCGACCCTGACGAGCCCCACCTCCGGGGACCCGCTGAGCCTGGGTCTCACGGTTCACTACCACGGCTACGAGCTCAACTCGTTCGCCCTCGTGCTCCGGGAACCGCAGTACAACGTGTCGTGGGGCGGCACGACCCACGTCGACTACCAGCTGCTTCGGGACACGAGGCACCTCGGCGCCCACCACCTGCTGTTCGCGGAGGCCTTCGCGGCCCTCAACCTCCAGCCCGAGGACCCCGAGCCGCGGTGGTTCATGACCTGCGAGTACTGCTAGGAGGCAGCGTGCCCCGACCCCGCCACCACGCCGTTCGCCACACCGAGCTTCCCGCCTGGTGGCGAAAGGCGAGCCGGGTGAAGACCGACTACGAGGTTCAGGTGGAGCCGCCCGACGGCCCCTGGCGCCCGGTCAAGCGCAAGCAGCACGACCGGGATCACGGGATCGTGCTGTTCACGTTCGAGGACGACACGCAGCTGCGCGTCGCCAGCGAGGACAAGATCATGGCTCGGCGCATCGCGCCCGAGACCGCACCCGAGGAAGGACCCGAGGAATGAAGCTGACCCGCCGCCAGCGCACGCTGGCGATCCTGACCGCGGTGGGCGTCCTGCCCATCGCCCTGATGGCCGATTCGTGCGGCTCGAGCACCGCGCAGAACAAGTCGCAGGCCGTCATCGACCAGGCGTCCCAGGCCGCGCAGGACGCGGTGCCGTACCCGCTGGACGCGATGAAGCGCAGCGGTTGGACCGAGCGCAAGCTGCTCACCGAGAACTTGCTGCGCGAGACCGACCCGAACGCCATCCACTACGTCTACTGGTTGACCATGGACGGCCGGTTGATCGCTCAGTACACGATCAAGGGCAAGGTCTTCGACCCGAACTCGCAGCTGACCAACACGCAGTCGATCACCTACGCGACGACCAGCTCCACGCCCGAGGTTGTGGACGCCCCCGGCGACAACGGCACGTGGGGTCCCGAGCCGTTCTGCTACGGCTTCTTCCTGACCTCCGGCGCGGAGAAGAAGCTGCCGTGCCAGGGGCTCGTCGAGGACTCGGACACGCCGGAGACCTTCAGCACCCCGCCGATCCTGACCTACGACGTCAACCAGAAGTCGCCGATCGACAAGGGCAACCTGGCTGGAATGGGTGGTCACTGATGAACGACGACTTCGCCGAGCGGCACCCGGTCGCGTACGTGCTGACGTGGGTGTTCAGCATCATCTTCGTCGTGTTCGTGATCGCCGCGGTGATCATGGGTATCAAGACCAGCTTCTCGTACTGGTGGGGCCAGCAGGGCGCGCAGCAGGAGAAGAACTCGTCGTCGAACTGGACGTCGGCGCAGGTCTCGTTCCACCGACAGGCGAACGACTACGACGGCTACCTCAAGAAGATCGCGCAGGCCAGGCAGGCCCTCGCCGACTTCGACAAGCTGCACCCGAACCTCGCCGGCGAGGACGGCCTCGTGGGGATGCAGGACACGCAGGCCCGACAGTCCCTGACGGTCAACCTGACCGGCGTCCAGCAGCAGTGCGTCAACACCGTCAACGACTACAACACGGCGTCGGAGGGCTTCCTGACCGCGGACTGGAAGGACGCCGACCTGCCGTCCCGGCTCGACGCGAGCGCCTGCGGCTGAGGGAGGTTGACGTGCCTGATCAGCTGCGATTCGTGTCGGTGCAGCCGAACACGTGGACGGTGGTGACGGAGGTGGGCGTCGAGGTGATGCACGACAGCTCCCAGATCGAGAACGCCCACGTGCTCTACGACTCCCTTCACCTTCCCACGACGCTGACCCGAGAGGGGTACCGAACGCCCTCCTGGTACGTCCGGGCGGTGGGGTCGTGAGCCCCTGGAAGTGGTGCCTGCGGCGAATGAAGCGGATCGCGGCAGCTCTTCGTGACGAGCGAGCGCACAACCGGCACCTCGCGCGAACCAACGAGAAGCTGACCAGTCAGAACGATACCCTCCGGTTGAAGCTGATCGACCTGGGGATCAACCCCAACGAGGTTGACGACCCCGACGACCGAGAGAGACCGATCTAGACACCTACCACGACGAGGGGCGGGCCCGAGCGGCCCGCCCCTCGTTGTATCTCTGCAAGTTAATGTGATATTGTAAACTCCTATCGGAACGGAAGCGAGGAAGGAGAGAACCCGTGAACCTGTCCGACCTGGAGGCCATCCTGGGCGTCCTCAACCCGTGGCTGATCGGCCTCGCGTACGGCGCGCTGGGACTGCTCGCGCTGTGGTTCATCCGCTCCACGGTGAGGTCGCTCGCGGCGTGGACGCACCGTGCGCGCTCGGTCGAGACCACGGTCGCCGGCACCCGGGTGTTCTACGTCGCGGCCCTCGCCGGCATGCTCGTGTCCCTGAACACGAGCTGGAACTACTTCGGCTCGGTGCTCGGCGTGATTGACGTCGTGGAGCGCGGCGTCATGTTCTTCGTGCTCGAGCTCGCGCAGGTTGCCTGCGGCTGGGGGATGCGTTCCTCCATCCGCGAGCACGGCAAGCCCGGCCCGGCTCGACTGATCGCGTGGTTCCTCTGCGCGATCTCCGCGTACATGGCGTGGAGCCTGAGCGGCGTCTGGGTCGGCGTCGCGCGAGTGGTGCTCGGACCCGTCCTGAGCCTCGTGATGCTTCACCTCGCCCTGGGCATCGAGATCCGCAGCCTGCGGGTCAAGACCGACTCAGTCTGGGTCCGCGTCGCTCGAGAGCTGCGGGAGCGCCTGCTCGCGTTCCTGGGGTTGAGCGACGAGGAGCGTGACGCGAGGACGATCGCTCGTCAGCGAGCCCTCCTGAAGGCGACCCGCATCCGCATGACCGGTGACGGCTCGGAGCGGTCGCAGCGACGCTTCATCGAGCAGCTCGCGCGCGCGGACGTCGCGAACGACGCCGAGGCGCTCGAGAGCTTCGTCAACTCGATGAAGCTCGCGGCGAACGCGAGTGCGGTGTTTGACCTGCGGTACCCGATGCCATTTCAGGTGACACCTGATGGTGCCAACGAGGTGGACGTGGCACCTGACACTGACACTGACACTGACACCGAGGAAGTGACACCCACCGAGGTTGACACCGAGGAAGTGGCACCTGACACCTGGCTATCGGGTGACACTGACACTGACACTGACACTGACACTGACACTGACACTGACACTGACACTGACACTGACACTGACACTGACACTGACACTGACACTGACACTGGCAAAGTGCCGACGGCACCGGTGTCACTGGCACCTCGAAGTGGCAGGGCTCAGGCTGAGGTCGACACCATCCTCGAGCTGATTCGAGACCAGGGCGTGGACGCGATCTCCATCGAGGTCGTCAAGACGAAGCTTGGTCTCAAGCACTCAACCGCGGCGCGTCGCCTTCGCGCCGCGAGGGATCAGCTGGCATCCTGACACCGGGTGCCACCTGCCACGATCAGTGGCAGGTGGCACCTCAGCGCGTGGCACCGACGACGTGACTTCCACCTTCATCAGTTGATGTGATATGGTGGTACCACCGAGGAGGTGATGACGGTGAGCGAGGAGCTCGAGAACGACGAGACGAGGGTGTTCGCGACCGCGGCCCCGGTTGAGGCGTCTGACCTGGTCGAGGACTCGACCGCCTCAATCAAGGAGCCTGCGACCGCGTCCCAAGAGACCGGGATCGACAGGCCACCGGGTCCCGCGACGACCGTCAAGGCTCGGTCGAGCGCCGGTCGCCCCACGTGGCACCTGTCCCTGACGCTGGGCCTGGTGATCGCCCTGGTCGGCGGCATCCTGCTGTGGATGCAGTCACCGGAGCTGGCCCTGCTGGTCGCCGGCGGCCTGATCATCCTGGTTGGTCTCGCGCTCGCCCTGTGGTACCTCTTCGGTTCCGGTACGCTGAGCCGTCGGGGTGCCACGGCTCGGCGAGATGCCAACCGCGGTGGCACGCCGGGTGCCAACCGCGGTGGCAGTGCCAGTGACACCGGTCGAGGTAGTGCCAACCGCCGTGGCAGTGCCAACCGTGAGGATGGCACCAGCCGACGGCGACGCGGTGACACCGGTGATCGCGGTGACACCCGATCGCGGCGACCGGGACGCGGTGACACCGACCGTGGTGCCACGGGTGCCAACCGGCGTGCCAATCGAGATGGCACTACCAACCGGGGTGCCAACGGCAATCGGAACGGTGCCAACTCAGGTGCCAACGGTAATCGGAACGGCGGTGGCAAACCGGCGGCACCGGGTGCCACGAGGCCGAGCCAGCCGGCCGGTGGCAAGCCGCCGACAGACCGGAAGCCGAACGCGAACGGCGGTCGGCAACCCCTCGTCGGCGACCAGGCGGCGAGTCGGCCCGACCGTCTCACGGCGGCTGACCGGCGAGCTCAGCGGCGGCGAGCCGCCGGGTACCCGCAGTCCAGGGTCATCACGTGCGGCGGTCGGCCTCCGCTGGCCGCCGTGAAGACGACCAAGAAGACGGATGAGACGGCCGACGCTGATAAGAAGCGGGTAAGGTTGAAGCCTCTGCGGTGGCGCAGTCGGTCCGGTAAGCTGCCGGTCCCGAAGCCGCCGCGAGCGACGACGACGAGCGCCCCACCCAAGGCGGCACCGGTGAGACCGACGACGACGACGAAGCCCCAGGTCAAGCCCGACGAGAGGGTTGAGTGGCCGAACGTGGACCACGACCAGGTGGCGAGCCAGCCGCCGCCGCGGATCACCGTCCCCCGTCGAGCGGTGAGGCTTGAGCCGCGGTACCACGGTCGCGCGGGTGAGCCGAACTGGCCGACGACCGACCCCGACCGACCGACACCGACACCGAGCATTCCCGACCAACGGAACAGGAGAGGTACCGTGAGCAACCCCGATCTGCTGACCCGGGCCGCCCGGGAGCAGCACTTCAGCGACTCCGCGACCGCCGCGGTGAGCGCCGCACAGGCGAAGGACACCCAGGCGAACCAGCTACTGGCCCTGGCCGGCGAGCTGGATGGCGTGGAGGGCATGGAGCGGGTTCAGGAGGAGCACTACCGGGCCGCGGCCGCGGCCGCGCACGACGCGGAGGTTCGCCGGGGGAAGGCCGCGATCTACGGCTTCCTGAGCGAAAACCCCGCCTGATTTCACCCTCGCTCGACCCCCGACCAGGTAGGTCGGGGGTCGAGCCCGTTCCGGAACGAGGAAGAGGAACCGATCGTGGTCCCCCACAAGGTGTTCTTGCCGGTCGCGGGCTCCCTGCTGACGCTCGCCCTGAGCCTCGGCCTGCTCGTGACGCGGGTCTCGACGCCGCTCGCGGTCACGGGCACCGTGGTCGCGACCGGGCTCGCCGTGCTGCTGGGCGAGCGTCTGGTTCACGTCGCGGACTCGCTGTCGCACCTCACCCTGGACGCGAAGAGCCTCGCGTTTCGCCTGGTAGCGGTCGCGGTGGTGGGCGATGGGACCGTCGCGGTAACCCTCGAGATCGTGGGCTTGACCGAGCTGCCCCGCGCCCTGCTGTGGCAGCTCGGCCTCACCGCGGCGCAGGTTGTCGTCGCGGTGATCGCGGACGAGTACCTGTCGCGGGTACGGCCGCGGCTACGGCAGGTGTCGTGGGAGCGCCGACAGGTTCGAGAGCGCGACCAGGCGGTCGCGCGACGGGACGCGGAGATCGAGGTGGGCGCCGGCGAGGCCCTGGTCAAGCGCGAGTCGGTGACCCCGGCTCCCACCGAGAGCCACGACATCCGGGTCATGCGCCTGGCGCTCAAGAAGGTGAAGCTCGGCTGGCTGGTGATCCTGGACCGGCGGCCCCTGAGCGACGCTCGGGGCCTCTTCGGCATCCAGTTCGACGTCCAGATCACGGCCGAGGCGATGAGCCACAAGGGGCGGCGAACGCTGCCGACGGAGGCGGCGGAGCCGATCGCCGTGGCCCTCTCGGAGCTGCTCAACCAGGTGATCGAGAGGAGGTGGGTGGGGATCCAGCGACTTCCCCGGGCCGGTGGGTACGCGATCACCGTGACCACGCAGGACGTGATGGCCCGGGTCTACCCCTTCGAGGACGAGCTGGAATGGGCGAGCGTTCAGGACCTGGTCCTGATCGGGTACGGCCTGGACGCTCAGCCGGTTTACCTGCTGCTGCGGCAGCACGGCCAGTTCCTGGGGAAGAGCCGGTCGGGCAAGTCCTCGCTGATCAACTGCGTGCTCGCGTACCTGACCCGTTGCCGCGACGCCGTGGTCTGGATCTGCGGCACCGAGAAGCTCTACGACATGCTGGCCGGCTGGCTGGAGATCTACCTCGACGAGGACGAGGAGATGCCCTTCGACTGGGTCATGGCCGGCCCGCAGGACACCGCGGAGTGCCTCGCGGCCCTGATGCGCGTGGCTCGGTACCGACAGTCGCTGCGGCTCAGCCAGCGGCTGAACCTGCCGGACATCATCTGCGTTCTCGACGAGGCCTCGTTCGCGCTGCGCAACACGACGATCACGGCCGAGTTCGACGGCCGTGACCTGACGATGTCGACGCTCTGCGGCATGATCACGCAGGGCGCGGGCTCGGCGGGCTGCTGGCTCGAGTACTCCACGCAGCGGGACACGAACGACCAGCTCGGTCCCGCCGGCGGCGACATCCAGGCGCAGACGGGGTTTACCGCGGCGTTCGGCAGCCAGGACAACCTGTCCCTGGGGCGGCAGCTCGGGGACTTCAAGCTGCCGCCGCCGGCGCACAAGGGTGAGTTCTACCTGAAGAACGACGCCGCGGAGGCTCCCTACCCGGTGCTGACGAAGGGCCGCTACCTGCAGGAGGATGACCCGAGCAAGCCTCGGCTGCACGACGGGTTGACGGTGAGCTCGGTGTCGTGGTCGCGTCGATCGTTCAAGGTCCACCTCGACGAGGGGTCGGCGCGCGCCGCGGGGGAGCTCTACGTGGCGCGGCCGACGCGGGTCACGGAGCGGTTCCTGGACTACCTCGCGAGCCCCACGTCCGTGGCTGCGCCGCTGGACATCGTGGGTGCCCGTCGGGCCGTGGCCCCCGCGCCGGCGCTCGACGCGGTGGACGCGGACGCCGCTGACCTCGCGCAACGAATGGGGTTCGACTTCGCGTCCCTTCCCGGCGCGCAGAAGGAGGCCTACCGGGAGGTGGTACGAGAGCTGCAGACGGCCACGGAGCCGCGAGCGGACCCCGCTCAGGCAGCTTCCAGTGGGCCGCCGCGGTCCGGTCGGGCGGAGCAGGTGGAGTGGGTGCTGCGCGAGGCGGGGACGCCGCTCACGTCGCGGGAGATCCTCGACGAGCTCCGGTCCGTCGGCGTCGAGGTCAAGAGCGAGGGGTCGGTGCACAACCTGCTTGGTAGGCTCGTGAGTGACGGGGTCATCGTGAAGGTGAACGGTCGCTTCCAGCTCCCGGACTGGTAACCGTCAGTTACGGCTTCATGTTTCATATGAAGCCGAGGGGTACCCCCGAGACGGCCTTCTCGCCAGGTCGGAGGCTTCACTTCGGCTTCACCTTCACATGTGAATTCACATGTGAAGTCACGCAGCGTGACAACGAGACGAGAGGAGAGGCCCGTGTGCCTCGGACGAACCCACGCGGTGGGTGGGGTGACGCTGGGCCTCACGGCGGCCGACCTGGTTGGGAACGTGAGCCTGGTCCAGGCGCTCGCCGGCGCGGCCGTGGCCGCCGGTGCGGCCCTGCTCAACGACCTCGACACGCCGTCGAGCACCGTGAGCCACGCGCTGGGGCGGTCCACCCAGCGCCTAGCGAGCGGTGTTCAGCGGCTGTCTCGCGTCGTTTTCGAGCTGACCGCGACGCCGGCGGACCACCGGTACGCGTCACCCACGCATCGGGCCCTGACGCACACCCTCCTCTTCGCCGTCGCACTGGGGGTTGGGACCTGGGCGACGGCGCGGTGGGTCCCCCTCGGGGCCGGCCTGGTCGCCCTCGTGGTCGCCGTGCCGGCGCTGCGCCTGGTGGACCGTCGGCTGCGCGGGGTGAGCCTGCTCCTGACGGCGCTGGGGGTCGCGGCGCTCGTGACCGCGGCCGCGCCGAGCGCGGTCACGGTGGGGGTCGCGGTGGGGGCTGGGGCGCTCAGCCACGACCTGCTCGACGGGTGCACCACGATGGGCGTCCCCCTGCTGTGGCCGCTCAAGCTGCGGGGCATGCGGTGGCGGCGGCTGGGGCTGCCGCGGTTCCTGCGGTTCCACACCGGAGGCCCGGTCGAGCCGTGGGTGCTGTGGCTGCTCGTCGTCATCACCGTGGGGCTCACGCCCCCAGTCCTCAGCTGGCTCGAGGTTGCCGTCACACAGCTCATCAATTTAGCTGTTTACATTTGGGGCTGAGGATGGTATGGTTTTCTCAGCGGCTGGAAAACCGGCCAGATGAGAGGAAGACCAACCGTGGACAAGATCATCCAGAACCTGGGCCCCGTCATCAGCATCGAGATCACCTGGGGAAGCGAGGACAAGATGCCGATGGTGGAGGGAGTTCTGATCGTCAAGACCGAGACCGAGGTGGAGAGCGGCAACGGGTGGGCCACCTACCGGGTCACCGCGCCGCTCGTGAACCTCGTGCACTGGGTCGCTGAGCACTACAACATGCTGGACAAGACGACGGCTCACAACCTGGCTGACGTCTTCATCGACGCCGAGTTCGCGAAGGTCACCACCGCGTTCGGCGGGTGAGAGCCGGCACCTGGAGCCGCCTAAGGAGCGGCTCCAGGTGCCGAACTACCAGGAACGACCGACCGAGGGAGAGGATCAAGCTTGAGCAAGCACGGAGACTACGCGAGCCGGAAGCTCGACCAGTGGCAGCCGAAGGGGCTCGGCGGCAAGATCGTGAAGGGCGTCGCGCAGGGTGCCCGGGCGGTGGACCGCGTCGCGAGCCGCGACCCCCACAACGCGACCGACGGCGACCCCACGCGCTGCCACATGCGCGCCCGCAGGAACGGCAAGGAGTGCAACACCAAGCTGAACGACAAGCAGCAGCGTGAGGGGCACTGCGGGAACCACGTCTGCGCGAAGGAGTACATCGCGTACACCAGCGACCCACGCTTCAACGAGTACCGGGACTCCACCCACCGGCAGGTCAAGCGTTGGTGAGGTAGAGCGAGGCGCGGCCGGGGTGGGGATGCCGGCCGCGCCTCGTTGTTTACAGCAAGATGTTGATGAGATACGGTGAGGTCAAGGAACGAGGAAACGGAGATCCCATGAGCGTCAACTACTACGCGTGCGAGAACGACACCCCATCCATCGAGGACGGCCTTCACATCGGCAAGAGCTCCACTGGCTGGGACTTCCTGTGGCGCGGCCACGAGAAGCTGAACCTGGTGAATCGGGAGAACTGGGAGAGCTACCTCGACCAGCTGGGGATCACCATCGTTGCGGAGCACGGCGTGACGTACACGCTCGGTGAGTTCATGCTGAAGATCGTGGACGACCGGCCAATCGACGAGGTACGGCAGCACGCGCACTACTGGCTGCGGCACGGCCGGGACTCGGTCGACAACTCGCTGCTGATCACGAACTGGGTCGACGAGGGCGGCTACCCGTTCTGCGGCGTGGAGTTCTGCTGATGTGGGGCGGCGGGTGGGTCGTGGTCCGTAGCTCGAGAGGCCGGTTCGTCCGACGGGTCCGGGCCTCGTCGAGCGATCACGCCGAGCACCTCAAGCGCGACCTCGAGCAGAGCTACGACCCCACGCACGTCGTGACGATCGAGATGGACGAGCGATGACCGGCGACTCACTGCTCGGCGGCCTGCAGCTCGCGTCCGTGATCTTCGCGTTCGTGGTCATCGGCCTCGTGCTGGCGGTGATCGCCGTGGTTGTCGTCTCGGTGATCGTGGCAACCGTGCGGATGCGGCGTGACCGGCGTCGCCACGAGCGGCTGCTTAACCATGGTCGCCGGCGACGGTGAGCTCCGCCGCGGCCTGAACCGGGCCGCGGCGGAGTTCCTGCGCGAGATGGCTGACCTCGTGGAGGCGAACGACGCGTACAACCTGAGTTGGGAGCGACGAACCGACTTCCCGTGGCTGTTGGTTGGACGTCGAGCTGACGAGACGCCGCTCCGGGAAACCTGGGTCATCCAGATTGACGTGCAGCGCGAGGTCTAGTCGCGGTGCCAGCCGCCGAGCCGGGGGTAGATGACGGCTGGGTTCACGCGATCGAGGTGACGCCTCGCGGTCGCGAGGATCCCGTCGATGACCTCGTTCGTGAGGTAGTGAGGCTCGAGGCCGAGGGCCTCGAGCCCGGTGTGCGTGACGCGATAGTGGTGGCCCATCTCCTCGACGCGGTCACTGACGAAGTGAGCGACGGTCGCACCGGGCACGCGGCTCGCGACGGCCTCCGCGACGTCGAGGATCGAGATGGACTGGGTGAGCTGGTTGAAGACCCGGAACTCCCCCGGCTCCGCGGGGTTGAGGCACGCCAGCTCGAGGCACCGCACCGCGTCGCGCAGGTTGATGAAGCCGCGGGTCTGCGAGCCGTCACCGTAGACGGACAGCTCCACCCCGAGCGCGGCCTGGACCGCGAAGCGGTTGAGCGCGGTGCCGAAGATCGCGTCGTAGTCGAACCGGGTCGCGAGGTCGGGGTGACGCTGGGTCTGGTCGGTGTCGACGCCGTAGACGACGCCCTGGTTCAGGTCGGTGACGCGGAGGTTCCAGGCACGGCACGCGAACTCGAGGTTGTGCGAGTCGTGCACCTTGCTGAGGTGGTACCACGAGCCGGGGCGCTTCGGGTACAGCACGCGGTCGGTGCGACCCTTGTGCGTGACGTCGAGCCAGCCCTCCTCGATGTCGAGGTTGGGGGTGCCGTACTCGCCGAGGCTTCCGAGCTTGATGACGTGAATGCTGGGGTTGACCGCGTGAACGGCGTGGATCAGGTTGAGGGTGCCGATCACGTTGACGTACTGCGTGTAGGTGGCCTGCCGCGAGCCGAGCATGGAGTACGGCGCGGAGCGCTGCTCGGCGAGGTGGATCACGGCGTCTGGCCCGAACTGGACGAGGGCGCGCTCGAGGTCGCCGGCCCGCGTGGTGTCGCCGCGGTAGAGGTGCAGCCACTCGTCGTGCGCGTCGTGCCAGGCGTCGATGCGGTTCATGAGGGTCTCAATGGGCACGAGGCTACTCGTGCCCAGCTCGCGGTCGAGGTCGCGGCGCGCGAGGCTGTCGAAGATTCCCACCTCGAAGCCGGCCGCGGCGAGGTGCAGGACGGTGGGCCAACCGAGAAAGCCGTCGCCACCGAGAACGAGGACGCGCACGGACACCTCCGGGGGTCAAGTTGCTGTCGTGGTACAGTCTACATCACGAACAGGGTTTACATCAAGCGGTTGGTTGTGATACGGTTTCTCCAGGAACGATGGAAGGAGGAACCGTGAGCTACCTGGTCAACGAGCTGGTGCCGCTGCCGCGGCGGCTCTCCCCGGACAAGCCGAGCTGCGGCGTCATCCGTGAGGTGAACCTGAGCGGCGCCTGGGGCCACTACGCCCGGGTGGAGGTCGCGAGCGAGCTGCACCTTCTCTCCTTCGAGGAGCTCGAGGCCGCGGCCGCGAGCCACCTCCGGCAGCTGGGGGTGCTGTGATCGAGCTGACGCCACCGAACGGGTGTCGCCACTGCGGCATCGTTCGAACCGAGCACATGAACCTGTGGACCAAGGAGGCCGGGTGGCACACGTGGACGGAACCGAGCGACCGGATGCGGAAGGAGCGGATGATCGCGCGCCGGGCGCTGCGAACGGGGACGCTGTGGCGGCGGTGGGGCAGGACGAGCTGACGATCGAGGACATCCTGATCGACGCGGCGCTGAACCACAGCGCTCGAGGGTGGGGCTACGAGAGCTGGCCGGCCTACGTTCGTGAGGAGCACGCAACCGGGAACGCCAAGCGATCATTCACCATTCACGAAGGCATCTGCGACGCCGTTCGCGGCGTCGTGCCCCTCGTGGAGGAGCAGTACGGCATCCTCGAGACCGAGAACGACGACCTGCAGGGCGAGCTGAACGACGTGCGTCAGGTGCTCGCGGAGCTCAGCGTGCCGGTGAACCCCCTGATGTCGCTGCGACGGCAGGTCAAGTACACGATCAAGAACCTGCGTGCTGAGCTTCAGGCGATCCGCACCAAGCTCCGCGAGGCAGGCGTCGACGGCACCCAGTACGAGGACGTGAGCACCCTGGACTGCGTCCAGCAGCTCGTGGACGCTCGCGATGCCGCGGTGGTGAACCGGAGGCGCTGCCACCAACGGCACCTGGACCTGGAGGGAAACGAGACCGTGATCGAGGGAGATGACGAGGCGTGATGACCGAGACCGACTGGATCTGGCTGACCGTGATCGTCGCCATCCTCACGATGGGAAACCTCCTGAGGGTGCTGATCGAGCGGCTGCTTCCCAAGCAGAAGAAGGACAACCGATGACCGAGGTTGAGTTCATCAAGAGGGTGCTCGCGGCGTTCAGCGACTGGTGGAAGGAGGACGTCGGTTGGCGCGTCGACGAGGACGGCGTCCATTTCTTCGCGCTGGTCAGCGACGTGTTCTGGTGGGGCAGCGCCGACGGCGAGGACATCCTCCCTGAGGACCTGCAGCTGCTGGAGAGGTGCAAGGCCGACCTCGTCGCGCTCGAGGGCTCGGAGCCGACCTGCCTTTCGGAGCTGTACGCGGCCCGGAAGCGAGGGATGCGGCCGCAGGGAGCGTGGTACGCGGGCTTGGATCCGAGCGTTTACCACCTGTTCGACGCCTGTGGCCCGGCTCGGGACGTGGGCCTGGGAAACCCCCGGCGGCACCCCGATGAGGAGGTCTAGTGACCGAGGAGCTTTCGCCGCGAGAGGTGATGGCCGTCATCATCGAGCGGTTCATGCGTCGAGAGATCGGTGGGGCCGTGATCGGCAGCCCCGACGTGCTCGACGCGATCCGCGACCAGGCCAAGGAGCTCACGACGTGGCTCGACGACGCCGGCCTGCTGCGCCGAGCCGCGACGGAGGAGGCCGCGCGTGGCCTGATCTACGTAGAGCTGCGGGACGAGCCCGCGACGTCGACCCGGGAGATCACGCCCGACGTGTCGGTTGACCTGAACGACGACTTCGAGGTCGTGGGCGTGGAGGTGATCCCGGCGGCGACGGTCACGGTGGACGGCGTGCCGGTGACGGTGGACCGGGTCAACCTGACCGAGCTCCCCACAGACCTCTACGATCCCGAGCCGAGCGAGCACCCGCGCGAGGACCGCGTCGGCGCGCTGCGGGTGTTCAGCGGTGATCACCTGTACCTCAAGCTGGCGCAGCCCAAGGACGAGCCGTGGCACTGCGTGTACGTCGCGGGGCCCCAGCGGTTCGACGGCTGGCAGAGCGACGAGGACATGGTCGGCACGAAGCTGCTCGACCACGTGCCGGTGGAGCTCGCGTTCCCGGCCAGCCCCGAGGCGGAGGTCGACGCCGTCGCGCGGGCCCTGCACCGCCACGGCATCCTGAAGAAAACCTGCACCGACAGCTGGCACTACTGGACGACGCACCGTCACCAGGCGTACCTCGCGCTGCTCGCCGCGCCGCGCCGCGAGACCATCACGCGGGCGCAGCTGAACGTGATCGTGGACGAGTTCAGCCACGCGTGCCCGACCTGCCCCGAGGACGAGCGCGAGTGGGTGGTCAACGTGAGTGACCTTCCCGAGATCATCGCCCGGGTGTCCGGGCAGGCAGTTGAGAGCGAACCGATGAGTGAGGAGAGCAACCGTGGCTAAGACCGGGGAATACCAGTTCGTGCCGCTGACGAAGGGTCAGCTGTACGCGTACGCGAAGGACCTGCAGCGCGCCAACAAGCGGCTGTCGTGGAAGGACGCCCTGGAGCTCGCGACCCAGCACGAGGCGGATCGAGTCCAGAACTACGCTCAGATCGACGAGAACCTGAGCCGCAAGCGTGGACAGAAAAGGGACTGACGGCCCGATCGCGACGAGGGAAGGCAGGTCACCGAGTGGGTCAGAAGAAGTACGTTCGCGAGCTAAACGAGCTCGCGGCGAGGTACGGGTTCGGTGAGGCGGAGCTGACCCGGGGCGGTCACCTCGTGGTTCAGCACCTGACGAACCACCGCAAGGTCTTCGCCGGCTCAACGCAGATGGGCTTCCGGGAGATGCTGAACTTCGAGACGACGATGCGACGTGTGGCACAGCTACCGCCGCTCAAGCCGGGTGAGCCGGACGAGGCTCGATAGGGTTTACAACGAGGCGCTCACCTGATAGGATTGTCTCAGCAAGGAACGAGGAACGGAGGAACCGATGACCGACACACGGGACACCGCGAACGAGGCGGCCGCCCACGGCCACTTCGACGTTCGCGCCTACGGCCAGGTGTGGCTCGAGGTCTGCCCCGAGCTGGGAACCGTGAGCCTCGTCAGTCGGGTGACCGAGGACGAGATCTGCCTGGAGGTTGACCTGATCGACGAGGTCATCACCGCGTTCACCTCCGTCCGTGAGCTGCTGAACGTCGACCCGAGGGAGAAGAAGAAGTGACGGATCGTCAGATCGCGAAGCCCCTGCCGTTGGAGCTGCGGGCGGCGGTCGACGTCGCGAGCCGCGTGCCCGGCGCCGGCAGGGTGCACGTCACCGACTACGCGGTGTGGGTGGACGGCGCGGAGCGCTGGGTGTGCCCCAAGTGCCTCAGCGTCTGGGCGAACCACGAGCTGCGCGCCCACCACTACTGCCCGAACCGGCGGTGCGACCACCCGGTCGCGCCCTGAGGAAGAGATGAGGAACGAATGAGCTTCACTGAGCGAGCCGCGCGAGGCGCGGCTCGGTTCGACCAGGTTCGACCCGGCTGGTCCAGTGGGATCAACCCGGGAACCGTGGACGTGCGCTCCTTGAACCGGTGCCCCGCCGGCCAGGTGTTCGGCTCCTTCAGCGTCGCGCTCAAGGAGCTGGGGATCAACGGTCAGGATCAGGAGACCATCGTCGAGCTGGGCCTGGACGTCCACCCGCACGAGAGCACCCGAAACGGCTACGCGGCGCTCTCCGCGGCGTGGGAGAGCGAGATCAACGAGCGGGTGAACCGCCGGTGAGCGAGGAGCTGATTCCCGTGAACCGGGAGCTGACCGCCGCGGTGCCCCTCGTCGTGAACCACCTGCGCGAGCTGAACCGAGACCCCAAGCTGCCCGTCGCCGAGTGCCTCGGCCGGGCGCGGCTGCTGACCGCGGTCGACATCCGCGTCGAGTTCAAGAGCGATCCCAAGCTGCGCGCCGCGTTCCTGGAGGTCCTGCTCGTCTCGGACGCCGAGATCAAGGAGGTGAGCCGTGGCGCGCGGTGAGCCCAAGCGTCGGCCCACCCGGGACGAGCTGACTCAGGCCGCGAGCGTCGCGTGGGCGCTGTCCGGGGCGACGAACGTGACCGTGACCGAGTTCGCGGCGTACGCTCACGGAATCGAGGCGTGGGTGTGCCCGCACTGCCTCGAGGTCACCGACGTGAGCCAGCGGATGCCGCTCGCGCCCGCGAACTGCGAGAGCTGCGGCGCGCTGCTGCAGCCGTGAGATGAGGGAGGGTGAGCCGGTGACGCTCGAAGAGGGTCCCCTGACCTACCAGGGGGTTCAGGTGGGTTTTGAGATACGGGAGGCGGACGGCTCGTGGCACCGGGTGACGGGCCACACGGTCAGCCGCGGGGGCGGCATCACGCTTCAGCTCGTCGACGCCAGGACGGGGCAACCCAGCGAGGTAAGCGGGCCACCGACCACCGTGGTGACGGCGCGGTGGCCGGCGTGGTAGCCCCGGGCGAGAACCCGAAGGTTCGAATCTCGAAGCCGACATGCCAGCACGTGGCGAGGGGTTACGTGTGCTGGCCGGCGACGTTCGACCGCGGCCAGCCGCACGCCTCCACCCACACCTGTGACCGCGCGGCCTGCATCGAGGACGCCGCCCTGTGGGTGGCGGCTCACACGGGCCACCGCGGTGAGTTCCACCCGTTCAGCTAGGAACGACGAAACCAGACCGAGAAAGACGAGACGAGGGAGACGAGCATGGTGGCGTGGGGACCGCGTGAGGTCGAGTGGCAGCCGACGACGTCGCGCGACGTTCTGGCGAGGCAGATCAAGCCGGGTGACATCGTGCAGAACAGCACGATGTCCTCGTGGTGGAAGATCGTCAAGATCAGCCGAGCGGATGGCCTCATCGAGATGGAGGGCTACCAGGTGCTGGGGTCGAACGAGCGGGGCAAGCTGATCATCGGCTCGATTCCCGGCAACCTGACGGCGGCGAGCAACGAGTCCCGGACCATCGGCTTCGCGTGAGCGTGAGTCCCGGGCGAGCGGTTGGCTCGCCCGGGGCCCTCGAGCACGACGGAGCGAGAGGAGGACCGCGGTGGAGAGTCGGATCACCCGTCAGGACGTCACCTTCGGGATGACCGTTCCCGAGACGGGAGCGGTGATGGCGGCGTTTGAGATCACGCTGCGAACTCAGGACGGTCGCAGCCACCGGTTCTCGTACGGTGGTCGGGTGAGTGAGATGCTCGCGGGCCCGATCAGCGTCACCACGGCGACGATGCTCACGGTCGAGAGCCGACCGTCACCGCCGAGCTTGCGGCGGCAGCTGACGACGACGCTATGGGACAATCGGAACGCGACCCTGGATGATCAGGTGGCGGCGCTGCTGGAAGCGATCAGCGAGCGACCGAGCCTGCTGGATGACCTCGAGGAGCTGACGAGCGGTGACCGTGACTGACCACGTCGTCATCGACGGTCGAAACCCCCGGCTGATGGAGGAGGTGCGGTCGCGGCTGACCTACCTGCGTGAGCTGCACCTCGCCCAGCTCGGTGGGGCTCGTCGAGCCGGCAAGGCAACCGCGCGGCGCGTCATCTCGATGACGTACGCCCTGGAAACGGTGGCGCGGTTGCACTACCACGAGGAGGGAACCGACGCGGTTCACTGGGTCACGTGCGAGCTGTGCTACACGGAGAGCGCGTGCCCCACCCTGCGGCAGGTCGCCGCGGGCGTGGGGATCCAGGTACCGTGAGCGAGCGACGAGAGGAGACGGTGACGTGAGGGTGGTCAAGGGAGCGTTCGTGGGACTGAGCGTGACGCCGCACCAGTTCTGCAACGACTGGGTGATGGTGAAGGAGTGGCCGAAGGAGGTGTTCTCGCCGCTCATGCTGCGGCTCGAGTCGGCGGAGGAGCACGACTTCTTTCGGAACGACCCCGAGCCGGGGGTCTTCTGGGACCTGTTCGACATCGCCCGGGACGGCTGCTTCGTGCGGAAGGTCACGCGGTGAGCAAGTTCAAGGTGGAGCGGTACTGCCTATGCGGTGCCGAGATGATCATCGAGAGCGACGGCCTCAGCGTCATCCGGGACACCGACGTCGAGTTCACGCGACGGCACACCGGCGTCGGTCACGTGCCGTGCACCAAGCGGCAGGCCGCGAGGGCTCGCCGGCGGCAGCTGATCCGGGACGCGGAGGAGCTGGGACGCGATGAGTGACGACGCGAACGATTGGACCACGGCTCGGCACGACTTCTGGGGCCTGCCGAACGGTGATGTGCTGCAGAGCCACGACGTGACCGCGTGCGACGGCTTTCCGTGCCCCCTGCACGACCCGTCGGACCACCCGCTTCGGTACGCGCCGCTGAACTGGCGATCGGACCGCTACCTCATGGAGCGAATCTGCCCGTGTGGGGTCGGCCACCCCGACCCGGACCACCTGATCCACGTGAGCCGGCTCTACAGCGAGGGCGTCGCGTGGGGTCAGAGCACCCACGGCTGCTGCCCGCGAGGGTGCTGCCGTGCCTGACGCCGACCACGAGGAGTTCGCGGCGGAGGCGAGTCGACCCGCAGGCTACACCGACCTCGGGCTGTCGGACAAGGTGGGCTGGGACGTTCACGGTCACGTCTACGTCAACGACGAGCGGTGCTGCTGCCGCTGGTGGTTGACGCGATACCTGAACCGAGCGGTGGGGTGCCACCTGTGAACCCGAGCTAACCCTGGCCAAAAGTGTTTACAACTGGTACGATTGCAGTAGTTGATCGGAACCAGGAACCGAACGAAAGGAGCACGAGAATGGCGAGCGTGGAGCAGGTACAGGGCCAGATCGGCCTGGCCAAGGAGCAGGCCGACCGCGGCCTGACGGCGCTGCAGGAGGCTGAGACCCAGATCACCCAGGCCCAGCAGTCCTTCCAGGAGGCCGCGCAGGGCAGCAACCAGTCCGAGGCCAGCGACGTGAACAACGCATTCACGCACGCCCTGCAGAAGATCAGCGAGGCGCGGGACACGACCATGGCCGCGGTCAGCAACGCCGAGTCCTACGCGGGTCGGCTGTGAACGCCGGCGAGGGTGCGATCGCGACGGTCACGCGGTCGTCGGAGCGAGAGCGGGTCGAGCGCGGCGCGGCGCTGCTGAGCGAGCGCCGCCCCGACTGGTACTGGAACGTCAACCTGAGCGACCTCGACATCCAGAGCCTCAAGCGGTGCGTGCTCGGGCAGCTGTACGGCGGCTACAACGTGGGGCTCAGCGAGCTCAACCTGCGAGCCTACAACGAGGACCGTCACCACGGCTTCGACGCGTACGCCGAGAACTACTCGAGGGAGGCCCTCCTGGTTCTCACCGACGAGTGGTGTCGAGTGATCACCGAGCTGCGGGCCGCGAACCCGTGAGCGCTCAGGGTGCGGCGGACGGCCTGCCAACGTGCGACACCTGTGGATCACTCGCGGTCTGGAACGAGACGCTGGGCTGGGTTCACAGCACCGAGCGGTGGCCCCACGGCGTGCCGCCGCACCTGAACCGTTTCGGCCACGAGGCGACCGCGGTCGCGTGGGTGAGGGGCGAGAGCCGTGGCTAAGATGAAGGCCCGCGTGCGCTGCCCGTTCTGCAACAAGCCAAACGTCGTCGTGACGATCAGCGCCCGTGAGCGCGGCACCGCCGTCGTCACGAGCCTGCACACGCACACCGGGTTCTACGTCGATGAGCGCACCGGCGAGCCGCTGCGCTGCACGGGCGTCGGCAAGTCAATCAGGAATCAGGACCTGCCCCCGATGAACGAGTGGGAGGAGTGGTGATGAGCGATCTGCGAGGATCCGACGAGGCGTTCCACGTCAGCAGCTACTGTCAGGATGGTGGCTGCGTGGCCGCGACCCGGGTCGTGACCCTCGACGGTGAGGAGCGCGTTCACCTGTTCAGCACCGTCGACGGCGGCAACACGTTCACGCGAAACGAGTGGGACGCGTTCGTCGCCGGCGTCGTGAACGGTGAGTTCGACTGGCACCGCCTGGGCGTGACGCCGTGACGCAGGACGAGGCGTTGCTGGCGTGGCTGCGGGTCGCGCTGACCGCGGCGCGTGAGCTGACTGAGCAGCTCAGCGCGAACGGTCGACCCGACCCGCTGTACCGGTTCGAGGACGGTCGGTCGGGTCCAAGCCTCGGTCCCCGGGCGTTCCTCGACGGGGTCAAGGTCGACGAGGCGCTCGTCGCGGAGCACACCACCGGCGGCAAGCCGTGGTGCTCCCGCTGCGTTCCCGACCGCGACGCGCTCGGTGAGCCCCCGGCCGCGGTGGGACCGTGCCGGACGCTCGTGTTCGTGGCCGCCCGGTACCGCAGCGTGATCCCCGGCTGGCGTGGGGAGTGGGCGACGTGACCCGGGAGGACGGTGGCTCAACGGGCGACGCGTGCCTCGCCCACGGCGTTCACGAGCCGCTCGGCTCGGACGGGGTGCGCTGCCCGAGCTGCCGTCACGGCTACGCGACCGAGTCGGAGCTGGTCGACGCGTACAACCGGGACGTCGTGTGGCTGCTGAACCGGGTTCGAGAGCCCGGCAAGCCGCCCCTGCGAACCGCGCCGAGCGCCCTCTACGTGTCGATCTGCCCGGTCTGCGGGTCCGAGCTGACCCCGCCCCGGCGGCTGCCGTGATCCTGGTGTGGGCGTACGTCGCCGGTGCGATCGGCTACCTCGCGTCGCGGGTCGTCTACGTGGCGCAGGAGCCTGGCCAGCTCGCGAACCTGCTGAACACGGTCGACGCCCTGCCGCTGCCGCGGTGGGTCGGCCGCACCATCGTGGTGGGGATGCTGGTCCTGATGAGCGCCGGTTGGCCGGTGAGCGTCGCGTTCCAGTTCCTGGGACGCGGCAAGCGGAACGGAACGAGGGGAGAGAACGAGTGAGCGTGGAGACCGCGATCCTCAGCCAGCTGCTGCGGGGCATGGCGCGCCGCAGCACGTACTGGCGACGCCAGCGGAACCACGCGCTCGGCAAGCGCGACCAGGCGTTGCGCGACACCCGCAGTGCGCTCGCCGCGACCGGGAACGCGCTCGGCCTGCGCGTGGTGGCGCACCCCAGTGACCTTCGTCGTGCGGCCCTGGAGCTGCGCGCGAACCTGCTTGAGCGGGACGAGCGGCTTCGGCAGTGCTACGACGCGATCACGACACTTCTCGGGGACGGCGGGGACGGACCGGCCGCGCGTCGCGAGGCCGAGCTGCTCGAGGTCGGGGTTGAGGACCTCAGTCACGAGGAGCTGCGCGGCCTGGTTGCGGAGCTTCGGGAGGCGCTCGACACGTGCCGCGAGCTGAACCGGGGCTGGGCGCGGTACGGCGAGCGAGTCCGCGAGGAGCGGCGCAGCCACGCGGAGCTGACCCGGGAGCTGCGCGAGCTTAAGGCGGAGCGAGAGGGTGAGGCACGATGACCGACGCTCAGTTGGAGCGCGCGACCGAGGCGGTGCGGCGCTGCCACGGACCCAACGCCGAGGTGGAACCGACCGCATCCACCGAGTTCTACCGCTACGTGGCGGCTGAGGCGCTTCGGGCGGCGCGGCCGACGAGCGTGCACGACCGTGCCGTCGCGGCGCTCGCCGCGTGGCTGAACGGCTCCGACCACGAGGTGGAGAACCACCTGTACCACGCCGCGGAGGCCGCGCTGCGGCTGCTGAACCGCGAGGAGCTCGGCTGGCTCGGGGTTCACCTCGAGGCACGAGCCGAGACGTCCCTGCACGAGGATGAGGAGACACCGTGACGAGGCACCACCGGGCCCGGATCGAGACGGCCTCCCGGAACCTGCGTAGCGCGCGGTGCGTGGGCGGCCCGCACCACGGTGAGCGCCGCCTGCTCGCGGCGGGCGAGACGTCCCTCGTGGTTCCCGGGTGGACGACGTTCCGGTACGAGCTGCGCGAGACGACCCGCGGTGAGGCGGTCCTGGAGTGGTCCTTCGTGCACCAGCCGAGCGAGGACGAGGGGCGGCGCTGAGCGTGCGGATCAGGCACACGGCCGCGGTCGCGCGGCACCCCTGGCCCGAGGGCACGTTCCTGCAGGGCGGCGAGCGCGGCCTCGTGCTCACGGTGGAGGGCTCCTACCGCACCGCATTCGTGGAAGGGTCCCCGCCGGATGGCCCAGGGCCGGGGACGTTTCTGCGCGGCGAGGGCGCGACGCTCAGCGAGGCGGAGGACGCCTGCTGGGCGAGGTACCAGGCAATCGTCACCTGTCCAGCGCACCCGAGCCACGGGCCGTTCGAGCGCCGACACTACCGCAACGGCGCGGGGTTCTGCGAGCGGTGTGGCAGCTGGTTCTCGAGGGTGCTACCGCCGCTGGGTGAGAGCCAGGCTTACGGGCTGAGCGCCTTGGAGCGCGCCCTGACCGACGTGACCGGGGAGGCCGCCGTCGAGCTGCTGCGGCGGTACGCCGCCCCGGATGATGAGGAGCCGACCGGTGACCCTGGAGCGGTGTGAGGTCTGCGGCGGCGCGAACGTCACCTACGCGGCGTTCAGCGGCGGCCGCGAGTACTGGTGCGGAACCTGCGAGAGCAACCACCCGTGGCCCGAGGAGCAGCTGCCGCCGCGGCTCAAGCTGCTGCGGGCGGGCCGCCACGCGGAGCTGCGCGAGCTGATGCACCGCGAGCTGCACGACGCGCCCCAGGGCGTGAACGCGATCCGCACCTACTACCAGTGGCTGCGGTCCAGCGACGAGATCGAAACCAACGAGACGAGGGAGACGACGTGACGAAGCAAGCGAGCGAGGGCCAGGGCAACGAGCGGGGCGACGAGGGCGCCCCCGGCAGCGGCAAGGTCGGCGCGATCCGGGGCACGACCCGCGTGGTCGTGCACAACGCCAAGCACCTGGCCGGCAAGGCCAAGGGCAAGCTCGGTGGGACCGGCAAGTGAGCGAGAACCGGCACGGCTCGGCGACCGTCGAGCTGCACGACTGCCACGGTGACCCGGGTTGCTGCGGGTCGCCGGGCGACGCAACCGAGGGGGACGAGTGAGCGAGAAAACGATGCGACAGCCAGCAGCTGAGACCGCTCGGGAGGTACTGGATGAGGTACGGGAGAGCCTGCGCTACCGTGACAGTTGGGTAAGCCGGGACCGCGAGACCGAGCTGAAGCTGAGGCTCGCGGGCGAGCTGACGCGCCTCGCTCTCCTGGAGCTCGAGGTGGCCCGCGACGCACGAGCCGCGACGTGGCCGGGTCCGACCGCGTTCCTTGGGACGGGGCTGCCGACGTGAGCGGCGCCTGGGACGGGACCCGAATCCTGCGCTGCCAGGACGGGCCGTGGCACGGTGAGGAGCGCGTGTGGTCCGGGGAGGACCTCGAGGTGGAGGGCCGCACGGACGGGCTCTACGTGGCGTGGCCGAGCCGGGACCCGAACCGCCTGATCTGGTCGATCGAGCGGCGGCCGGGGTGGAACCGGTGAGCGCCGTCGACGCCCGTCCCGAGACGGAGCTGGCGGACGCCCTGTGGCGAGCCGCCGCAACCGCGATGTACGGAGCGGCGCACGGTCCCGCGACGAGCCGCAAGGCACGGCTCGCCACGGCTGCAGTCCTGCGTGAGCTCGCCACGGAGTCACGGCGGGCTGAGTCGAACGCGCACGAGTGGCTGAGCGGGCTCGCGACGGCCGTGACGACGGGGGAGGACCGGTGAGCGCGCCTGACGCGCCGTACCTGACCGTCGGTCGGCTCCGGGCGCGGCTCGCGGAGCTCGAGGCGGCGTTCCCGGAGCAGGACGTGAACGAGTGGGCGGTGGGCGCGGGAACGCCGACGTCGTTTCAGCTCGGCAGCGGTGACGTCGTCCACGTCAACCTGCCGCACCTGCGCTGCGTGGAGGTGCGGCTTCTTGAGCTCTAGCGGTGAGACCGAGTGCGCCCGCTGCGGGGACTGCTGCGACCCCGTGACCGTGAGCTTCCACGTGGAGACGTACGCGCCGCGTCGGCTCGCCGAGCCGGACCTGAGCCCCGAGGCCCGCGAGAACTGCGAGTTCATGCTCGCGCACTGGACGACCACGGCCAGCCTCGTCCGGGAGGGCGAGGCTGGCGAGGTGACGGTCGGGTACGAGGTGCGGTGCGACGCGTTCGACCCGGCGGCGCGGCTCTGCGGGGCGCACGAGGCGCGGCCCCCGGTGTGCCGGGACTTCCCGTGGTACGGCCGCGCCGTGGACGACGTCGAGGGCCGCGCGGTCGTGGCGGACGGCCTGTCGCCGCGGTGCTCGTTCAACCGGGACGTGCCCGGCCGCACGTTCCTTCCCCTGACGGTGGTGACCCGGTGACGGAGACGAAGGTGGAGGCGGAAGTGGAAGCGGAATCGAAGACGGAAGTGGAGCCGACGGTGACGCCGACCGAGGACGAGCGTGAGCTGGCCCGGCGGGTCCTCGCCGCGCCCCTCGACGAGCGCGCGGCCGGGATCGGCGGCGCGACGACGGTGCGCGGGTACCTGGTGGCGCTGCTGTGGACGCTGTGGGACGAGAACGAGGGCTTCTCCCCGAAGCGCCCGTTCGGGGACAGCAACTGGGAGCTCGACCTTCACGGGTCGCTGTGGGCGGCCGGCCTCGTCCGCGGCGAGACCGACGAGGACGGTGACCTGGCGGACGTCGACGAGGACGAGGCGGACCGCCTGGTGCGGCTCGCGATCCGGGAGCTGGGTGAGCCGACGTGACCGTCTACCGCCGCGTGGTGAACCAGAACGTGGGCAACCAGACCGTCGTGGAGACCCTCGAGTGCGGGCACGACCTGACCCTGTACCGCCAGGTCCGGGGCGGCCGCGTGACCTGGGCCACGACGCGCGGCCAGGCGACGGGCCTGAGCACGAAGAGCCGGGAGTGCGAGCCGTGCACCGCCGAGGCGGCGCGCGCCGACGAGGAGCGGACGCGGGGGTGGCGCGAGTGAGCGACGGGAGGCACCCCTACACGTGCGCGCGGTGCGGGGCGCGGGGCGTGCGGATCTTCCGCCCCGGCGGGACCTTCTTCCGGCCGGCGGACCTGCGGTGCGCGGAGTGCGTGGTCCTGGGGTCGGGCGCGGACCCGCGGAGCGAGGTGGCGGCGCACCGTCGGACCCCGGTGCAGCTGTGCGGGTACGTGGCGGCGGTGCCGTCACCGGACGGGCTGCCGTGGGGGATCACGTCGATCCCGCCGGCGGACCTCGCCGCGTGGCTGGCGCTGCCGGTGCTGCCGTGAACGGCCCGACCTGGAACGGGGCCGCGGCGCGCGTCCTCACGTGGTGGCTCGAGGACGCGCGCGAGGCGCGCCGCGCCGGCTCGCTGCGAGCGCCGCCGTGGGGCCACGGCGCGGGCAAGCCGACGGGGCCAGCACCGACCACGGGGGCGCGCGGGCCGAGCTGGGACCGCGCCCTGGTGGATGAGCTCGCGCCGCTCGTGGACCTGGTTGAGGCGGCGCGGCTCCTGACGCGGCCCCGGGACCTCGTGGACGAGTGCGTGGCCGTGACCCTGCGGGAGCCGACGTGGCTCGGTGAGGCCGGGTGAGCGACCCGCGGTGGCCGTGGCTCGACGGGTTCCACGAGGCCGAGACGCACCCCCAGCTGCCCTGGACCGAGGGGTTCGAGCCGGGGCCGATGGACCCCGACGACGTCGTCGAGGTGAAGCCGCGAACGAGGAACGAGGGAGAGGAGCCGAGATGAGGTACCGCTACACGCTGAGCCTCGTGGTGAACGAGAGGCTCAGCCACGGCGCGCGGGACGGCCTGTGCGACGCCGTGACCGACGCCGTGGAGAGCGACGAGGACGTGGAGGTCCTGGAGGCGGTCCGGTTCGAGACGGGGCCGGAGGTCCTGCCGTGACCGACCCGGTGGCCGCGGCGCGCGAGCTGCTGGCCACGGTGACGGACCGCCTGCGCCGCGGCTACGTGGTCAGTGACCCCGACGCGCGGCTGAACGAGCTGCGCGTGGCGACCGCGACGGCGTGGCTGGCGCTGGCGCGCGAGGCGCGGCTGGCGACCAGCCAAGGTGGCGACTGAGGAGGGCGATGAGGTGACGAGCGGCGACCCCAAGGACGAGTGCGCGTGCGGGCACCTCCGGCAGGCGCACCGCCACCCGATCAGCGGGAACGAGGTGGCGTGCCGGGCGACGGTGAAGCGGGTCCGTGATCCCAGGCGGTCGCTGGGCGTCGTGGTGCCGTGCCCGTGCGAGCGGTTCACGCCGTGGGGCCCAACCGAGAGGAAGGAGAGCTGATGGGCAACTGGGAGAGCCAGGTGCTGCCGCCGTCCCTGAGCGAGCGCCTGGACGTGCGCGCCGAGGTCGTGAACGGGGACGACGAGGTGCTGCTGGACCTGCTCGGTGGGGCCACGGAGCGCGTGACGCTGACGAGCCTGCAGGCCAGGCAGCTGGGTGAGGCGCTGTACCTGGCGAGCGCGGCCGCGGGCTGGGCGCGGTTCCGACGCGAGACGGAGGGCGAGTGAGCACGTACAGCAGCGACCCCGAGCTGCGGGCGACGAGCGACGGCCGGGACCTCGACGTCGCGAGCAGCCCGATGGACCGGCTGATCCGCGTCCTGGCGTTCGACCTGCCCCAGGCCGGGGCCGACACCGAGCTGTACCTGACCGCGGCCGACGGCGAGGCGCTGGCCGAGGCGATCCTGCGGCAGGTGGCGCGGCTGCGCTGGTGGGAGGAGCGGTGATGGCGCGGGCGAGCGCGGTGTGGGTGGTCCTGGACGGCGGGCGGGGCGCGCCGGTGGCGGGGTTCACGGTGAAGCACGAGCTCGTGCTGTGGCTGAGCCGGCGGGCGAGCCTGGAGGACCTGGAGGTGTGGCGCTGCGACGACGGGCCGTGGCAGGGCGAGCCGGTGCGCGTGGACCCCGGGGACCTGCGGTCGCGGGTGACGCGGGTGGTGGAGCCGTAGGGGCGACGCGGTGGCGGCCGGGTGGGCGCCACGGTACGCTGGCCGTGGCCGACGAGCGAGAGGGGACCGACCCGTGACCTTCGTCGACGCGACGCCGTCGCGCCGCCTCGCCCTGGCCGCCGCGGTGGATCTGCTGAGCCCGCTGGGCGAGGCGGACGCCGCGCGCGTGACCGCCACGGCTCAGGCCCTGTTCGCGTGGCTCGTGGGCCCCGCGTTCCTGGTCGTGACGCCGGGGACGGTCGTGAGCCAGGCGACCGGTCAGCCAACCGGAACGCCCACCCCCACCGGAGGAACGATGCAGCTGCACGACAACGAGCAGGTCACCCTCACCGTCGCGGAGGCGGACGCCAAGGGCGTCGCGCTCCAGGACACCCTGACGTGGACCGTCGACCAGGCGACGGTGGCGACGCTCCAGGTGAGCGCGGACACGCAGTCGGCGCTCCTGGTGGCCGGCCTGCCGGGCTCCGCGGTCGTCACCGTCACCGATGGCGCGCTGAGCGCCACCCTGGCGGTGGACGTGGTGCCGGGCGGCGTGGCCACGATCACGGTCACGCCGGGCACGCCGGAGCCGCAGCCGACCGCCTGAGGCGCGACGCGGGAGCGCCCCACCCCGGCTCGGGGTGGGGCGCTTCTTTAATTGATGAGAATTTTCAAGGGGTGGTCTTCGCTCGCGGATGTGAGGGGGTAGTGTGCGCGAGCGCGCGGCCCTATATAGTTGAGTCACACCCGCCATCGTTAGCGAGCGTGGCTCTCAAGCTGAGGCAGCGGGGCGCCCCTGGTGGGCGCCCCGCTTCTCACGTCACGCTCGCTTCACGCTCACACGCGCGCCCTCGATGTCACGCACGTAGCTCTGAGTGAGGCGGAGCATGGACGGGTACCCCTCCAGGTGAGCGACGTACTCATCCCCCTCCTGGGTGAGCGAGCGGACGGCGTGGCACGTCCTCGCCAGGCGAATGGCGACGAACACCAGGGACTGCACGTCTCCCTCGATGGTGATCCTCGCCGTGCCTCGGCCCTGCTCCAGGGAGGCGACCACGACGTCCAGGTCCTCGACCAGCTCGGCCACCCGGTCGGTCAGGGCCTCGCCCCGCTCGGCGAGCTGTGCGATGATCTTCATCTGAGACTCCGTTCCTCGTTCCTTGATGATACTACCTTACCACGCAGCGCTGCTCTTGTAAACCCCTGGCCCCAGAATCCTGGCCCAGTTCCTGGGCCTGGCTGAGCGCGGGGCCCAGCCAGTTCCGCGCCCTAGAGCCCCAGGATCCGCGTGCCCCGCGGGTCGAGGCCCAGCGCCTCGATCACGTGCTGCACGCTGCGGCACGCGACGGGGTGGCTCTCACCCGCGACGAGCAGCGAGAACGAGGTGCGCCCGGTGCGGCGCAGGGTGCCCTCGAAGCGGTCCCCCAGCCACAGCTCGTGGCCCTGGCCAACGGCGCGCGTGGTCACGTCCAGCGCGTCGTAGGCGCGCTCGAAGCTGGCCGCGCTGACGTGGCTGCGACGGCCGGCCACGTCCCTGAGCTCGACCCGGTCGCCCTCCACGCCCTCGAGGAAGAACAGCTCGCCGGTGTAGTGGTCGGCGTAGCGGGGGTGCTGGCTGGCGTCCATCGTGGCCTCCTGCGGTTCCTGGTTCCTGCTGATGGGTTAATCATACACCAGCGGTGGGGGTTTGTAAACCCCCACCGCCAAGATCTTTAGCGCGTCCCGTCCAGCCACGCCTGGCCGGCCTGGCGCGCCCAGGCCACGAAGTCGTCGCCGTCCATCCTGGAGCCCGTCACGAGCTCCGCGAGCGCGTCCATCTCGTTGGCGCCCCAGCGGCGCTCACCCTCCGCGTTGAGGGCCGTCGACCACGCCTCCGCGTCGGACGCCGGCGCGTCCTCGCCGAGCTCCGCGTTGACCTCGGCGATCGCGATCAGCAGCTGGTGGTCGGTGAGGTTCTTGACGTTCATCTCGAGCTCCGTTCCTGGTTCCGTCTGGTAGGACCAGCTTACCACGAGCTGGGAGCGTTGTAAACCCCCAGCTCGTGGGCCGCTCAGCTGGCGAGCCGCGCGATGGCCTCACGGGCGCTCAGCAGCTCCGCCACGGCACGCTTGCGGGTCTCCCACGTGATGCGGGGGCTGGCGATCCGGCGGGCGCGCTGGCGCAGCTCCACGGTGCCCAGGGCGGCCTGATCGGTCGTGCTCAGCTTGAGCTCGCAGCGCCAGCCGTGGCGCTTGGTGACGCGCACCAGGACGTTGTTCACGCTGTGGTTCACGTTCTCGGTGTAGCGGACCACCTCACCCACCAGCACGCCGTCCACGACCACGTCGTAGCGCGGCTGACCGTCGTACGTGTCCTTGGCGTTGCGGTTGAGCTCGACCGTCTCGCTCATGACGTCCTCCATCGTTCCGGGGTTCCTGGCTTGCTAGGTCCTACCTTACCAGAGCGAGGGGGCTTTGTAAACCCCCTCGCTCGAGTTCCCTCAGCTGGCGTCGACGAACGGGCCCACCGCGCCGGCCCACTCGAAGCCGACGTTGTGGCCGTCCGTGCCGACCACCACGCCGCTGTTGAGGGCCCCGTTGCCCACGCCGTAGACGTGGACCAGGCCGGTGGCCAGCCCCACGGTGAGCGCGGCGCAGAGGACGATGACGGCGACGCTGACGGTGGCGATGGCCTGGGCGGCGAGCTTCATGACGGTCTCCTCGGGTTCCGGGTTCCTGGCTTGCTGGTACCTATCGTACCACGTCGGTGCGAGGATGTAAACAGCCTCGCACCAACGCGGTGCGCCGGGCTCAGCGCTTGTCGGCGTCCGGGCGGACGTGCAGCAGGTGCCGCCCGTGGATCTCCCAGTCGTGATCGGCCTGCGTCAGGTTCATGCGGGCGGGGTTGGAGGCCAGCACGACCTCGTCGCGGCGCTCCAGGTCCGCCAGCACCGTAGCCAGCGTGGCCTTGCTCACGCCCGGCAGCTCCGCGGCGATCAGCCGCAGCGCCACCCAGTCGGTGCCCGGCTTGGCCCACTTGGCGTACGCCTCGCGGATCGCCCGGTCGAACCTGGCCATGACCCTCGCGTCCATCGGTTCCTCCTCGTTCGTTCCTGGCCTGCTGGAACCATCGTACCACGGCTCGGCGAGGTTGTAAACCCCTGGGCTCGCAACCTCGCCCGCCGCGACGTCACTCGCCGTGCCGGTGCAGCGAGAACCGCAGCCCGTCGCGCTCGAGGGCCACCCAGCGGCCCTCGTTCAGGTCGAGCACGGTCAGCTGGCTCGCGGCCTGCGCGAGGTGGGCGAGCCGCACCACGGTCTCGTCCGAGAGCGCGAGCCGGCTCTCGACCCACTCCCGCAGCTCGCCGAGGATGAAGTCGACGAGGGCGCGGCGCGCGTCCTCGAGGCTACCCTGCGCGAGGGCGGTGCGGCTCGCCATCGCGGCGTCCTCCTCGGTGCGGGCGTTGGCGGCGGTGCGGCGGAGCGTCCAGGTGGTCATGCTTCCTCGTTTCCTAGTTCCCGTCTGGCTGGTAGAACCATCCTACACCAGGTGAGGGGGTTTGTAAACCCCCTCACCCAGGATCCTCTCAGGCGACGTGCGACGGCACCGCACCGAGCCGGGTGCGCGGCCCGTCCACGATCCCGCAGGCCTCCTCGAACGTGTCGAGGTCGCTCGTGTGCCGGCGGGCCTCGCCGAGGGCCAGCAGCAGCCGCAGGCTGTCCTCGTCGCCCGTGAACTCGTAGCGGTTCTCGTCACTCAGGCTCATCGTGAGCTCGGGGCGGCTCGGCAGCAGCCGCATCGTGGCGCACACGAGGGCGTAGGCGCGGTTCTCGGCCTCCTCGGCGTCGCGGCCGATGATCTCGATGACCATGGTGAGCGCGTTCACGGGGTTCCTCCTGCGGTTCCTGGTTCCTGACTGGCTGATAGACCTATCCTACACCGAGCGAGGGGGTTTGTAAACCCCCTCGCTCAAGATCTTCTACCGCACGTACGCCCAGAGGAGGCCGGCCTCACCGCTCGCGTCGCGCCAGCGGGTCACGCGCTCGAAGGCGACGGCCCAGATCAGGTCGTCGGCCACGTACAGGTCCGACGCGTGTCCCAGCTCAACCCTCGCGGGCGGCTCGACCAGCGAGGTGGTGCGGTCGACGATGCTGACCCGACCGGTCAGGTCGTCGAACCAGGCGATCTGGTGGTCGCTCACGGTGTCCTCCGGTTCCTCGTTCCTGCGTTCTGGTACCAGTCTACACCGTGAGCGCGACTTTGTAAACCCCTCTACGCGACCCGCTCGAACATGATCTTGGCGACGTCCGCGTCCCGGTACGCGACGGGCGGCGCGGTGTGCGTCAACAGCAGCCACGCCGCGCGCAGCCGCAGCAGGGTGGCGTTGGCCGTGAACGCCACGCACGTCGCGTCGCGCCACCGCTCCGGGTCGTCGAGCCAGCGGACGACGAACCGGCTCCCGTTCACCTGGCGTACCTCGCACGGCCGCACGCACAGCCAGGTGAAGCCCTCGCTCACAGGTTGACCTCGTGGCCGTCGCGGAGCACGCGCACGTCGCTGACGAGGTTGAGGTACGATCCCGAGTCGACCGAGCGCGCCGTCTTCCGCGCGTTCGTCTCCACGGTGGTCTGGTGAACGGTCAGCCAGCCGGCGTACGCGTTCATCGACGTCACCTTGATCTTGATCTGAACCTCGTACATCATCCGCTCCGTTTCCTGGTTCCTGCTTGACTGAGTCCAGTCTACCACGTCCGAGGACGTTTGTAAACCCCTACTCGGCGACGAGCCCGACGGGCCGCCCCACCGCCTGCGCGAGCGCGGCGCTCAGCTTGCCGCGACGGTTGACGACGGGCCCGCCCGTCCACGTCGCGCCCGCGTACACCAGCCACGCCCCGCCCAGCTTCACGAACGACCACTCCCGTCCCGTCGCCTCGCTCAGCTGCCGCGCGATCGCGTCGTGCACCCGCGACGGCGGGTTCTCGCTGAAGTCCCGACCCCTGAGGGTGATCGGCTCGCTCATCGTCCGCTCCGTTCCGTTCCGTCTTCCTGGCCTGCGACCAGCCTACCACGAACGGCGTGAGATGTAAACCCCTGGCTCACGCCGAACGCGGTGAGCCCTCGTCAGCGCCCCGTCGCCGCGCGCAGGTACAGCTCCTGCGTCCCGTCCGGTCGCACCACGCGCACCGCCCGCCGGCGACGCGCGGCGCGGTACACCGCGTTGGCCTCACCCAGCGCGACCGCCAGGCTCGCCGCCTCCCCCACCGCGCGCCACGTCCCGCCCCGTCGAACCTGCAGCTTCAGCATGACCGCCTCCTATTATCTCTTCCGGTTCCGCGTTCCTGGTCCTACCTTACCACGCCGTGGCGTGGATGTAAACACCTTCAGCGAAGCAGCTCCCGCGCCACGTGCAGCAGCGCGTGCGCGAGCGCCCCGACCGCGCCGTGGCGGTGGTGCCGTCGGTGGCGCGAGCGCCGCGCTCGCGGCGCGGGCCGAGCCACCGGCGCGCTCACGAACGGCACCCACACCCAGCCGAGCTGGGGGTGCCACGCCCAGCCGGCGGGTGGCACCTGGCGTGGCACCCGTGACACCTGACGTGGCACCCGTGGCACCGCGGGCCTCACGCCCGCGTCCAGACGGTGATCCCGATGGTCGAGAGCTCGCGCCAGCCGGCCTCGGTCTGGAGGCGCAGCACGCGCGTGCCCCACGCCAGCAGGTGGCCCGCGGCCACGGGCGCGTCGTCGCGGTCGGCCACGACGACCGCCTGGCCGAGGTACGCGGTGCGACGGGTGAGGCGCTTGACGGGGGTGGTGGGCTCGCTCACGGCTTCCTCGTTTCCTGGTTCCTGCGTTCTGTACCTATCCTACCACGCGCGAGGGGGTTTGTAAACCCCCTCACCCGCGCCGATCAGCGCGCGAGCCAGTCGCGCTCGTCCTGGCTCAGGTCCGAGAGCCGCACGGCCCAGCCCCAGCGCCACTCGAAGGCCACGGCGTCGATCCCCAGCTCGTCGACCTCGTCCTGCGTGAGCTCACGGTCCGCGTCCATCCCGTCCTCCGGTTCCTCGTTCCTGCCTGACTGAGACCAGCCTACCCCACGAGCGGCCGAATGTAAACCCCTGTTTGGGGGTGTCTTTCTGCGAGCTCGCACGGTATAATCCCGCGCCCACTCGCGTCGCGTTCCTTAGACCTGAGGGCCGAGCGCGACCGCACTCCACCCCCACCGCGACCCACCCACCCCCACCCCCGTGCGGGAAGCCCTCACGCAAAAATTTTTTTACGGGTGATTGACGACGAGCAGCAAGCGATGAGCGGTGCGCGCCGCACCGGCCCGGCGCCCTCACGCCTCGAGGCTCCCCCTCAGCGCGTCCGCCAGCGCCTCCAGGTCCAGGGCCGTCGCCTCACCGGCCCCGACCACCTCAGCCACGGCACCCGCCACGGACGACCGCGTCACCGGCACCCGGCGCTCCGCGACGGCCAGCAGCTCCCGCGGGTCCGCCCCAACGCTCAGCAGCCACCGGACCGCCGCCAGCTCCCGCCGCCGGACCCGTCGCCGGTCACCCTCGCACCCCTTGCAGGTCCCGCGCCGGCCGTCCGCCTTGTTCCCGTCCCGGTAGAACTCGGCCAGCGGGCGCCGCTCCCCGCACCGCCCGCAGGCCTTCACCGGGACCGCCTCGACCCCCGTCGAGGGGTCGGTGGACACGGGCGCTCGCGCGATCTGACAGCTAACCCCCTCCGTGTCAGAAAGCCTCCCGGAACCGGTTCCAGGACCCGTCCCGGGCCCGCTCCCAGCCTGCTTCCCAGCCAGTTCCGCAGCCGGTTCCGGCCCAGGTTCCAGCTCGGTTCCACCCCTCGCGGATCCGCCCGGCCGAGGTTCCGCCTCAACCCGTGCTCCCACCACCCAGCTCAGCCGCTCGCCGCCTCTCGCCCCGTTCCCGGCCTGGCCCAGCCGAGCCCCCAGCTCAACCGCCTCGCGCCGCGTCGCGGCCACGAGTCCCGCCACGAGCGCCAGCACCTCGTCCACGCCCGCCGCGTCCAGGCCCCGCCGCCAGAGCGTCGCCTCCACCTCGTCCAGGCCCAGCGCGCCGTCGCGCTCCCGAGCCTCCCGAACCTCCCGCTCCCTCGTCGCCACCCCTCGCCTCATCTCGCCCTCACCACCCGTTCCGACCCCCTACCTCAGCCGCTCGCCGCCTCAACCGGCCTCACCAGTAAAACCTATCAGCGAGGCCCGTCGTGAGCCTCTGCGGTGACCTCACGTCACCTAGCGTCTCGTCCACTCCATGATGAACGCGCCGTCCTCGAGCAGCCACGCTCGACGGTCGCCGCGCTGCGGCTGCCAGCGGTGAAACGCCTCGACCGCGACGTCGCGGTCGTAGCCCTGGTACACCGTTCGCTCGGTGCGGTCGTTGGCGACCGTGATCTCGTACAGGGACCCGTCCCGGGGGTCCCGACGCTCCAGCCTCGTGGGTTCCTGCCCCGGCTTGTAGCTTGCCTCCCCCGCGGCACGGTGGAGGTCATCCCAGTTGATGGGCACGTTGTGGTTCCTCTCAGTAATCAATCGACCGGCCGCCATTGCTCCCCTGCTCCCCTGATTTGCCTATTACGCTCTCTACTAGGTGGAGAAGCCCACCTAGTAGGCCGTTTGGTCTAACCTCTTCCTACCTATCCTTCCTTATACTCTACTTTTCCTCTAGAGGGGGAGTAAGTAGAGTAATAGGTATAAAGGTAATGGTAGAGGATAAGTTGATCTTGTTCTCAAGGGGTGAAATCAGGGGTGCACTAGGGGGTGCACCCCCGCGACCAGGGGGTGCAGCCCCGTCACCACGCTGGTGCTGATCCGGCGTGCACCCCCACCGGTGCACCCCTCTTGCTCCCCCGGTGCACCCCGTGACCACCCCCTCACTTGGTCACGCTCAGTGACCACCGCTCGCCGCGGCCCACGACGGCAGGGGGTGCGTCAACGCGATGCCCTCGTAGTAGTACGAGCGGTGCCCACCCACCATCCGCTGCCGCTTCTTGACCTCGTCCGCCGCGCCCTTCAGCAGCCGACCGAACCGCATCTTCTGCGCCGCCTCATCCTTGAACCCGCCGTGCCGCGTCGCCCACGCCTGGAACAGGTCATCCACCGGCACCGTCTCGTCCGGGCCGAGCCGGCACTCCTCGCGGAGGAACGGCAGGATCGGGTTCGCGAGATCCCCGAGCTCCTCCACCGCCTCCGCGGCCGCGCCCGGCACGGTCCAGCCCCGCTCGTTGAGCCGGTCCAGCCCCTCGAGCGCCCAGCTCAGGATCCCGGGCAGCTCCGGCTCGAACCGCCGCCACAGGTCCGGCTCCTCCTTGTTCACGTAGCTGCGAGTGTACTGCGCCACGAGCGTGCGGTACGGCAGCGCGCCCGCGGCGTCCGGCAGCTGGGGCACCTCGTTCGCCATCAGCATCAGCCGCGTCGACAGCCGGCCGGTCCACGGCGCGCGGTTCTTCCGGTCCACGTCCAGCGTCCCCTCGCCCACGATCGACAGCAGGCGTTCCACCGCGACCTCGAGGTCCACGCGCCGCGGGTCCGGCACGCGCACGTCGTCGAACACCGCCAGGGACCGGTTGATGAACGACGCCATGCCGAACTGCGTCGTGAACCCGTTCAGGGTCGGTCCAACCACGTTCTCCTCGCCCAGCAGCCGCGTCAGCACCCACGCGAACGTGCCCTTGCCGGACCGCTTCGGGCCGACGAGGAACAGCATCTTCTGCCGGTCCGTCCGACCCGACACGCAGTACCCGGCCCACTCCTGCAGCAGCGCGGGCGTGTCGGGGTCCCCGTCGAACACCTCGGCGAGGTACGCCTCCCACGCGGGGCAGCGCGCCGTCGGGTCGTGCTCGAACGGCAGCGCCGACAGGTTGAAGAGCCGCGGCGTCGGCGGCCGCAGCTCGCGCGTCGCCACGTCCAGCAGGCCGTTCGCAACCGCCACGAGCCGCCCCGGTCCCGCCTCCGCCGCACCGGCGTCCCCGAGCCAGTCCCCGGCCGCGACCGTCTCCGGCAGGTACGTCACCGCCTCCAGCGCGTCCACCACGTTCGCGATGCGGTGCCGGTTCGGCGACCACTCCGTCGCCACCAGGGTCTGGTTCTCGCCACGGCCCACCGCCCGGAGGTAGGTCGCCTCCCCGAACCGGGCGTAGAGGGCGCTCTTCAGCCGCGCCGGGGTCACCTCGCCCCAGTGGGTGCCGGTCCAGGCCCGCCACTCCCCGCGCCACCAGTGCAGGCCCCGCGCCCCGTTACCGGCCACCCGCCACTCCCGGTCCAGCGTCTCCGCGGCGCGCAGGAAGTCGTTCTCGCCACCGTAGTGATCGGGCGCGGTCCCGTCCGGCGGCGGGCCGCTCAGCGCCCGCGGCTCAACGGCGACGGCGCTGGGCTCACCCGCCGCAGCCGGCTCCGTGACCTCGACCTCGACCGACGGCGCGGTCGTCAGCACCGCGAACCCCGAGGGCGCGGCCGACGAGCTCGCGGTGGGCAGCGTCACCTCGAACGGGGCGTGGTTCACCTCGTGCTGCTTGACGCAGTACTCCCAGTGGTGCTCGAACCGGTCCCGGTTCGCCTCGGTCCACGGCCACGAGGGGTCCGAGAGCGGCAGCGTCTGCGCGTACGCCAGCCACCTCACCCACGCGCGCTCCTTGTCCGTCTCCCCCGCCGCGACCAGCGCGCCGGTGAAGCTGAACAGGTCCGCGTCGTTGCCGTTCCCCGCGCCGCTTCCACCGCCACTCGGCAGCCCCACCCGGGCCTCGGCGTGGTCCGCCAGCAGCGCCTGGTGCAGGTCGTCGCCGGGCCACAGCTCGATCAGGGTCAGCTCGCCGCGCGCCCCCAGCACCGGCTCGTACAGGTCACCGCTGGGGTGCACCGACTCGGGAACCGGCACGAAGCCGTTCGCCTTGATGTCCCAGCCCCCGAGGTTGACCTGCCGGGGCCACTGGTCCCGCGGCACCCGCCGCGCGTCCACCCAGTAGTGGCGGTTCCCCGCCGTGCCCCGCCGCGTGAACGGGCGGTGGCCGTGGCTCTCGAGGACGTCGGCGGTGTTCGAGGTGCGGAACCGCTCCTCGTCGTCGACGTCGATCACGAGCAGGCCGGCCTCGGGGGAGCAGACCTGGCCCACCTGGTGGTCGGGGCTCTCGCAGTACGTGGTCGTGCCGTACAGGTACGACTCAACCGGCCGCGACAGCGCGAAGATCTTCTCCCAGCGCACCACCGCGTCGTGGACGCCGTCGCCGTCGACCGCGGTTCCACGCCGCCGCGGAACCGCGCGCCACGGGATGAGGGTGAACCTGAACGGCTCCGCGACCTCGACCCACTCCAGCACGTCCGGCATGGTAAGGTTCTCCTAGCTCAGTTGTGTTCAGCGTGGTCCCACCCGGCGAGGCGTTCGTCGCGTGGGGGGTGTTCGGGGAGACGAGAGGCGGCACCAGGCCAAGAGCCTGGTGCCGCCTCTTCTCGTCTACCGGCTCAGGTCACCGGCCACCGTTCCTCTCACTCGTTCCATCCCCGCTCGCTCAGTCCGTCGGTTGATCCTACCCCCGGCCCCGGTCCGCGGAACCGGCTCCCGGGGACGAGCTCGAGGGCGCGAACGTCCTACGGCTCAACCAAAAGCGTGCCGGCGACGTCGTCACCGTGCCGGTCCCAGTCGTAGCCGTGGACCCGGAACGAGCGGACCTGGCCCTCGACGTCGAGGGTCACCCACGCCTGGCTCGCCAGCCGCTGCAGGGCCGCCACCGACTCGACCTCGACCGTCCCCAGCGACCGCCGCGAGCGGTGGTGCAGCAGCTTCACCCTCACGTCCTCACCTCCCGCACGTTCAGGGTCGCCACCGGCTCGCCGCCCACGATGGTCGTGAACTGGCCGGTCACCTCGTACCGGGTGCCGAGGTAGTCCACCTCCGTCAGCCGCCGCAGGTTCGACGGCAGCAGGTCCACCTCGCCCACCACCTCGTACGTCTTCCTCAACCGCAGGATGACCCTCACCTCGCCTCTCCCCTCAGCTGCTCGATCCGCTCGTCCAGCGCGGTCAGGGCGTTCCCCAGCTCCGTCCGGGCGATCATCACCCGGAGCGTCTCGTGCCCGCTCTTGCCGAGCACCTGCGTCAGCAGCTCCACCGCGTCGCTCGCGATCCGCTGCGCGTTCCCCAGCTGCCGGCGCGCGTCGGTCAGCGCGTTCAGCTCCCGCCGCGGGTTCACCGGCGCGCCGCCAGGACCCGCGCCTTGGCGGCCGCCTCGCGGACCTGACCCAGCGTCACCGTGAGCTGGTCCGTCGCCGGCAGCAGGTCCGCGGCCAGGACGTGCACCGCCCGGGCGCTCTCCTCCATCGTCGCCACCAGGGACCGCAGCTGCGTGAGCTGCCTCGTCGACGGCGGCCGCTTCTCGGACGGGGTCCCGCCCGTCCCGGTCAGGTTTCCCATTCCATCGTTCCTCTCGCTCGTTTCCAACCTCAGCGGCGGCGACGCCGCCACCCACCGTCCCCGTCGGGGACCCAGGCCCGCGGCCGGGCTCACGGCCGCCGCGTCCGCGGGTCCCGGAGGCGCTCGCTGACGCTGTCCCAGGCCCGACCCAGGGACCCGGTCGCGGCCGTCAGCTCCAGCGTCGTCTCGTCCCCGGCCCCCAGCCGCTGCCAGCTCTCGCGGTGCGCGGAGTCCAGGGCGCGGTACGCCACCCGCAGCGCCTCCACGACCGCCAGCCCGGCCGCCACCTCGCCCGGCCCCTCGAGCGGGACCCGTCTCGGCTTCCTCACGTTCCTACCGTCCTCTCTTCCGGTTCCGTCGCCTCCGGCGCTCACCCGACCACGGCAGCAGGTCGAGCAGGCCGTCCAGCAGGTCCAGCGCCAGCTCCAGCCAGTCCACGTCGCGCCACCGCCTCAGGTCAGGGGCCGCGGCAGCGGCGCCAGCTTGAACTCCGGCCGGGTCAGCCACCTCGCCAGCTCGCCGCCCCGCTCGGGCTGAACGAGCCAGCGCGCGGGGTAACACCGCTCCGCGGGCTGGTGGTCGATGATGGTCCCGAGCTGGCCGGGCAGCTTGGCCGATCGCACCCGGTCCTCCAGCTGGGGCTCGCTGTCTCGCGGCACCTCGTCACATCCTCTCGGTCTCGTCGGGTCCCACCCACGGCCGCGCCTCCAGCGCGAACGTGAACTCCTCGCGGGTCAGCCAGCGCGGCAGCTCACCCGGCTTCTCCGGCTCCACCAGCCAGCGCTCCGGCTTCGCCGGCGACGCGGCCTGCCAGTCCCGGATCCGGCCGAGCCGGCCCGGCAGGCTCCGCGAGTCCACGCGGTCGCCCCGGTTGGGCCGGCGGTTCCCGCGGGGCACGTCAGCCCCGTCCTCGGTTCAGCTCGCGCGCCGCGGCATCCGCGCGTTGACGCGCCGCGTCCGTCGCCTTCCTCGCGGCGTTGACCAGCCGTCCCAGCTCGTGGTGCCCAGGCTCGCCAATCAGCAGCGTGATGACCGCGCTCAACCGGTCCGTCGCCTCCTGCAGGAGCTCGCGCGCGTCCTGCACGAGCGCCCGGTCGTGCTCGGTTCGCCAGTCCTCAGCCACGTCCTACCTCACCCCTCGTCACGTCAGGTTCACCAGCCACCGCACCGGCGTCTCAACCTCGGCGGCGTCGTCCCAGTACAGCCAGATGTCCTGGATCACGGTCCGTGCGCCGCGGTCGTCCTCGAGGGCCACGGGCAGGTCGCCGTGGCCCTCCGCGGCGCGCAGCTGGGTCAGCCGCTCGATCAGCTCGTCGAGGGTCAGCTCGGCCCAGGTTCCGCTCGCTCGTTCCACGTCAGTCCTCCCTCAGGATCCCGAGCAGCAGCTCCGTGAAGGTGCCCTCCCACCGGACCCGCACCCCGCGCAGGTGACCGCAGCGGCACGTGATCGAGCCGTCGAGGCCGTGCCGGGTGTGATCCTCCGCGAACGTGCCCATGAACTGACCCCAGGTCACGTCCTCCGGCATCGGGGACTCGTCGACGTTCACCTCACACTCCCGCAGGTGCTCGTGGATGAGCCCCGTGGTGCCGTAGTCGAACGGGCCGCCGTAGTAGCGGTCGCCGTCGTCGGTCCGCAGCGCGTACGCCGACCGCCCGAACTCGTTCAGCAGGGCCTTCTTGTATCCGGCCTTCCAGTCCTCAACCACGGCGACGCTCCGTTCCCTCAACGTACAGCTGCGAGTACTCACCGAAGAACGTTCGCACGTAGAGGTCGTCGTTCTCGATGGCATCGACGAACCTCTTCAGCTCCTGCTCCGACTCGAACTCCACGATCAGCTTGGGGTTCTCAGCCACGGCGGCGCCCCGTTTCCTCGACGACTCGCTCGCGGGTGCGGCGCACCTCGCGCCGCGTCCATTGCACCGCGTGAGTCACGGGCGTGGTCGTCGCGTGGTTGGCCTCGTAGCGCCGAAGCAGGTCCCCCAGCTCGGCCAGCTCGTTGGCGGTCAACGGTGGATCACTCGGTCTCTCACTCACGCCGTCACCTCCTCGAGCATGGTCAGGATCGAGACCAACGCCCACGTGGTGTCGCCGGCGTCCCACGCCACCTCGGCCCGCCACTGAGCCGTCATCGGACCGTGGCTACGCAGGCTGACCTCACCGGTGCAGGTTCCGTTGCGTCGACGGATGCCGTCGACCCGCAGGCCCGGCTTGACGTCGTTCAGGTTCACGGTTCCTCCTCGTTCCTCGTTCCTGGTCTGAGGCTCAGCCTACCAGCTGCGACCCCAAATGTAAACCCTTATTCGTCGTCCGACGGCTTCGTGACGACGGTGCTCAGGCAGACCAGGCAGGTCACCGACGCGACGTTGTCGGTGAGGCGGGTGCCCCGCTTCACGCCCTGACCTCGGGCCCTCACCCGAAGGTCCTGACCGCAGGCTGGTCCCGGGAACGCCGTGGTCGCGCCGACCCGGAGGTGAACCGCGTCACCCGCGGTCCGTCGCCGCCGTCGATCGGTCGCCACGGTCACCGTCCCTCTCGCTCGAGCCGCCAGTCAACCGCGTCCAGGGCGACGTCCGCCGCGGCCACCGTCCGGCCAGCCTCGGTCTCCACGTCGCTCCTCGACCCCAGCAACCGCGCGGCGGCGAGCTGCACCTCCAGGGCCA